ATCGCTTTATTGTTTTAAAGTGTGATATGCTGCCAGAATGGACCCGAACGGACGATTTAGTTATTTAAAGTGTAAAAGTATATGCGCCTGGCGCTAAGAATCTAATTTGTGATATCATGATGCATGATATAGATATGAATATCTTTACATGTAGTTTTAATTACTATGTATTGAAATGTTTATGTTGTATTATGAGTTTTTAAAAATCCGATTATATGTAGATTGAAACTGTTTAAAATAGTAATAATTCCTATTTTACATTTTATCCGAAATTGTCAGATAATTATACCATTTTTCAAATTTTATTAGCACTCGCTTTGATTGATTGCTAACATCCAGCAGCTTAATACTTTCATACTGCATAACTTTAGTGTGATAAAGCAAGTCTGACTTTTGCACTATTACAGACTTAACCCCCAAACTTTGGCAGTTTAAAGTGTTAGTGATTTAACGTATTGAAGATACCGGGGGTGAGTTGAAGTTTCAGCGATTTAACGTTTTAACGCATTAAAGTGTTCGTGCTGTATTTCACTCCCTTTATCAATAAAACACATCCGCATTTTCAACCGATTTTTAAACTCCCCTAAATTGAGGATTTCCGTTAACAATCCCGTTAACATAGCAAACCTCCAAAAATTGAGGATTTACACGAATTTACCGTTAACAACAATTTGCGGAAAATTCCAGGATATTTTTACTTTTAAACTCTCCTACTTTGAGGATTTAAGCAATAATTGTAAACGGAACTCTTTTACATCTACCATTCGCAAAAATTTTTCCGAACAAAAAACTGATAATCCAGAAATATCAAAACTCCCAGACTTTGAGGATTTCTAATTTTGAGAAATATGAAATATTTGGCAAAATTAGTATCTTGCGCATACCCGACCAGATGTTAATGGACAAAAAATCAGCTTCGAAATACGGTAAAATCTTTCCGAAAATTTGCAAGTATATTAAATCTTTTCTTTGTGGTTCTGAATTTCAATTTTTCATGGTCGTGCATAAATATTATTATAGACTATATACTGATAATACTTTTAAGATAGTACAGTCTATAATAATGTTTATTAAATATAAGACTGTCATATATTTAAGACAATATATATTCTTGTATATGACGTGCAGTTATCCCACAAAAAATTTTTATAAACCAATCCAAACAAACTCTTGACAAATATTTATTGCAGTGCTATTATAATGGCAAGTATATGTGAAAGGTAGAAAAAATATGGATTATGTACGAATTCCCTGTAGCTTAATTTATAATAAGCAGTTGGGTGATAAGCGTGTACTGTTCTACTCTTCTCTACTATTTCACTGCTGGGATAAGAAAGAATGTGATTTAACAGAGTTATCTCAATATTGCGGATTTTGCATTGATAGACATGCTGATGCAAACACAGCTATCTTTTCAAAATTACTCCAAGATTTTGTGGATGCCGGATATATTGAAATTAAATCTGGTTATCGCAAAATTTTCACATTCTTTTCTAGGTCGCCCAAAAATAGCTTCGGCATTATTTATAAATATGAATTCACTCAAATACTCGAATATAGAAAATCCCAAAGGCAAAATGGTCTAAGGGTAAATCATGCACATTTGCTATTGCTGCTTTCATATATCAGACTTAATATGGAACGGCAGCCTGGAAAACCAGTAGTGCATTTTTCCATGATTAAAACTATATCAGAAAATACAGGATTGTCAACTCGTAGTGTATCTCTTGCTATGAAAATATTAGAAGAACTTTCTATAATTCATCATGAGCCGCTTCCACGTTACCAGGACGAAAATGGTAATTGGCATACAAATGTCAAGATATTTGTGAATATGAATAATGTCAATAATGCTAATGAATACGACTGGCAACAAGAAACTTATATAGCAAAACAGAATTTACTTGCTGCGCAGCGTCAATTTATAGGAGGTCAAAATGAAATTTGAATTTAGATGATTTAAAGTATGTCAGCTCTACAGCCAAACGACCACCATCTAATATGACAGATGAACAATGGCAACAATATTTTTCTTTGCTGAAACAGATGATATCCCAGGGAAGTGAAAAACGTATGAAGAGTAGCTTTGCTAAATCAACTGTTAATGGTGTTGCTGAGCAATCTGAATATTCTGGTGAAACATCATATGTCCACTATTGCCAATTCATAAATAGTGTATTGCGCACAATTCGTGGCACTCCGTCTGAGCCACCACGTCACGACTACTGCTATTTCATATATCAAATTGCAGAATTGCTGCGATTTGAGCATGATAGGCTCAATGTAGTTTGGAAACAGGATTATGGATGTTTTGAAGTTTGGCTGAATTTGTAAGTCTTTTTATTTTTGGTTTTAATACCAATGCAGATAAGCAAAGAAGAGGTGACAGTATGGAACAAAAAACTTGCCAGAAGTTTATATATAAGCTCCCAAGTAAAATATTGAGAAAAGCTAAATGGAATCTTGATTTACCTCTGGATGTAGCTTTAAGAGAATATCCAGAATATGTCGTATCTTTGGGAGACAGTCAAATATTACGATTTATAGATGAACTCAATGGCATACAAGATTCAGATAGTGCTGCTAAGTCTATCAAAAGAAAAATTCGGCTTGAAAAGAAAAAGCCACGTAGTAAAAATACAAAATCTACAATTACATATTTGTATAAAAAATTATATGAATTACAGTTTCAGCCAGATTATCTTTGTGTAATTATGAATCGTGATTCAGATTACGACAGGGCTAATAAAGGTTTTAAAGTTAATGGGATAACTTATCATCGTTTACTTGGTACAAATGGGGGTATTAAAAATTCTACCATTGTTTATGTGAGTGAACATCTATATCCGGAATTGAAGCGAAGAATGGATAATGGTCGCAATAAAGAAATGAAGATTGTTCCAGCGAAACTTGAATCTTATCAAGCACTCATTTGTTCTGGCTCTACTCCTATCCCACAGCCGGACGGAGTGATTGTTGTGAATGATTGCATTACTCATTTCAAAGATGATGTAATTATGATTAACGATGAAACAGATGGCGAACCTGTTATGACTTTTGAAAAAGATTTTGAGATTGAACATAATGACTCCGATGGATACGGTTTAATGTCACCATCCTACTCTCGCCGGGTAAATAAGTATCTTTCTGGAAAGGATGAAGTAATATCCGGAATGAATACACGTTGGGCGTGGAATAAGGGAATGGTATATACATTTGACTATGTGGAATTTGGTTTAGGTGTTGCTCATTCTTTTGAAGTAATTGATGCATGGGGTGATAAGCGTGATGTTCGATGCGCAGATGTTATTCTTACAACATCTATGCTGAAATTATGGGATAGTTATGATAGCTGGGAGGATTACTATAGAAATTGCCGCCAGAATCATTATAAGTTTGCCACTCCTAAAGTTACACCAGAAAAACTGGAAAATGTTCGTAATACCAATTATCAATTTTTGCAAAGCTATGAGTTTACTGATGAGGAACTACAAGAACTTTGCCAACCAACAATTGATGAAATAAAAGATGTATTGGGTATGGACTATCGTAAAAGTCTTGTATTTTTGGCTGGATATGGATTGGATGCTAAAAGCATATTTAATGGTGATTATGATTTTTGCGCTAGAGCATTGATGATTGACGAACAAATGATAAATGACCCTTTTATTAGACGAAGAATCTGGAATATGATTTCAAAAAAAGTAGAAGCTGGTAAAAGAGGGGCAATTAAAATTGATGCTAATTTTGCTATGATTAGTGGCGACCCATATGCTCTGTGTCAATCTATGTTTGGCTTAGAAATTACAGGTTTACTAAAAGCTGGAGAATTATATCATAAATATTGGATTGATAAAGGTTCAAAAGAATTAGCCTGTTTTAGAGCGCCTATGACTTGCCATAATAACATTCGGAAAATGAAACTTATAAATACTGATGAAGTGCAGCATTGGTATCAATACATAACAACTGCCATTATTTATAATGCATGGGATACTGCTTGTGATGCTATGAATGGTGCGGATAAAGATGGTGATACGAATATGTGTACGGATAATCCTATTATTATTCGTAATACTCGTAATTCTCCTACTATTATGTGTGTACAAAGAAAAGCAGAAAAGAAAATTGTCAACGAAGAAGATATTATCAAGGCAAATAAATTAGCTTTTAATGATGATATTGGCACAGTAACGAACTACGTGACAAGCATGATTGAACGTCAAGCTGGATTCCCAGAAGGTACTGATGAGTATAATACTCTAGCATATCGCATTATGTGTGGGCAACTTTATCAGCAAAATACTATTGATAGAGCAAAGGGGATTATTGCTAAACCTATGCCGGATTATTGGTATGATATAAGGAAGTGTATTATCCATGAAGATGATGATGAAGAAACAAAAAAAATAAAATCTCAAAATTTAAAAATTGTTGCTGCGAATAAACCGTATTTTATGACCTATGTGTATTCATCATTAAAGTCGCAAAATAACACATATTTAAAAAATAATAATTATGGAGCAATTCTGAGGTTTAATAAATATGGCATCTTTTCAATGGACGATTTAATTAAGTATGAACCTAAAACTAAAGAGATGATAGATTATTTAGATTCTTATTATAAATATATGCCCGTTGGTAACAATCCCTGTGTTGTAAACCGTATTAGTTGGATATTTGAAGAAGAACTTGATGGTTATTTATCAAAAAAATATGAACAGCCATCATTTGATTATACAATTATGAAATCTAATGTAGAGTATTCAAAATCCGTTTATGCACAGATTTCTAAGATATATAAAATATATCAAGATAAGATTAAAAGGTATAAAAGTAATGAACATTTGATGAAAAATAGTTCTTCGATGGATTGGGATAAGAATGAAGCCTATCATAATTTTGCAATGCAATTTAGAGTAGATTGTGAAAAAATTTGCACTAATGAAAGCGAATTATGTGATATTGTTTTAGATTTATGTTATCAAAAAACAAGTACAAAACAATTTGCATGGGATGTATGTGGAGATATTATTATTGAAAATCTATTAGCAAAAAATAGTTATCAATATAGTATTCCTGTTCATGTAGAGTCAAATGGAGAATTCACTTATTGCGGCGAACAGTTTACAATGCAACAGGTCTATGTTGGAGGTGATGAAGATGATTATACTGAATGAACTTGAATATGCAGAAAATTGCTTGAGGAATAATTGCATTGGAGATAACCCCTACACAACGCTTTCTATTTTATCTAAGTATTATTATCATCATCTTGGATATAAGAAGCCACAAATAATCGCTGAACTTACAGGCTTTATATCAAGTAATTATCCTAAATATTATTTGAATAAAGACAGTTGGAATGATAGTATTGAAAAACTTGCTTCAAATGCTAAGAAGTTCACACTATATGAAATTGAGGGAGCATGGATTACCGAGGAAGAATTAAATACGATACACAATATAAATAATAAAGTTTTAGAAAGACTTGCGTTTACAATGTTATGCTTAGCAAAACTTGCCTTAAGAAAAAATAGTAATGCTAATGGATGGATAAATGAAGATGTTAAAACTATTTTTTCTTTGGCTCGTATTTCGGGTAGTACAACTGATAGATATATTCGCATTTCTCAATTAAATGAAATGGGTATTATTGAGTTGCCAAAGAAAAATGATTTATTAAGTTATAGATTGACATTTATAAACGAAGAAAGTGAAAATGTTTTATTTATTCATGATTTTAGAGAACTTGGATATGAGTATTTAAAATACTGTGGTCAAAATATTATTCGTTGTGCCGAATGCGGAATTCTGGTTCGTGGCAATAAAGCTGGCACAAAACGCTATTGTTCTTCTTGTGCCGCTTATACTCCACAAGAGAATAAGAAGATAATATGTATTGATTGTGGAAAAGAATTTTCAATAGATGCAAGAGTAATGAATAAATGCAGATGCGATGAATGTCAAAAAATAAAAGTTAGGGAAGATACTAGGTTAAGAGTTCAAAGATTAAGAAATAAAAAATAAAATGTAACGAACCGTTTTAAGAGATAAAACAAAAATAACCCCTTGTAAATCCCCAATAATTGAGGGAAATTGGGTATCAATTTTAAAATTGCAAAAATTTTAATATAGAGGGAAATATAACGTGTGAAATACCATTGTTCTATCCCCTTGACATATTCTTCATTTCTTTATCTTTCTCTTTTCTTTGTGTGATGTACTTGGCATATGCTGGAACGCTGTGCCAGGTACATATTATAAAAGAGATTTTAGTTCAATAGGAGGAAATATCATGATTACATTGAAGAAAAGTTTTGAATTGCAGAATTATTTTAGCAACCTGTTCGACTCAGCTCTAAGCATATTGGCTTATAATGACAATATTACTACAACTGAGCAGAAGCATATGAGAAAGAAAGCATACTCTGATGCAGAGGATGAAACTATCATCAAGCCGAAAAATAATGACTACTCTTTCACTGTTATGGAGTTAGTTGATTTTGCAAGTGCAATTCAGACAGAAATTAACAGACTTACTACAGCTATCAATATTGCTAAACATTCCGGAGAAAATGATTTTGATGGAATGATTGCCATTAACAATAGTAAACGTAAATTACTGTCTCGCCTTGAAATTATGGCAGAGCTTAAACCTAAGACAGTAAATCGAACTGGACAGGCTTATAAGTTTAATGGCGAGGGTAACCAGGTAGCTTACACATACGACATTGAAGAAGTTACAACGATTGATTTTGATAGAAACCAGATTAAAGCAATTGTTCGTAGACTCAGAAAAGAATTGGAAGAATTCTCTACTGCCATTGATACAATGCAGCTCCATACAATGGTGGACTTTGATACAATCTATGAGATTGGTGATAAGTTAGAGGATGCTGTTGAAAAATTCAAAGAAAATAGATAATTAGCAGCTTGGCTGCTATGTAGAAAACTGAAACGATTATTAGTTGCAATCGCTTCAAGTGTGAATGAAGTATGATATCACACGATTTAGAATAATCTAAAATTCTACTAATATCTCTTCATAGAGAAATTTAGTTTATACATAAAAGCAAACATTTAGGTAAGTGTTAACTAATAGAAAATGCAATTTTTACAAGTTGATGGGGGAAATCTAACAACGCTTGCGTCAACATACAACGCTATTTCTAACACTCTATCATTCTATAATACGAAATAACATTCATTCCAACTGCGTTTCGAGCTACTCAGATTCTTGGGTATGGTTCAGAGCCATAATATTTTGATATTTAATTCAAATTGGATTTAAAGAAAATTATAAAGAAGAAATTTATTCAAATATTGGGTAAATCAAAATTGATTGGATTGATATGATATTTCAGTTTTCTACATAGCAGCCAAGTATATAAAAATTGAATAGGTGGTATATTTAATGGTTTTTAATACCAATAAAGATAAAGGAAATGCTGGACTTGCTATGGCAATAGCATATTTTGGAAGTAACGGATATACAGTATCAATACCATTAAATGATACTCAAGATTATGATTTGATAATTGAAAAAGATAATAGCTTTAAAACTGTCCAATGTAAAGCAACAAATTATATTCCAAAAGGAAGCCAAAATTATCAATTATTACTTGCAAGTTCTGGTGGAACAAAAGGAACAGTTTATAAAACAGTTAAAGATACTAAAGTTGATTTGTTATTTGCTTTATGTGGTGATGGGACTATGTATCTAATACCAGTAGAAGAAATCAATAATTCTAAATCAATAAATTTGATTAAAGAAAAAAGTAAGTTTACAAATAGCGATTGTATTGATACTTCAAAATATATTATTACATTTTAATATAAGGGCAGGCGGTAACGATTGGTGCTGTTACGGCAGACTGTAAATCTGTTCCTACATGGTAAAGATTGGGAGTTCGATTCTCTCCCTGCCCATTTGATAGCGGTATATATTTTGGGATATATAGGAGATGAAAACCTACTCCATAGCAAGAAGAAATGCTTGTTTATATATAGGTTGGTGGAAATGGTAAACACGTCCATGAAAGACTGAGACAGAGGTGAAATAAGGTTACACGAATAAGCTCATTATGGGTTCAAATCCCATACCTATATATTTTTTTTAATGCATAAGTTCATTAACCTTATGAACCTTATGTAACTTATGTAACTAAATATGGGACTATAATGCTGGAAGCTGTCACCATGGAGTACCCATAAGGGTTTGGGTTCGATTCCCAATAGTTCCATAGAATGCTGACATAGCACAATTGGCAGCGCAACTGACTTGTAATCAGTAGGTTGAGAGTTCAAGTCTCTCTGTCAGCTTATTTTTTAAAAAGGATGTGTTCACTATGAAAAGAATAACAAATGAAGAAATGAAAAAACTGTTTAAACATGGAATTATACGACATACCTCAAAAGGTATTGTTAATAATGACGGAAACCCAACTGGATTTTATAGAACAAGAACAAGCAGATATATCGAAGATAAATATGTAGATATGGCTAAAAGTCTAAAATAACAGTTGAGGTGCAATATGTCAAAAAAGAAAATAAAAGGAGATGGTATTTACTTCACAGGTGAAGCCGCAAGAGATGTTACTGGTTCTCAATATCTTGTAAAATTTGGAGAATATCAGTGTCTATTAGAATGTGGTTTGCATCAATCCAGAAGTAATGACTATCTTGATTCATATAAAATCAATTCAGAGAAATTCAAATTCAAGCCATCTGAAATTGATTTCTTATTTGTAGCCCATCCTCATATAGACCATTGTGGTTTAATTCCACGATTGGTTAAAGAGGGTTTCCGGGGGAAAATTATTGTAACCAGAAATACTGCTGCTGTTATGAAACCTCTTCTGCTAAACTCATGTTATATAGTTATGGATGAAGCAAGGGTATTATCTAAACGATACAACAGAGAATATAAACCGATTTATGAAGAAGATGATGTTTATAAAGCATTATCTTTAATTTGTATATATGATAATTATGATAAAATAATCAAACTAAACGAAACAATTAGTTTTCAGTGGTTACAGAATTCTCATTGCATTGGTGCAGCTCAGTTACAGCTAATTCTTTCAAATAAAGAAAAGACTCGTAAGATTCTTTATACTTCCGATATTGGTGCATTGGAAACAAAGAATCATTATTTAAAGAATACAGAAATTCCAACAATGTTCAATGATATTGTTATTATGGAATCTACATACGGCAGTTCTGCTAGAATAAATAAAAAGCAAAGAAGTTTTGATGTGGAGCATTTAAAAGTTGCCATTGAGACTGTTATTGAAAGACATGGTAGTGTTATATTACCATGTTTTAGTTTTAGTAGGACACAAGAATTACTTACAACACTCTATGACATATTTGGAGATGATAAAACATTCAAAACACAAATTGTTGTAGACTCAAAGCTAAGTTGTGATTTATGTGATTTATATATGGATATGTTGGATGGGGAAAATCTTGAATATTGGGATAAAGTTTATAATTGGCGTAATGTTAGATTTATTCCAGAAAAAGATGAATCACAGGCTTGTTTAGCAAATGATACTCCTAAAATTATCATCTCATCTTCCGGTTTTTGCACTAACGGAAGAATCGTGAAATATCTTCAAAAATACATTTCTGATGAAAATAGCATGATTATTTTCTCTGGATATATCGGTGATAATCCATCGTATTTGTCATATCGCATTAAAAATTATAGAGATAATAAAACTTTGAGTATCAATAAAGTACAAGTACCTAATAAAGCTGATTGTATTACACTATCAACATTCAGTAGTCATGCAGGACATAATGATTTAATTAAATATGGAAGTTCTCTTTTAACCAATAGACTAATTTTAGTCCATGGTTCTGAGGAAAGTAAAAATTGCCTTACTGAAAAATTAAGAATGGCAATTTCAAAAAATGATAAAACCTATCGTGTGCAAGCTGCCACTAAAGATATGTTTATTCGTTTGTAGGAGGTACACAAGGATGGAAAATACAAGAGAAGTATTTAATTACTGCTTGGGAGATAAATTTGATATTGAAGATTTGGAAGAAAGAAAAATTTATATCAACTGTGGCATTGATGAAGATGTAATCGAAAGTGCAGTTTATCATATTCTTCGATATAACAAAATTGATAAGGGTATTCCTAAAGAGGAACGTAAGCCTATTCTTTTATATATAAATTCGCCAGGGGGTTCAGTTGTGGATGGCTATGGATTGATTGACGCAATTTTAGCTTCCGAAACTCCGGTATATACAATTAACCAGGCGCTATGTGCATCAATGGGATTCTTAATTTTTATTGCTGGTCATAAAAGATTTTCTATGCAGCATAGTGAATTCTTAATGCATGATGGTTCAACATTTGGTTGGGATTCAACAGCCAAAATGAAAGACCGAATGGATTTTGAAACTAAAGAGCTGGAACAAATGACAAAGAATTATATCATTTCTCAGACTAAAATTGATGAGAAATTATATGATGAAAAATATCGTGTTGAATGGTATTTCTTACCTAAGTTGGCTAAAGAAATTGGTGTAGTTGATTACATTGTAGGACAGGATTGTTCAATTGACGATATTTGCTAATATATAAAATATATCCCATCGGCTGATAGTCGGTGGGATTTTAAAAGGATAACGATATGGTTGATTTGAAGAAAAAGGAAAATGAAAACGAGGAACAATTTATATGGAGATTAGGTCAAGAAAAAGATTCTGGTATTCTCGATATGGATTGGGAGGAAATCGCTGATGTTATCAATAAGGAATGTCGTGATGATGATTCTGAGTATAGAAACGAATCAGCATATCGTAAACCTTATCAACAAGCAAAGCGATTTTATGAAGCTGGAGTTTTTAGTAAATATGATGATGATGCATATATTCAAGAGCTTCGTGATGCAAAACATGAAATAAGAAAAGAAAAACAAAAAATGTTTGATGAGCGTACTGCTCTCAATAGGGAACTTAGAGAACAGGGACGTAGAGAATCTATGTTTGACATAATGAAACGTGCTATTGATGAATATAAACCGTTAAAATTTAATTATGTGCCAAATATAATTCCAGATAGTGACAATGATTTTATTATACATCTAACAGATGTTCATTGTGGCATGGAAATAGATTCTGTTTTTAATAAATTCAATATAGAAATCTTATCTGATAGATTGCGTAATTATCTGAATGAAATTAAAGAATTAACCGCTATCTTCCACCCAGAAAATGCTTATGTAATTCTTGGGGGTGATATGATTCACGGATTGATTCATGTAAATGCAAGAATTGAAGCAAAGGAGAATATAGCAAATCAAATCATGATTGTTGCAGATTTGGTTAGCAACTTTATCAATGAATTACGTCAGATGTTTAAATATGTAGAGATACATACTACTGCCGGAAATCATTCTCGTGTGACAGCAAACAAAGAAGAAACTACACATGGAGATAATTTAGATTTGCTGGTTCCTTATGCTTGCAAAAAGGATTTCAAAAATATAGACAATGTAAATTTTGTTGATAATTATTTAGATTATGATGTAGCCACATTTAAGGTGCGTGGACATATGATATACGCAGCACATGGAGATAAAGATTCTGTCAAAAGTGTTGTTTATAATATGATTAAATTTGCAAGAAAAGCAAATTTACAGTTACCAGATATGTGTTACTTAGGACATAGACATACCAATGGTCTAACAACGGTTGATGATGTTAAAGTTATTGAAAGTGGAAGTGTCGGAGGTATGGACACGTATTGTATAGATAAGAGATTGATTGGAACTCCGGAACAGACTATTACTGTTGTTACAGAACGAAAAATGATTAAAGCTCTTTGTGATATACAAATAGATTGAGATAAGGAAAGAAAAGAAATGGGTAAAAGTGAATTATTAACAAGTATATCCGAAAAGTGCGGATTGACAAAAGTTGATTGTGAAAGAGTAATTGATGCTTTTGCAGAATCCGTAACTGAATCTTTGGTGGATGGAGAAAAGGTTATGCTTAAAGGTTTTATTAGTTTTGAAGTATCAGAACGAAAAGAACGTAAAGGTAGAAATCCGAAAACAGGAAAGGTTGATACTTTCCCATCCACGAAATCTGTACAGTGTAAGGTTAGCCAAGCTATCAAAGATGCTGTTAATGAAAGGTAGGATATTGAGATGTACGAGAAAATTATTTTTAATAGTTATACAGAACTTGTAGATAAAATGATGGAAGTCGCCAATGATGGCGGCACAGCGTATACGATTTGTTTCTTTGAAGATGCCAAGGAAATCATTAAAGAACTGTTGTCAAGAGAAGAAACTGAAATCGCCGGAATGACTATTTCTGAACCAGCTTATTGTGGTTATGATAAGGAATATTTCATTTCTGTTGATGGTGATATGCTGATTGATGTTGAACCAGCTTGGCATGATAAAAATGAATTTCATGAAGCTGGATATCTTTGGTATGATGCTGAAAAAGTATTTGTTGTTGGAGAAGCAAATTCAGCGGTTATCCAATGTATTGATAAGGAAAAATGCTTTGAAATTGAATTTGATTTTTCTGATGTCGATGAAGAATTTGAAAAGTTGATTGCAGCTACACAGCTTGTCCTAGGTGAAAAGGATGAAGTAATCGGATTCGCAATTGAACTTGATACATTGTTAAATTTTCTAGGAGAGTAATTACTACTCTCCTATTTTATATTCCCATATAGCTCAGTTGGTAGAGCAATCGGCTGTTAACCGATGGGTTGTAGGTTCGAGTCCTACTGTGGGAGTTTGATGTCGTAGGCAGTAAACTATACAAAAACTTGATGAAATATTTAAGCTGAAACATAAGACCTTATAAGAAATCAATCTTAAAGCAAAGAATGGACATCAATAACGGGATGTAGCCTAGTGGAAAGGCGCTTCATTTGGGATGAAGAAATCGCACGTTCGAGTCGTGTCATCCCGATTTATATTGCAGAATAGAGCAGCTGGAAGCTCGCTTGGCTCATAACCAAGAGGTCAAGGGTTCGAGTCCTTTTTCTGCAATTCTGGCTCCGTAGTCAAGTGGTAAAGACACCACCCTTTCACGGTGGTAACGATGGGTTCGAGTCCCTCTGGAGTCATTTATGGAGAGTAAATCTACAGGGTGTAGAGTGCGTCTGCTACACGTAACGTACCGCAAGGTATCTGCTTCGATTGCAGTGCTTTCCGTTTTACATGGCAGTGTACCGAAATGGTTATAACGGCGCAGACTTGAAATCTGTTGTGTCATGGAGAACATGGCGTATGGGTTCGAATCCTATCACTGTCGCTCAAATAGATTAGTTGTTATAAAAATAATAATTGATATTGGAAAGAGGTGTATTTATGTCTAAGGCGAGTGACGAGGGATATAAATGCCCTCACTGTGGGAAACCTTTTAATACAAGGAATTTCTACAAGACAAATAGTATGTTGTATTCCAATAACGGGTATATGACATTGTGTAAGGAATGTATAGCTGATAAATATAAATTTTATGTTATGCAATATCATAATTGCAAACAAGCTATACAACGTATTTGCATGGCTTTTGATATTTATTATAGTGATGCAATATACAATATGTGTGTTGATTCAGATGGAAATGCTTCTATTGCAAAATATATCCAAAAAACAAACATGGTTCAGCATAAAGGTAAAACTTTTGAAACTTCTCTTGAAGAGGGATTTTATTTTACTGGAGATGGGAATGGCATGATTATTGGGCTTTCAGAAGATGCTGGTGAGCCGCCAATTGACCCTAAATTAACTGAAAAATGGGGTTCTGGATTTTCATATTATGATTATCAGATTTTAGAAGAACATCATAAAAAGTTGATTAGAAGTAATCCGAATCCATCTGATAACCAGGATATTTTTATTGATTCTTTGTGTCATTTGTATATGTTGATGAGAAAATCATTAAGAGAAAATGATTTAGATGGATATGCAAAAGCAAATGAGCAATATAGCAAAACATTTAAAAATGCCGGATTAAAGGCTACACAAGAAGTTGATATTGGTAGTGATGATTGCTGGGGAGAATGGGTACGCCGTATCGAAGATTATACACCAGCTGAGTATTACAAAAATAAGAATCTCTTTAAAGATTTTGATAATATTGGAGATTATTTTAAACGGTTTGTTTTGCGCCCATTGAAAAACTTGATGCATGGAACTACTGATAGAGATGAAGAGTTCTGTGTAAAAGATGGTGATGAAGATGAATACTCAGAGCCAATCTAATAAGTATAAAAGCAGATATGCAGATGAAAAACAAAAAGAATTATATAAGAAATTTCCATCAAACCATTTTTTAAGTAATGAAAATAATCTTGACCATTTTCTTTTATGGAATACTTTCTTTAAAAGAAATTTACATAGAGTTGCAACTGATTATCTTGGATTAAAATTGCATTTATATCAGATTTTAATTTTATATTTAATGGGTATTAGTCGATTCATTGCAATTATCGCAAGTCGTTCTGCTGCCAAATCTTTTATTATTGCAATTTACGCTTGCTGTGTATGCATTGTAAAACCAGGTTCAAAAGTTGTATTAAGCTCAGCAACTAAAGGACAGTCAAAACTAATCATTTCAGAAAAAATACGAAATGAGTTAATGACTAAATCCGGGATGTTACGAAAAGAAATCCGAAGTATAAAAGATAATCAAAATGAAGTTATTGTGTTTTTTAGAAACACAAGCACTATAACAGTTGTTCCAGCAAGTGAAAATGGACGTGGTTATCGTTCGACTTGTATTATTCGAGAAGAGTTTAGACAGATTGATAAACATATTGAAGATAGTGTCTTGGCTCCATTTCAGATTATTAGAACACCAGCTTATATGCTGGATGCTTATTACTCAAATATACCAGAATTACAAGAAGAATCAGTTGATGTTTATATCTCTTCTAGTTGGCTAGATAATGGTCACTGGATGTGGAAAATTGTTGACCAAGCCTATGATGGCATGATGAATGATTTAGATATGTGTTTACTTGCTTTTGATGAAAGTATTACATTGAAGCATAAAATCAAATCAATGACTTATATGCAGAATGAAAAGAAAAAGCAAGACCCTCTTACTTGGCGTATTGAGTTCTTAAATGAACGAGTCAAAGAAGATACGAGCGCATATTTTACATATAGTATGCTTCATAAAAACCAAAGAGCTAAGAGAGCTTTTTATCCTAGAAAAACTGTTGATGCAAGATTAAATAAGAAAAATCCATATGATATTCCAAAACAAGCTGGAGAAGTTCGAGTTGTTGCATGTGATATGGCTTTTGTAGAAAACAAGCGCAATGATAATTCAATATTTTCTTGCATAAGAGGATTACCAGAATACTCAACTTATAATAGTGAAAAGTCTGGTGTAATCAATGTAAGCAATGGTTATAGGAGAATTGTATCTTATATGGAATCTGTTCAAGGTGGAGATACTTTTAAACAAGCTCTAAGAATCAGACAGCTTTTTGAAGATTTTCATGCAGATTATATTGTGCTAGATATGAGAAATGCTGGTATTAGTGTTTATGATTTATTAGCAAGAGTTATGTATGATGATGAAAGGGATTGTGAATACTCTCCTCTTCTATGCATGAATGATGAGAAAATTGCAAGCAGAGTTAAAGCTGATGGAGCCATTCCCTGTGTATTTGCTGTGGTTGCTACACCTAAATTAAATAGTGATATTGCAAAAGATTTCCGGCAAATTCTTGACGGGGAAATGATTGATTTACTTATAAGTTTTGAACAGGCTAATGAGGAAATCCTATCAAATATTACAGAATATGTTAATTCTCCGGATGCTGATACTCAATTTTTCTTTGAAGCTCCATTTTTGGAAACACAGGCTCTTATTAGTGAAACAACTGCTTTGCTTTATGAAAAGAGTCCTCAAACAGATATCATCACTATTAAAGAACGTGGTGCTAATCGAAAAGATAGATACACAAGTTGTAGTTATGGAAGCTACTTCTTTTCTATTTTAGGACAAGATTTATTATCAAATTCTGATGAATATGAATTTGAAGTTTTTATAAATTAGGAGGATAAAAAATGGCAGAATTAAATGTATCTTCCACTACGCCTAAAAAGCGTGGCAGACCTCCTAAAACAAAGGTGGCGGAAGTATGTTCTACACAATCAACAGAAGTTACTCATGAGCTTTCTTCTTATAATAGTAGAATGGCATATTCATCCTACTATTATGGAATGAATATTTTTGATTATTATACAGCTGAACAATTAGCTGATATTGTCAAAGACCCTATTGCAAATAATGAAGTTTTAAGAAGAATATCTTTGATGTTATATAGTAGTGATGGCATATACACAAATACAGTAGACTATATGACATCCATGCCAACATTAAATAAGGTTATTGTATCTCATGGTAGTAATCAAAAGAAGAAAAAAAAGAATAAAGAGAAAATGACTTCCGTTCTTCACATGATTAAGGATAGAGAAGTTATTAGAGATGCACTGTTCAAAGGAATGATTGAGGGAGTTGCATTTTATTATTTTGAAATAAAATCACGTCCACTTTCTGCTCAGAAATTTTTAACAGATTATGATGTTGATACCATCATGGAAATCAATGAATCTGGAATAAATGCTAGTGTTATCTCACTTCCCGTTGATTATACTAAAATTGTTGGCATGAAAAACAATTCATATATCATTGCATTTAATTTGGATTATTTTGATGATTGTTCTGGTGAATCACGAGAAAAGAAATTAAGAAAATATCCAGAAGAAATACGCAAAGCATATGAAAAAAGAGTAAATAAATCTACTGGCGGCAATTGGTATGTATTGGATAATACTAAAACAATTGTCCATAAAATAAGAAGTAAGCGAGATGAAAAATGGGGTAGACCATTAGTTCTTGCTGCTATAAATGATATTTTGTATGGTGATTATTTTACTGATACAAAAAGAAATGTACTTGACGAAATAAACAATAGAATTATATATGAAACTTTTCCAGAGGGTGAGAAAAAAGGCTCTTCTGCTTTAACAAAAACTCAACAGCAGAATCAGCATAATGCTGTAAAAAATGCTGTAATGAATAAAAATAACCGAGGTGGAGTTTCATTCTTTTCTGTTCCTGCCGGAACAAAGATAGATACTATCGAAGCGAAGAATACAGATATATTTGATGATAAATATGAATCAAATCTTGGAACAAAAGTCTCAAGAAGTTTAGGTATTGCTTCATCTCTATTAGATGGTTCTGGAAGTGGTAACTATTCATCCCAAGAAAATAATCTCGATTTATTAAGTTCTCAAATTTATCAGTGGATTGAACAAATTGAAAATGAACTAAATAAATGCATATCAGAAAATGTTATTAAAGATAACAGAAATTGGGTTGAATGTAAATATTTACCTATAACAAATGTAAATAAGAAAACAATGGTTGAATTTGCAAAAGATTTATATTTACAAGGAAAAGGAAGTTTATCTCTTTGGGCTAGTGCATGTGGTATATCTCCAGATATATTCTATGCATTACTTGACCAGGAACTTGAGGAAGATATTGAGCATAAATATCCTGTTCATCAGACTTCTTATACTTTAACAAATAATACTGGTGGTAGACCAGTCGAAGAGGATTCTAAAAATGCAAGTACATTACAAACTAGGGCGAATGGTAGTAATAACACTCCATCACCTAGTAGACAATAGTAAATCGAGAGTAGTTTAACCGCTACTCTCTTTTTATATATAAATTCATGAAAGGCGGTGAACCAAATTGAAGTTATTCGAGGTTTCTAGCCGAAAGTCCAAAAATGGTAGAAGAAAATTTAAGCTAATTCTGCATGAAATTTATCCGGATAGTTGTATTGATACAGTGAATGAAATTGGAACTATATATAACGAAAACGGCATTACTTGGATTGAAGAATATTGCCAGAATAATCTTTCCACCGTCAAGGACATGAGTTTGCGAGTTGAATTCGCTGACGAGTTTAACCGTGTTGAAATTCTCGGTCATGGTGAAACAGGATTACAAGATGGATTGCCGTTATTTGAGAATGCCGATGTTGTTGGTCACTTCACGAATGCTTATATTGATGAAATTGTAGAGGATGGCGTTACGAAAAAGGTTGCTATCGGAGAGGGATATCTGGATGAAATGTGTTATCCAGATTTTGTTGCCAAGCTAATTGAAGATACAGCTAATGATGAAGCTCCATATGGAAGCGTTGAAATATATAGAAGTGGCGATAATAGCGGAATTGTTTATAAATATGGTTACAAGGAAAATGGACGAATCCCGACAGATTATATTTATTCTGGTTATGCATTACTCGGTATACGTCCAGCGGATAAAACTGCAAGACTTTTGGAAATAAACGAATCAAACAAGGAGGAAAAGACCATGGATGAAAACCAGGTAAAAGCTCTTATCGGACAGGTAGTAGCAGAAATGCTGGCTACTTCTGCTGAACTTAATAAATGCAAGGAAGAATGCGCTGCACAGGTAGCAGCTGCATCAGAAGCCGTTGCTGCAAAAGATAAGCAGATTGAAGAATTAAATTCACAGATTTCTTCTATTCAGTCTGAATTGGATGCTTGTAAAAGAGAAAAGAACGAATTAAACACAGCTAATGAAACTATGCAGACTGAAATCAATTCTCTCAAAGAGACTATTGTTGAGTCACAGAAGAAAGAAAAAATTGGTGAACTGAATGCAGCTATCGCTGATTTCTCCGATGAAGAAAAGGCTTATGCACAGGCAGAAATTGATGCTTTTAATGCAGACCCTATTACCTCAGAAGTTAATTCAGTAGTAAATGCAATTTTAGTTGGTGTTGGTAAGAAAGCTAGAGAAGCGGCTGCTGTAGTTGCTGAGCAAAATGCAGCAAAAGCAGATATCGAAGATATCTTTGCAGAAGTAGGTGTAACTCCAACTTCTGAGGAAGATTCCAACATTTTTTAATTTAGAAAGGATGGAATTATAAGATGATTAAAGTTGAAACACTTGGCATGTATGATGTTGCTAAAAATAATCCCGTATTGACTTCTGAATCAGAAGTTGTAAACCACAGCTTTATCACTGTTGATGGCATTTTATATCTGATTGATAACACTATTGTTGGTGATGATGCCTATAAGGAAAATGTAAAAATTGCTGCTGGTGAATATTTGAATGGCTACCAGGTTAAGGCTTGGGAGGGTCAGAAACTTGTTGTTGATGGAAAACATGTGACAGGTGGAATTGCTTCCCTGTCTAAAGATACAATTCTTGTTGCACAGGAAGATGGAACACTTAAAACTGGTGTTAAACCGGATTCTGGTGTTTATTTCAAAGTTTCTGATACAGGTGTGACACTTACAGAAGCAGCTATTAAAGTTGTAGTTTGTGTTGCCTAATCAACATTATGAAAGGATGGACAAATAAATGAATACTACATATGAATTGAATAATATCCGCAAGGATGCAGATGTATTCTCTGGAAAGTTTACAAAACAGTCTCCAGTTGTAGAAATCTTTGCTGCTATGGTTAATGGTAAAGACCTTTCTAAATTCGGTGCAAAAGCTGACAAGGCTGTAAATTATATTAAAGACCTTGGTAATCGTGCAGATAATGGTGATTTTGTTGCTATTTCTGAACTGAATACACTTAGACGTTTTGTTATTGAAGCTCCTGTTATGGAGGAAATGAAACTGTTAAACATTTTCGGTACTTATACTCCGGTAGGATATGATGAAACTATTGAACGTGAAGTACCTATTTACAGTGGAGAACGTGCTAGACAGCAGGCTGCAAATGGAGATGTAACATTCCCAGTTGTTACTGTTGAAAGATATCCTGTATCCACATTCACTGTTTCTGGTGGTTATGCTGTAGATTACAGACGTGTTGCTCTTGGTGATATGTCCAAAGAAAATGAAGGAATGAACCAGGTTAAAACTACTATCATGAATAAAGCTATGGCTGCTATTGTTAAGAAAGTTTATGATGCTATTTATGCTGCCACAGGTGTTAAGTATCAGTTTGAAGGTAGTGGTTTGACAAAAGCTGGAGTTGACAAGGTTATAAATGATGTTAGACGTTTCGGTAAACCAACTATTATTGCTGACTATGCTCTTCTGTCTCAGTTTACACCATGGGCTGGTTATGTTGGACAGGTTAATTCTAACACAATTACTGGAATCTCTGACCAGATTATGAATGAACTTGCACAGAACGGTATGCTTTCAATGTACAATGGTTCTATTCTGTCTGAAATGCCGAACCCATATGACCTGTTCAATATGAATGAAGCTGGTGATAACTTTACTACAATGCTTCCAGCTGGTCTTGGATTCATCATTCCGGCAGGTGCAAAATCTCCAATTGCTACATATACTCGTGGTGGTCTTACTTCTATGACTGGTAACAACGTAAAGAATGGTAAGATTGAAACTCGTTTCGATATCGAAGTTGGTTGCGACGTTGCTAAAACACAGGAGTATAAAATCGGTACTATCTATGATGCAAATGTAGGTGGACTTGATATCACTCTCCCAAGAGGGTAATTAAATAATATAGGGCGCTCTGCTTAATGAGCGCTCTATTTTTAGAGGTGCATAAAATGGATGATAAAACAAATTTTTATTGCTATTCATTTAGGCTCTTCCATTATTTGTGTGCTTTTGGGGAAAAGTGTTTTACGTCAAGGCGAAGTTCAACCAGTGGCAACCGCTATTGGGTTTTTAAAAAGTCCGATAGATTGGACAAAATAATTGAGTCCTACAATGAAGTAAAGCATAAGTTTTAGTTGCAATCAAAATAAAAATAGTTGAAATGAGGTATTGAAAATGGCTAATACAACCAAAAAAACTGTTGCCGAATCAGTTGAGGAATTAAATCTCGATGCAAAAGTAACAGTAAGGAATATTGCTGGATGGACTGTTGGGTTTGCCAGAATCGCAGATGGATATGGTGATGTTACAATTACTCCAAATGGCAGTACAAGATTATCAAGAAATGAAATTATTTCACAGGTTCAGAGTGGAAATAGACTGTTTACCGGAGTCGATGGTAAAGGTTCTCATGCTACACTTATTATTGAAGATAAGGCGACACGTATTGAGGTAGATTTTGAAACCGAATCTGAGGAACAGGTATTATTTTCTGATGATAAAGTGAAAAGATTATTTGAGCTTAAAACTCAAAATACATTTGAAAATCATTTTGTAAATGAAATCAAAACAAGAGCTGAGAAATATGCAGCAATGCAAACCATTAAGAAATCACAACTTAATGATTATGCTAAGATTCGTTTTGTAGAAAAATATACAGGTTATAAACTTGAAAATATTTAGGCAACACTGAAAGGCGGTGTATTATGAGAAATACAACTGCAAGGGATGTGTTTGACAGTTTTGAATCTTCTTTTCAAGATAAAACAGAAATACCAGAACAGCTCGAACTTGTGTGGTTGCTAAAGGCTATTGGTAGATACTCTATTGAACTTGACCCATTAAATTTTGATGAAGAACTTTTAAAGTTTGATTGCAAGTTAGATAGATATGTCATAGATACATTGGGTGCTTTTATGAAACAATCTTATCAAGAACGAGAGGTTTCAAAAGTAAACAAACGTGTTTCTATTGTTGGGAAAGATATATCCATTGATGGTAATAATGGTTCAAAAACCGCTGCTAGAAATGAACTTGAATATGATGATAATAAATCTTCTGAAATGATTGCCAATCAAATGCCAACAGCGTATGTGTAAGGTGGTGTTTCTATGGCAACAGAATGGTATTTATTAGAATCAAAACATGACCAATTAAGTGGTTATGAAAGTGATGCATTATATGATTTTGCAGAAGATGGTTTTGAAGAGATTCTTGATTCTGCTATCGCAATACCTGTGGAAATATATAATTATGATTTATCTGAATGTAAATCAATTAAAGCTGTAATACAAAACAACGTTCAAGATACGAAATTAAAAACATTGACTAGGCAAATGCTTGTTCCAATTGGAACATGTTATGCCGGAATGTATGTGAAATATAAAAATAGGTTTTGGATTATTACAGGTTTGGTTGATGATAATACAATGTATGAAAAAGCAGTATTATCACTTTGTAATTGGTTATTGACATGGGTAAATGACAAAGGGAAAATCATTCAACGGTGGGCTAATGTTACCTCTGCTTCGCAGTATAATAATGGTGAAACTGGTATGCAGTATTATTTTGTAAGAAGTGACCAGTTGATGGTAATACTTCCGGATGATGATGAGTCAATCCTTATCCCGGATGGAAAAAGATTCATTATAGATAAACGTTGCAATATATATGAAAAATCTTTTACAGACGATATTATAAAAGATTTATCTCACAAAGTATCTTCATATCAATTAACTCGTTCCGACTCCGTTCTATATAATTATGGAACGAATGGTCATATGGCTTTTATGGCTACACAGGACGAACAACATGATGATGATGGTTATTATGTTATTGATGGCAAAGGGTATTGGCTGTGTGAATCCCCAGCGAACCCTATTGATAAAAGTCCAATTTTATCATGTGAAATCGGCTATGAGGATAATGTTATTTATAATGGATTAGAGCCAACTATATTTACTGCTTCTTTTACAGATTCAGAGGGTAATTCTATTGACATTGAACCACAATGGAAAATCAAATGCGACTTTTTGAGTAAACTAAATGTTGTAAAATCGGACAACTTTATAAGCATTTCTACCAACAATTCAAAACTTATCAATAAATCATTTGAATTATTTTTAAGTGCCGATGGATATGAACCGAAACAATTAACTGTATATATAAGGGCGTTCTTTTAGGAGGTATAAATGGCTAAAAAGAGATTAACTACTAAGGAACTTGGTATCTATAAAAATGAGATTACTACTGCCCTATATAAAAATGAAAATATACGAGAAATTTTATTAGGTGATACTTCCAAAATGGCACAAAGAGAAATAATGGAAGAATTCAAAAAGCATGTCAAATCGCATTTATTTATAGATGAAACTGTTATTGACGCAGATTCTTTTATTTACTACGATGTCATTGCTCCAAATTTGCAGAATAATATTAAACAGTGTAAAGTTATAATTTACGCTATTTGCCACAGAGATATTATTGATGATGGCTATGCAAAAGATGGGTATTATGGTAATCGGGCAGATATTATTGAACAGATGATTGAAGAAGCCCTTTTAGATGAAGATGTAGTAAATAATTTTGGTATTGGAGAATTAAAATTAGACAGCATAGGTATCTACAATGCCACTCGATTTTATGGGCGCATCATGGAATATATTGTGCCTAACTTCAGATGATGGAATTAGATTACTCTTCTCTCCTAAGTCCAAATCCAATTCCGCTGTCGATTGGATTTAATAATAAAAGCATACATCTTAGAAAGCCAACGTTGAAAGAAATTGATAGAGAAATAACTTTACAACAGTTTAGCTTATATGAAATGTTTTTAAAAATGACACCAGAATTATATTATACTAAAATTCTTGGTGAACGGGGAAGTGAATTATGGGATTCATTTTCAAATGAAGAAAAAAATGAAATTACATTATATAAATGTATTATCAAAGACAAAAATCTTCAAGACATTTTTGTAAAGGTTCTAAATTTCTTTTTTGAGGAAACCGTCATATATGTTGATGGTTTTTTTGTTTTTATAGAAAGTGGAGAATCTATTGAAGAAATTGATGATGAATCCATAAATAATAGAATGTGCGGTGTTATTCAAGAGAAAAATTTTAATGAATTTCTATGTCTTATTCAACAGACTTGTTGTATTTATAATAGAAAGAATAATGAGAATGTAAAATTCAAAAATGCACTTGCACGAAAACTGTATGAAAAAATGCAAAAGGCGAATGCAGAGAATGAAAAAAAGAAAGAAAAAGAATCAGACAAGAATTTATCTCTTGCTAATATCATTTCTAAAGTCTCAAATAAGCATCCATCAATAAGTCCAATTACAGTATGGGATTTAACATTGTTTCAGTTGATTGATTCATTCAATAGTATGCAAGTTAATGAATCATATGATATTTCAAAAACTAGGACTTCTGTTTGGGGTGATGAGAAAAACACATTTGATGCTACCCTTTGGTACAAAAATAACCATGAAAAATAGTCTGCTTTTGCAGGCTTTTATTATTTTAACAAGGAGGACATATTATGTCAGAATTAAATAAAGCTAATAGACAGGTGTGTGATGTTGACATTCGTATTCTGAAAACAATGGCTCCATTCCTGTTCTTTGATACAGCTAATACGACAACAGCTGGCTTATCATCTGATAATGTATATGCTATGGCTAAAGGCGCTAGAAAGATTACATTCCAGAATCCTCTTGAGGGTACTATGACTATCGAAGCACAGGTATTCCCATTTGAGGTTTATGCATTGTTCTCTGATGGTGTCGTTGATACATCTGCTGTATATGCAGTACATGATACAATTAAAGCTAGCCAGGCTGGTAAATTAACAATTCAAAACGCAAAAGCACCTGTATTTGTTTATAAAGAGGGCGAATATGGTAAGACGCCTATCGAGGGTACATATACAGATGGTACATTTAGTGCTACATCAGCAGGCGATATCGAAGTTGGTTCTGAGTATGAAGTTGGTTACCTTGTAACTAAAGAAACTGGCGTAAAGAAAGTTTCTATTAACAACAAGAAGCTACCAAAAGACTATTATATCACTCAGAAAACTCTTGATAAAAATGAAGATGGTGAGCTTGTACCATTCGTTATGACTGCATATAAAGCTACTATCCAGAGAAATCTTGACCTTTCATTCTCTTCTGAGGGTGACCCAATGAGTATTACTCTTACTTTTGACATCCAGGAAGATGCTGATGGTAACGTAGTTGATATGATTGAGCTTACAGATGAAGCAGAATAATTTCTACATTAAATAAGTGAGGGTGATTTTATATCATCCTCATTTTTTAGATTGGAGAGATATAACATGGTTAAGGAATGCCGAGTAATTCGTAATAATGATGCTTATACACTCGTGCGTTTTGACAATATTGAAATTCAGTTTCCACCAATCGGAAAAGATGTAGAAAAGGTATTTGTTAAGCACGAAAACGATAAGTATATCATCGTTGACGAAAATGATAAAAAAGATACTGAGGAACAGCCAAAAAAGAAAATTTCTAAAAGAAAAGCAATAATTGAAAAAGAAGTTATTGAGGAAGCAAATGATTCCTCGGTTGTTGAGTAATACAAAAATTGTAGTTTAAGGGAGGGATATCAAAACATACCAATCAGTATTACGATATTTACTCCCTTATTTTTTTGCGAACGGAGTAAAGAGATGAAAGGAATTAGGTTTAATTCGCTTGATGAAGCATTTGATTGTTATGGCAGAGAAAATCTTATACCAATCGACTTGATTAAGCAGCAAATATTTTACGCAGTACATGGTTGTCAACCCAAGTTTATTTGGGCTAAAGAGGGTGAACCGGATAAGTTGACATGCTGGTATCTTAAAAGTGAGACAGCTTATGTATATAAAAAGTGGCAAGAAAATAGACCAAATAAATAATTTGATTATGAATATAGGAAAAATTTTTGAACGTCAAATCAAAAAATCTGTTCCGGATTATGCATTGCTTTGTAGATTACCAGATTCAGCTCAATCTTTTGGAGGAAGTAACAATTTAAGGTTCAGTCGTAAAAATCCATTTGATTATATTTTGTATGATTCAAAAACCCATCTTCTCTACGCCTTAGAACTAAAGACAGTTAAAGGTAAATCAATATCTTTTGAACGAACAGAAAATGATGTTGGAGAAATACATTATAACCAAATTCAAGGATTGAATGAATGGAACAGATATGACGGAGTTATTTGTGGTTTTTTAATAGAATTTCGTGAAATTGAAAAAACATTCTTTTTAAAAATTGATGATTTCAATAAGTTGTTACAACAGATTCCTAAAAAAAGTTTTAATAACCAAGACTTGGTAAACTTTGGAATAAACCACACTACTCTATCTCAGACAAAGGCGAAAAAATATTTTACATATGATATTGATGAATTATTAAAAATTGAATCATTGATAGCACAAGGAGGACAATAATATGTTTAGGCAGAAAGATAAGACACGAATTATCAAAACCACAGTAAGTGTTGTTGACTATGTAGAATTAGTAAATAGCATTGTAGATGGATATTTTGATTTACTATCTGGAGAATATCAGCCGCATCTTGGAATTGCAAATTGTATGCAGATTTTTTATAACCAGTTTTATAAAAACAAAGATGAAGAAGATATTGTGACTGTAGATTTATTTGAACCAATCGTACAAACAGAATCATTTATGACAAGTTTTAATGAAGCATTGATTCCTACAGAAAATTTTGCATATGATTTTGCACATGCTTATATTGATGCAATGGATATAGTAGATACAAAAAAGAATTCAGTAGAAAGAATGATTTCTGGACTCCGCAGTGGAATTATGGATATTTTAGATACTATTATACCTGTTATGTCACAGGACAATGTAGATAAGTTGCTTGAATTATCTAATAGAGTATCTCGTGGAGAAGTAACAGCGGAAAAAATTCTCGATACATATAAGAATTCAGAATATTATAAAAAAGATTCAAAAGCAAGTGATAAATAGCGTGAGGTAGATTGATGCCAGTAGCAACAAACATGGGACAGTTGAGAAAAATGATACAAGATGAAATGAAGCAAGCTATGAATGAAGCTCATTCAAAAATTGAAGCTGATATGAAAAAAGAATTATCAGAGTTTTATTCACAGGGAAGTCCTAAGATTTATGTTAGAACAGGCGCACTTGGTCAATCATCTCGCACTACTGGAATATCTGGTGGAGGGAATACATTGAGTTTTGAAGCGTATCTTGAACCACCATCTTATACTGTTCCTAATATGGATTTCGTTAATAGAGGGTTCCCTAGTAGATATTCCGGGAAAGAAGTATTATCTGCCGCAGAATCTCATTCATCTCATATTTTAGGTAAAGGAGGATTCTGGAGCAGAATCTTAAAGGATATTAAGACTGATTTGATGGATTCAATGAATTCACATTTTAGTTAAAAAGGAAGTGATACAAATGGGAAACACAAAAGATGGAAGAACTACTGTTTATAATAACATTACTTCGGATGAAAAATTACAGCAAGTGAATCCAGAAAACAAACAATTAGAAGAAGATTTTTTGGAGTACCTTGCTTCCGTAGATAGGTCAAAAGGAACTATCAAACAATATAGAGCCAATCTTCATGTATTTTGGTGTTGGAATTTAGAAAATAATAAAAATAAGGCTTTTCATAAAATGACTAAGCGTGAATTTTCAAGATTCCAAAATTACGCTTTGAATGAATGGGGTTGGTCACCGAAACGGGTAAGAACTGTAAAAGCCACTCTCTCATCATTAAGTAATTTTATTGCAGATATTCTTGATGATGAAGAAGAATATGAAGATTTTCAGCCAATAGTAAGAAAGATTGAAAACCCAGCTGATATTGCAGTCAGAGAAAAGTCAGTCTTTACAGAAAAGGAATTACAGAGCTTACTTGATACATTGGTCGAAAATGGTGCATACATGAAAGCATGTGCTTTGGCTTTGGCTATGAATAATGGTCGAAGAAAAGCGGAACTTACAAGGTTTAAAGTGTCTTATTTTGATAAAGAAAACCTTATTTGTGATGGGGCATTATATAAGACACCAGAAAAGGTTGTGACTAAAGGTAAAAGTTCAAGAGGTAAATTGCTTGACCTATTTACTTTATCAAAAGGATTCCAGCCATATCTTGATTTATGGTTATCTGAAAGAAAAAAATTGAATATTAAGAGTGATTGGTTATTCCCAAAATATAGTAATGGCAAATGGATTGATGAACATGTTGATACAGTTCTTTTAGATTCCTGGGCTAATACATTTTCACGAATTATGGGAAAAACATTTTATTGGCATTCTTTAAGACATTATTTTACAACTAAGCTATTAGAATCAAACATACCAGAGGGTGTAGTCCAAGACCTTATAGGTTGGGAATCAAGTGATATGGTACGTCTTTATAATGATTCTAGTGGAGAATCACAGTTTGAGAAATATTTTGGTGCTGATGGCATAAAGAATACGAAACAATCCTCTTTAACAGAATTATAAAATCGTTCGTCCTATTATGGGGCGATTTTTTATTGTAAAAAATGGAGGTTAATTTATGTCAGATTTTACAGCGAAGATAACGGCGATACTTGATTCAAGACAAGCAGAATCGCAGTTAAACGCCCTTAAATCAGCTAAACATCAGCTTGATATACAGGTTAACCTAAAGAGTGGAAATACAAATATCAATAATTTTTTAAATGGTTTAAAGAATCAAGCTCAAAGTGCCGGAGCTTCTGCTGGTAGTGGATTTGCAGATTCTTTTAATAGTGGATTAAACAGAATCAATGTTAATAATGGTATGTCTGCTATTGCAAATATGCAAAGAACACTAAAATCAATGAAATTTGACCACTCTTCCATTGATACGCTTACAAGAGATTTGGATAAAATGAATCTTTCTATTCAAAGTGTATCAACAAGAATGAATGGAAATAACCTCGACATAACTGTTAGGGGCGTTGATGAGATGGGTAGAGCTGTAACAGTTGTTAAACAGTTCGACTCTGAATCCGGAAGAATTTCTACCGCAAGTAAGAGAATAACTCAATCTTTTAATGAGATTTCTACTGCATCTCAAAAAATGGCATCAAGCGCACAAATCACAAAATTTGATGCTCAAATTACAACATGGCTCAACAATAATACAAAAGCCAATAATACATATCGTTCATCTGTAGAAGAATTGCAGCAAAGATTACATAGTTTAGCTTCGTCTGGACAAGTGCCTATATCTACACTTAGAGAATTACAACAACAGATGGGAGCATTTTCGGCGCAAGCTAAAGCTGCTGGTGTTGCCGGAAAATCTTTTGGAGATACACTCAAAGGTGCATTTTCAAGTATTACAAAATATGTATCTGTAGCAACATTATTAACCAAATCTATTTCAACACTGAAAGATATGGCAAATAATGTTCTCGAAGTTGATACTGCATTAACAGAGTTATATCGTGTATCAGACTTATCATCCGCACAGTACGATAAGCTATATAGCAAAATGACGCAATCAGCCAAAAATTATGGCACAGCTTTATCAGATATTATTGATTCAACAGCAAGTTGGGTTCGTCTTGGTTTCGATGCTAATACCGCAAGTAATTTAGCTGAAATTACTGCAATGTATCAGCATGTAACTGACCTTGACACAGGAACAGCGGTTAATAACTTGGTTACTGCATACAAAGGTTTTGAGACACAATTGCTAGAAATGAATAATGGTGACTCTGCTGCTGCTATCGAAATGGTAGCTGATATCTATGACAAATTAGGTAATGAGTTTGCCGAATCAGCAGCGGATGTTGGTGATGGTTTGTCAAAGGCTGCATCAGTGTTATCACAGGGCGGCGCTTCTATCCAGGAAGCTGCTGGTATGTTTACTGGTATCAATGAAGTATTGCAAGATAGTTCTACTTCTGGTACTGCTCTTAAAATTCTTACATTGCGTATTCGTGGTATGAAAGGTGAACTAGAAGATTTGGGAGAAGATGTAGATGAAAATGTTGAATCTATATCAAAAATGCAAACCCAAATTTTGAATTTAACCCATGGTAAAGTAAATATTTTTGATGATGAGGGTAATTTTAGAAACATTTACGATATCATGAAAGATATATCAGCTATATACGATGATTTGACTGATACCGAACGAGCAAGCCTATTGGAAACAATTGCTGGTAAAAATAGGGCAAATGCTATACAGGCTCTCATCTCAAACTGGGACAATGTTGAAAAAGCTACAGAAGCAGCTAAAAATTCTGCCGGAACTGCTGCAAAGGAAAATGAAATCTATATGGACAGTTTACAAGGAAAACTCGATTCCTTAACTGCTGTATGGCAAGCATTCTCAAATGATTTTATGAGTTCAAGTTTCCTTAAAGGCTGTGTATCTGGTTTAACTATAATTGTTGAAGCATTAGATAAAGTCCAGAATTCTATCGGAACAATTGGAATGATTGGTGCCGGAGCTGGAATTATTGGGTTTGTCAAAAATTTCGGCAAATTAAAAGAATTAGGATTTGTTACACAAGCGGCAAATCAGATAACTAATTTTGTCCAGCAAGCACAATCTATGTCAACTGCTGCATCTGGATTCCAGGCATTAGGGCAATCATTAACAGGATTCTCAACGAGTACAATTATGGCAGCTTCAAATATGGCTGGATTAACCGCTGCGGAAACTGCTGCAACATTGGCTGGCACAGGAATGAAAGTTGAAATGATTGCATCAACATTGGCTATGACAGGTTTAAGCGAAGCTGAATTAGCTGCTGCACTCACGACTGCCGGATTATGCACAGCAGAAGAAGCAACTACAATCGCTACAACGGCATTAGCAGGCGCAGAGGGTACTGCCACAGGTGCAACGTTAGGCTTTGCTGCATCTTTGAAAGCTGCTGCCACAGGTCTTGCATCATTCTTGTTAACCAATCCTGTTGGATGGGCTATTATGGCTGCTGGAGCAATTTTCGGTGTTGTAAAAATTGTTGATGCACTAACAGAATCTTTTGATGAAGCATGTGAAAAAGCGGATAATGCACGTCAAACTTTGAAAAATGCCGAACAGGATGTTGAATCGGTAAAAAGTAGTCAAGCAAATCTTAGAACAGAGATAGAGTCTTTGGCTGATAAATATGAGGTTGAATTCACCGATGAAGATAGCATACAAAATATCATCAACAAGTTAAAAGAACTTAATCTTGCCACTGCTGATGCTCAGACTCTTTCTTCTTTGGAAACACAGACACAACAGCTTGAAGCACAGTTACAAATCAAGGAGAAAATTGCAAACTATGACCGCCAGGAAGCTGGCAAAGCTGCAAGCAATGTTCTCGAAAAGAAAACTGGTGAATGGCTTAATGAGTTTGATGAGTACGGAAACCAAAAATATGTTGAAGAAAATATTATTGAGCGTACATCAAGGAAGCAGGCAGAACTAAATAAGGCTCAAGAAGAATATAATCAATTACTACAGGAACATGCAGATACAGAAAAGACCACTTCTGCATGGTGGGAAGGTCAGACTAAATGGGAGCAACAAGAGTCTCGCCTTAAAAGTTTAGGCTCCACAATTGATTCTCTTAGTGGAGAAATAAATGATAATCTTGAAATTATTTCTGAAAACTATGATTCATTATTGGATGCAGAGGGAAATCCTCTCCCTGGGCTTGAAGATACCGCTGCACAGGTCAGTTCATTATATGGTGATGTTCTGAAAGTTGACGAAGCAACGGAAGAATTGGCTGAATCAGAGGAAGAAGCTGCTGCTGCCGCAGAGACATATGCAAGCTCTGTTGCCACAATAGCAGAAGAAGCACAAACTTGTGTATCTTCCATCAATGCGATTACAGATGCGTTGAACAGTCAATCTACCGGAAAATCTGTTAGTTTGGACACATACAATTCAGAGGAATTAAAAGATTACACTTCTGCTCTTGAATATCACAATGGTGTTATGCAATATAACGCTGAAAAGGTTCGTGAAATTACAAAGGCAAAAGCCGAGGAAGAAAAGGCTACTATTGCAGCGAATAAAGCACAAGACCAGGCTAAATATCTTGAAAATGCCAAGAAAATTCAAGAACTGAGAGAAGCTGTGAAATCTGTAAATGATGCCAGAGGTAAATCCGAAATTGCATCACAGATTGAATCATTGCTTGCTGAAAATGCAGCATTAGTTGAAAGCTGTAAGCAATATGATATTATGACAGCTTCAATCAATGAAGCGACAAGCGCATACCAAAATTGGATTAACGCTCAAAGTGCTTCTCAATCCGGTGATATGTTTGATAGTTCTTTGGAAGCATTCAAGAAAATCAATGATACTTTAAATGATTCTGAGTCAGATTCATATGGCAGAATTGGTAATGCAGATTATAAAGCGGCACTCGAATTTATCATTCCGGAAAGTGTTGATACGAAAGATGAAGCTGCAATTAACTCATATATGGAATCTGTTAAGCAGTATCTTACTTTCGATGAAGATGGAAATGCCAACGGATTAGATATAGCTCAGTTCTGTCAAAAGGCTGTAGATGCCGGACTAATGACTCTTGATGAATCTGGTGAATCTTATCAAATTGCCGGACAGAAAACTATGCAGGACTTTGCCGATGGTTTAGGTCTTTCTCTTCCACTTGTTCAAGCTATGTTTGGGGAAATGGAAGAATTTGGCGCAGAATTTGATTGGGCTGATGAAGCAGGACAAACATTTGGTGATTTAGCCATGAAAGCTAATGAAGCCGCAGAGTCATTGAAAAACGTCGAAGGTTTTGAAGATTTAAAACTTGTTTTAGATGTTTCCAGCTTTGAAGATAAAAATGTCGCTATTTCTACACTGGATTCTAATATTAAATCTTTACAGGATAAATTGGTTAATAAAGAGGAATTACAACTCGATGATTCACAGGTTCAAGATGCTATTTCAATTATTCAGTATTGTGTGGCACAAAAACAAATTCTGAATCAGCCAGATGTAATGACTGTCGATACTTCACAAGTAACTGATGGTGTTGGAGAAGTCTTAGCATTATTGCAAGAATTCCAATCCACACAAGATACAATTGAAATGCAAGCTGCTGTTGGAGCAGATACATCAGAAGCAGAGTCAAAGCTAAATTCCTTGACTACTCAAATTCAAAGCATAGATATACCAGCTGCGTTAAAGATAGATACTACATCTACTGAGAGTATTCAAACTTCAATCAGTAATTTATCTGCTGAGATGATTGTTAAATGCGGTGTAGATTCCTCTTTGGTTGAGGCTTATCAGACAGCTGAACATGATTCTACTGGTACTGTAATGTGGGATAATGATACCGGAGCTGTAGATTCCTATGCATCTTCTCAGAAATCAGCAGAGGGCGTTGTTGTTTGGGGCAATAATACTGTAAATGTAAAAACACATTTTACTGCATCCGGAACAATAAATTGGTCTGGAAGCAGCGGTGGTGGCGGTGGACATTTTGTAAATGGCACTGCTCATGCATCCGGAACTGCAAAAGTCGGTGGTGATTGGGGAAATGCTCCTGGCGGAAAAACACTTGTGGGAGAACTTGGCAGAGAAATTGTTGTAGACCCAAGAACTGGCAAATGGTACACCGTTGGTGATAACGGTGCTGAGTTCCGGGATATACCACATGGAGCAATTGTATTTAATCATTTGCAGTCAGAATCATTACTTGGTAATGGTTATGCTATTGGCAGAGCTACGGCTTTAGCTTCTGGTACTGCCATGGTTACTGGTGGCATTAAAGTAAAACAAGCAAATAAATCTGCTTCCTATAACCAACCTGTAAAGTCAACCAGTTCTTCAAATAATACAAGCAAGAAATCCTACAATAAATCAAGTGAAGAAGCAAAAAAGGCTTCCGATGATTTTGAGGAAATATTTGATTGGGTTGAAATTGCGCTGAATAGAATTATTGAAGCTATCAATCGTATAGAAACCACGGCAAAAAGCGTATATAAAACTTTGGCAACAAGAAATTCTGCTCTTTCTGATGAGATTACAATGATAACAAGTCAGATTGATTTACAGAACCAGGCTTATTCTCAATATATGAAACAAGCCGAAGCTGTAGGATTATCCGCAGAATGGCAAGAAAAAGTTAAAAACGGTTCTATTGAGTTCTCAACAATTACCGATGAGGATTTATCAGACAAGATTAAAGACTTCCAGAAATATTATGAAGCAGCTATTAAAGCTAAAGATGCTGTAGCAGAATTGCATGAGCAAATTGCAGACTTGTATCTGGATAAATTCAATAATATTTCTAATGATTTTGAGAATCAGTTGTCTCTTATCGAACATATGGCGCAAACATATGAAGAGGGGCTTAATCAGTTAGAAGAAGCTGGTATGCTTGGGGCAACTGCCTATTATAAATATCTTATCGAAACAGAAAATAAAAGCATAAAAGTCATGCAAGATGAACTGACAGCATTAGAAAAATCCCTTGCAGAAGCTATGGCTTCTGGTGAAATTGAAATGTATAGTGATGCTTGGTATGAGATGATGGAAGATATTGACGATGTTTGTGAAAGCATTGATGAAGCAACAACTTCCATCTTAAAATATGCTAAAGCTATGCGTGAACTAGAATGGGAATACTTTGATTTTGCCGAAGATAGAATATCTCAAATCACAGAAGAAACGGATTTTCTGATTGAATTATTGAGTAATAGAAAACTTTTCGATGATAATGGTAAAATGACCGATGCCGGAACTGCCACTATGGGACTACATGGTGAAAATTATAATGTCTATATGGCACAGGCTGATGATTATGCGAAAGAAATCGAAAAGATAAATGACGAAATTGCCAATGACCCAACCAATACGGATTTAATTAAACGCCGTGAAGAATTAGTTAAATTGCAACAAGATTCAATTCTTAATGCTGAAAAGGAAAAACAGGCTATTGTGGATTTAATCTCAGATGGCTATGATAAGCAACTTGATTCATTGAAAAAGATAATTGATGCATATACTGATTCTTTGGATTCTGCTAAAGATTTGTATGATTACCAGAAAAAGGTAAAACAGCAAACCGCTGAAATTGCAAGCATACAGAAACAACTTGCTGCTTATGCAAATGATACATCTGAGGAAACCAAAGCAAAAGTCCAGAAATTGCAAGTAGATTTATCGGATGCTATGGAAGAACTGGAGGAAACTCAATATGAAAGATATATTAGTGACCAAAAGAAACTTCTGGATGATTTGTATAATGAGTATGAAAGTGTATTAAATCTGAGGTTGGATAATGTTGATGCACTTCTTTCTGAGTGTATATCTACAATCAATGCTGAGTCCGGAAATATTTCTGACACTCTTTCAAGAGAAGCAGCCAATGTCGGATATACTATTTCAGAAGCAAATAAAGCAATATGGGCGAACGATGGCGAAGCAAATTCTATTGTAGCACTTTATGGTGAAAACTTTAAAGGACAGCTTACATCTATCAATGCTTCTATAAATGGAATCAAAGCCTATACTGATGCCCTTTTGGCTAAAGCAAATGCCGAAGCCGCTGCCAAGAAAGCTGCGGAAGAAGCTGCTCAAAAGAAAGCCGAAGAAGCATCTAAACCAAAACCATCAACTCCTACTACACCACAACAGCCACAGCAAAATAAGCCTGCATTTAATGAGGATATTAAGCGTGGTGTTGCCGCTGCAATTTGGATTTATGGTGGCAAGAAATCTGGATGGGGTAATGACCCAGAAAGAAAACAGAGGTTAACTGCTAAATTTGGTGCTTCAAATGCTGCTGCTATCCAGAGTTATATCAATGCTCATGCAAATAATGGTGACTTATATAATTATTGGGTAAGCACTGGAAAGAGTAATCTTTCAAAGTATTATTACAATGCTTTTAAGAAAGGTGCAAGGAGAGTTATTTCAGCACAGGATGCATGGACACAAGAAGCTGGTCAAGAGCTTATTGTAAGACCATCTGATAATGCTTTGCTTACTTCTATGAAGCCTGGGGACTCTGTATTGACCGCAAAAATGACAGAGAATATTTGGAAAATGGCTCAAAATCCGGAGGAATTTATCGGAAATCATGGTGTAATCAGTATTGCTGATATGATACCAAACGGTGCTACTATTCCATCTGCATCAAATGATGTCACTTTTGGAGATATTGTGATATCTATTGACCATGTAGATGATTACAATGATTTCATGAATAAGCTCAAAACAGACAGAACATTTGAAAAGATGATTCAGTCTATGACGGTAGATAGAATGGTCGGTGGAAGCAAGTTGGCTAAGTATAAATATAATTGGAAGTAAATTAGAGGGTAGTTAGTTCTACCCTCTTTTTAATGAGGTGTAGAAGTGGATTATAAGAGAAAATATGAAACTCAGATGAAGATAAATAATCATCTAAAACAAGAGATGGAAAATCTTCGTCTAAGCATGGGAGAAATCACAGATGAACGTGATGCTTTATTATCTAAAGTCCAAAAATATCAGATTCAGCTTGAAGTTTTAGAAAACTATCAAAAGGAATTAAAAGAGGAAATTGATAAAGCTAAAGAAATCCAGCAGCAATATATTACCTCTATGAAAGATGCCAAAAGTGTTTGTAAAAAATATAAAGGGAAGATGAAATCATTTCTTAAAGAGACTAAACGGATTTTTAAAAGAAAGGTGTTATAAATTATGTACGCTTTAGACTTTGAATACGATGGTCAATATTTGAGCGATTATGGTTTCATAATTTGCGATTTTGATGCATCTTCTGGTTCTGTAGTAGCTGATGCTGGGTCTAAAATTACATTTAACACTGTTTCAAGAAATTATGGCAAACAATATAGTCTACAAAGTGCTATCTATGATGAATGTATTGAAACAACTTTTGCAATTTGTAAAAATCCGGATGTTTATGATGATTTGCAAATTACAAATGATGAATACAGAGATTTAGTTAGGTGGCTAAATAGACGTGAATTTTTAAAATTCCAGGTGTTGGATGAAGATGATAAAGATAGAGAAACTTGCTATTATGAAGCCAGTTTTAATATTGAAAAAATTAAAATATCGGAAATATTATATGGTTTGCAATTAACTATGGTTACGAATAAGCCATTTGGATATGGTCAAGAACAAACAGTCCATTGGGTTGTAAATGACATCGAACGTACATATCTACTCAGTGATATTTCTGATGAAATCGGTTATATATACCCAGATATAGAGATTACAATTACCAAAGATGGTGATTTGACCATATATAATGAACTTGAAAATAGCCGAATGGTAATAAAAAACTGTAAGGTTGGTGAAGTAATTACAATTGATGGTGGAGCGCAGATTATATCTACTTCTCTCTCATCACACAAAATATGCAATGATTTTAATTTTGAATTTCTGAGGATTGGAAACACAATCAATAACAGAAACAATAGAATTACTTTTTCACTTCCTTGCAAAATCAATTTTAAATATAGTCCGATTATTAAAGATAGTCCAAGTTAAGGAGGTGTTTTACCATGGCAGTCAGAATAAAATTTGATAATACAAAAAATGTATTGCAGCCTAACTTTATTTTGGCAAACCGTGATGGAAATAGGCTTGGTAAAATACCAGCTTATAATATTAACATAGCGGATAATTTTAATTCGTACTTTGAAACGTCTTTTAAGGTTGACAAGTATATAGATTGCGAAAAATATCATTTATGGGATAAACTTACAGATTTTAAATTAGCATATTGTAAAGAATATGATGTTTGGTTTGAACTTTATGTTGAGAAAATAGATGAAATAAATGTTGTAAAAAATGTATCTGGAATATCACTTGGAGAAGCTGAATTATCTCAAATAATGATACATAACATAGAAATTAACACAGAAGATGATATTGCCAGAGATGATTATGAAGTAACCACATTATACAACAAAGAAAATCCAAACGCTTCTCTTTTAAATAGAATTATGGAAAAGGCTCCACATTATTCAATTAAGTATGTTGCATCTACACTTATAAATTTGCAGCGTACTTTTTCTTTTGATAATACAAGTATTTATGATGCGTTTAATGAAATATCAGAAGAATTGAATTGTATATTCATTATAGATTCTGGTATGGGTGAAGATGGAAAACCCAAACGAGAAATAAGTGTTTATGATTTGGAATCATATTGTGTTGAATGTGGTCATAGAGAAGAATTTATAGGCAAATGTCCTAAATGCGGAAGTGATAACGTATTGCCTGGTTACGGAGATGATACAACTATTTTTATTTCCAGCAATAATCTTGCAGATGATATTACCTTTACGACAGATAAAGATTCGGTAAAAAACTGTTTTAAATTGGAAGCCGGAGATGATTTAATGACTGCCACCATCAAGAATTGCAATCCAAATGGTAGTGAGTACATATGGTATATATCTGATGAAATAAAGTCTGATATGTCTGATGAACTTGTTTCTAAACTAAATGAGTATGACGATTTGTATGAATATTACGCAAAGGAATATGAATTAGACATTAGTGAGCATATACTATCAGCTTATAATGAGTTAGTTCGTAAATATCATGAATCAAATGATGAATTATTAACTATAGAACTTCCCATTATAGGTTATTCTGAATTGATGAGTGCTTATTATAATACTATTGATTTTTATTATTATTTGCATGATTCAATGATGCCTAGTGTAGAAGCTACCAGAACAACAGCTGCGCTACAAGCAGCAAAGTTAGGATATAGTTCTATGTCTCCTGTAGCTGTAAAAGATACATCTAAGGTTTCTACTGCATCAGCTAATAATGCTGTACTTGCCGTTGCAAAAACTCTCATTAGTCCAAGTTACCAAGTAAAGGTAAATGAGGGCGTACTTGATGGAATGGTATGGACAGGTAGTTTTAAAGTAACAAACTATTCTAACGAAGAAGATACAGCTATATCTCAGAGATTTGATATTGTAATAACAGATGATTTTGAAACATCTATCAAGCAAAGGTTGAACGCTTCTTTAAGTAGCAATTCTGATGATGTTACAGATATAGTATCACTTTTCAATCTCCCATTAAGCGAATTTGAAGCAGAAATTAAAAAGTATTGTCTTGTATCTCTCACATCTTTTGAGAGTATATGTCAAACTTGTTTAAATATTCTTATTGAAAATGGAATTGCCAACGAAGAAGAATGGGCTACAGAAGATACAAATATGTATAGTTTGTTATACACTCCATATTATAATAAACTACTTGCAATTCAAAATGAACTTAAAATAAGAGAAGAAGAAATTACACTAATAGTGGGAAAATATGATTCTTATGGAGAATTATCGGTAGTTGGTTTGCAAAATGCTATTATGTCTGAAAATGAAAAGATACAATATGCATTGAATTTCCATGATTTTTTAGGCGAAGAATTATGGTTAGATTTTGCTGCATATAGACGTGATGATACATATAGCAATAGCAATTATATATCTGATGGGCTTAACAATAAGGAACTATTTGATAAAGCTCGTGAATTCATAGAAACAGCTCAAAAAGAAATCTATAAATCAGCCACATTACAACATACCATTTCTTCTAATCTCAAAAATCTTTTGGTAATGCAAGAGTTTCAACCAATTGTCGATTATTTTCAAGTAGGAAATTGGTTACGAATCAAAATTGATGATGAAGTTTATAGACTTAGATTGCTCTCTTATGAAATCAATTATGACAATCTTGAAGATATTTCAGTTACATTCTCCGATGTACAATTAACCTCGATTGGACTATCTGACAGCGAAAGTATTATTAACCAAGCTGTTTCTATGAGTGGTTCCTATGATACTGTAAAACGCCAATCTAAAAAAGGAAAGCAAAGTAATGAACAACTTGTAGATTGGGTTGAAAAAGGCTTAGCTCTGACGAAATTAAAAATCATTGACAATGCAAGTGAGCAAAATGTGTCATGGGATGAACATGGATTATTATGTAGAAAATACAATGAAATAACCGATGATTATGATGAAGCTCAGTTGAAAATCATAAATCATGGTTTGTATTTAACAGATGATAATTGGAAAACATCAAAAGCTGGTATTGGAAAATTTACTTTTTGGAATCCAGAAAGCGAACAAATTGAAGAAGCGTATGGTGTTATTGCTGACACATTAGTTGGCAATCTCATCCTTACGGAGAAAATCGGCATTTACAATGTTGGAAATTCTGTAGTAATTGATGAAAATGGATTAACTATTACTTCAAGTGGTAGCGACAATAGCACTGCATTGACAGTCCAGAGGAAAGAATATGATGCTGACAATAATGAGTATATTGTTCCCGTCATGTATCTTGATAGTAATGGAAATTTAGTTCTTACTGGTTCAATTAAAATTCAGTCTGGTTTTGATGATAATATTGATACCTTGAACGATTTATGTAATCCAGACAAGTTTACAGACACTATTCAAACAATTGTAAACCAGGAATCTCAAACTATTTATAGTTCTATTGATGAAAAATATCAAAGTATTATTGATGAGACAACTGCACAGCTCGAACAGTACAAAGCCGATATTGGACAATATATGACATTTAATGATGATGGGTTAACTTTGGGTGCTACATCATCAGATTTTAAAACTGTCATTGACAACAAAAGTATGCGCTTTAAACAGGGAGATGAAACAGTTGCTTATATCAATAATAATCAGTTGTATATTGAAAATGCAACTATAAAGCAAACATTGATGTTAGGAAAATTCTTTTTTAATCCTCGTACTGATGGAGGGGTATCTCTCACTTGGCAGGGGGAAATAGTTGAATAACATCAACATAACGAAAGGAGTGATATTGTGGCTTTAAGCGGAAGTGTCACGACCTCATCCAGTGAAGGACGAAGTGTTACATTAAGCTGGACTGCAACACAAAGCGTAGCCAATAATACCTCCACTATTAAATGGGTCTTAAAAGGTAGCGGTTCTGCTGGCGGATGGGTACGTGTTAGTGAAATTCGTATAAAGATAGATGGTTCACAAGTATATTATCGTAATTCAGATAACCATACCAATTGTTATCAAGATACCGAATTGTGCAGTGGCTCAACGACTATTTCACATAATAGTGATGGTACAAAGTCATTTTCTGTTTCTGTAGAAGCTGGTATTTATCAGTGGGCAATTAACTGTAGTGGTTCAAAAACATTTACACTTGATACAATCCCCAGGGCTTCAAGTATCTCTGTCCCAACATTGACAATGGGTACTGCTGGGACAATTACTGTATCAAAAGCAAGTTCCAGCTTTACACATACAATTACATATTCTTGGGGAAATGATAACTATAAAGAATCTGGAACTATCTGTACCAAGTCTAGTAGTACATCTGTATCATGGACACCATCATTAAATTTAGCCAAGTCAATTCCATCGGCAACGTCCGGAGTTGGGACATTAACATGTACAACTTATAGCGGTAATACAAGTGTTGGCTCAAAATCAATTCAATTTACTTGTAATGTGCCATCATCTGTAAAACCAACTATATCAGATTTTGCAATTACTCTTGACAATAGTGCTAATGATGTAATTAAAGAATGGGGACTTGCCGTTGTCGGATTTACAAAAGTTAAATTAACTGCGAAAGCTGCTGGTTCTTATGGTTCAACAATCAGTAAATTTACAATTGCTGGCGGTACTTACAGTGCTACTCCAACAGGTACATCATTAAGTTATACAGGTGCCAAGTTAACATCATCTGGCTCAAAAACTTTTAATGCATATGCAACAGATACAAGAAATAGGAATTCTGATACATCATCTGGAAGTATAACAGTATATGCATATAGTAATCCATCTATTTCTTCATTCGCAGTGATGAGAAATGAATCAAATTCAAAACAGATGATTGTTACAGCGAATTGGTCTTTCTCAAGTGTAAATAGTAAGAATAGTGCCACAGCTAAATTACAATACAAAAAGCATAATGCTTCTGGCTGGACTACTTACGATGGAAGCATTGCTAAAAATTCATCTACAACTTTGGATATAGCTTTTGATGAAGCATCAAGTTATGATTTTAAATTGACAATAACAGATGCAGTAGGCAAATCTTCTTCTTCAACAGCATTTGTGTCTACATTAGCTGTATTGTTAGATTTTAGAGCTGGAGGAAAAGGACTTGGCATTGGTAAAATAGCGGAGACTGATACTATGGAAGTTGCTCTTGATGCAATATTTATGGGCGCCATTTATATTCAAGATTCGAGTGGAAATAAGGTAAGTTTGGCTGATTATATAAAATCAGTGGTTGGTTAGAAAGGAAAGAATGAAATGAATAAACCAGTTACTCTTTTAAAAGAAGAATTTATGATTCAATTAACAGATTTAATCAATAATTCTGGATTAGCTCCTATTATATTGGAACCAATTTTTAAAGAAGTTTATGGGAATGTCAAGACTTTATATAAAAATCAGTTAGAAGCTGATAAACGGCGTTATGAAGAGATGATGTCAAAGCAGCAAAATGGAGATGATGATTATGAGGTATCTGAGTGAAAAAGAATTTAACATCAGAATGAAAAACATTCATCGGGAAAATGAAACCAAAGAAAGACTTCGGCAATTAAAAGCTGAGCGAGATAAAATGAAGCCTAAACGAAAAAAAATATCAAATAGCAAATTGATTTTATGGGCTATGGTTATTTTGGTATTTAGTATTACAGTTTGGTTTATGTATGAATCACATAGGTTATGTGATTTGTCTCAATCTTATGCTCTTTTGGGAGTAGTCGCTACTCTTGCCCCAATAATATGGGGATATTATAGCAAATCTAAGGCAGAAAATACAGTAGGCGGAATTGTGTATGAAACTGCAATGATGGAAAATTCGCAAGCAAATCAAAATACGGAGGGAGCAGGTTAATTATGAATGGATTACAAAATTTTTTACAATTACTACATGACAACTGGACTACTATTTTAGTATGTGCCGGGTTGATTGTTGGTATTGTACAAAAGACTAGAAGTTATTTCTCTAAGAGCAATGACGAAAAGATTGCTCTTGCAAAAGAACAGTTATCTCAGACAATTCTAAAAATGATTAGTGATGCTGAGATTGATTGGAAAGAATGGAGTTCAGCTGGTTCTATTAAACGTTCACAGGTTATAAAACAGATTTATGAAGAATATCCAATTTTGTCAAAAGTATTAGAACAGGATGAGCTTGTAAAATGGATTGATGAACAGATTGATAGTGCGCTTGACACTTTGAGAGATGTCATTAAGAAAAATCAAGAAATATCGAATTAAAACAATGTTGTTTTAAGAGTGGTGTTGTATAAGCACCACTCTTTTTTAATTTAAGGAGGATTATTTTATGTCTCTTGTCGGAACAACCAATGAAGAAAAAATTTGGAATTACTTGTATGACAAATTAGGAAATCCTTATGGTGTTGCTGGAATTATGGGGAACATGTATGCCGAAAGTGCATTAAATCCTAAAAATCTCCAAAACACCTATGAAAAGAAATTAAGTTATACGGACGAGTCATATACAGCCGCAGTTGATAACGGTTCATATACAAATTTTGTAAAAGATTCTGCTGGTTATGGTTTGGTTCAATGGACTTATTGGAGTCTTAAACAAGGACTTTATAATTACGCAAAATCAACAGGTAAATCTATTGGCGATTTAGAAATGCAACTTGAATTTCTATGCAAGGAACTAAATGAAGATTTCAATGCTGTTTGGAATGCATTAAAAACTTCTAAATCGGTATTAGATGCTTCAAATATTATGTTACTGCAATTTGAAAGACCAGCAGACCAAAGTATATCCGTTCAAACCAAACGTGCTGGATATGGTCAAGAATACTATAACAAATATGCTAATAAGGCAACAACTGGAGGTGTAAATATGAAACTTGTAGAAAATATTCTAACTAAAAATCCTTGTTATACTGCCGGAAGAAAAATTACGGTTAAAGGTTTAATGCTACATAGTATTGGATGTCCACAGCCAAAGGCATCAGTATTCTTAAATAACTGGAATAATTCTTCAACAAATGTATGTGTACATGGATTTATTGATGGAAACGATGGGACAATATATCAAACATTACCTTGGAATCACAGAGGATGGCATTGTGGTTCTGGAAGCAATGGTTCTGGGAACAATACTCATATCGGGGTAGAAATGTGCGAACCAGCGTGTATTAAATATACCGGAGGTTCTTCATTCACATGCTCTGATATCGCTACCGCAAAAGCAGTGGCGAAACGTACATACGAAGCGGCAGTTGAATTGTTCGCATATTTATGTAAGAAATATAATCTTAATCCATTAGGAGATGGTGTAATTATTTCTCATAAAGAGGGACATTCAAGGGGTATTGCTTCTAATCATGGTGACCCAGAGCATCTTTGGAATGGTTTGGGTATGGGTTATACTATGAATACTTTCAGACAAGCTGTTAAAGCAAAGATGGATGGAGGTTCAATAACTGCTCCGTCTACTCCTACTACCCCATCATCTTCTACCCCATCAAATACAAATTTCCCTAAGACACCATTTATTGTGCGAGTAATTATTGATGATTTAAACATTAGAAAATCTCCTAATGGCGCACTTGTTGGGAAATATACAGGTAAAGGCTCATTTACTATTGTGGAAGTAAATGATGGATGGGGATTACTTAAATCCTATGAGGAAAATCGTGATGGTTGGATTTATCTTGGCAATGCTTCTTACTGTACAATTGGTTCTACTGTCAATTCCGGAGGAAGTGCATCTGCTACAAAACTTCCATATATGGTAAGAGTAAATATATCTGACCTAAATATAAGAAAAGGCGCAGGAACAGATTATCCAAGAATTGGTTACACAGGTAAAGGTTCTTTTACTATTGTAGAAGAAAAATCTGGAAAAGGTTCTGACAAGGGTTGGGGTCTTTTAAAATCCTATGAGAAAAATCGTGACGGTTGGATTTCTTTGGATTATTGTGAAAAAGTTTAAATAATATTTAAAGGTAGTCTTTTGACTACCTTTTTATATAACCAAAAGAAGAAAGGTAGTTAAAATGGTTGACTTAATAAAACAAATGGAAGAAATTGGCTGGGAGAATATTATTATCAGTTTTTCACTTATAATCTGTGTAATTGTAACAGCTGTTTCCGGATATAAGAAATTACTATCAACATTGGGGTTGCGTAGTGAAAAAAGCATACAGGAAGCACAGCTCAAAGATAATATGGATTCCATGCAAAAACAGATTGATGATTTGAATAAAAAGGTGAATGATTATCAGACTTCAATTATCACAAAACAAGAAGAATATCATCAGCAGTCCATTACTATTCGGGATAATCTGAATAAAAATCAGATGGATTTAAAAACAGATATTCAGACGCTAAAAGATATGTTGCAAGAGTTTATTAAAGAACAAAATCAAAGCACTGTTGCAATATTAAGAAGCTCCTTATGGCGCTTACACAAAGAATTTGTTACACAAGGATTTATTACTCCAGATGGATTAAAAACTTTTATGGAAATGGGTAAGGTATATGAAAGTGCTGGCGGTGATGATATTTACCACGAAAAACTTTTACCAGAAATAGAAGAATTAAGCATTCACTATCCAGATGGAAGTATTTACAATCAGAGAAATTGATTTCTCTAAATTATTGATAAAAGAGTGATTTTATCAATAAAAGTAAACAATATATTGTAGTTTTAAGGACACTATACCCAATATGTAGTGTCCTTTTTTAATGGAGGAATATAATGGATATATTAGTTAATGTTGCCAATCAAAAATTAAAGATTGCGACAAATCTTAAATCATTAGTTGCTGGGACACAGGAATTTGTACGTTTTGTATTTAATCTAACTGGTGATTGGGACAATTTAATGACATTTGCTCAGTTCCGGCAGAATGGTGTGGCATATAACCAATATCTTGATGAAAATAATAGTGCATATCTCCCATCAGAAATTGGCACCGGAACATGTACTATTATGCTTTATGGTAGCAATGGAAATACAATTGCCACAACCAATTACCTCACAATATTGATTGATGAGAATATTTTGGTATCTGATGCAGAAAGTACAGATATCTCGCTCTCATTATATAATCAGCTTGTTAGTAAAGTAAATGCACTCACAACTGGTAATGACCAGAATTATTATGATTTACAAGCAGCTGATAAAGAATTACAAATTCAAATTAACAAAAAGGCAGACAGCCTTGATTTGACAAATGAGATTTCAAGAGCTAAAGCTGCTGAAAAGGCAAACGCAGATGCAATCGCTTTAAAGGCTAGCCAGAACGAAGTTGATGAATTAACCATCAAGGTTACACAGCTTGAAAATAATGAAGTTGTTGCGAACCTGGTATCAGAAGCGGTTACCAGAGAAATGAATGAATATCTGGAAAGCGGAAAATTAGCAGAAATGACTATTGCAGATAAGAGCTTAAAAAGAGCTAAAGTTGATGCTGATTTTGAAGCAACACTTGTAAAAGCCGATTCTGCAATGCAGCCAGCAATCTATGACCCACAAGGATTAAAGATTGACATTTTTTCATATGCTCAGTCTAAAGCTGATACGGTTCAAAAGAATCTGAATGATGTTAAAGAAGAAATTCGTGATGCCTATACACTGACAGATACGCTTGTTTATACCAAAATTGGTGATGCTATTCGTGGTGCTGTAACATTATCACGTACATATGCACAAGCATTATTAGCGGATTACAAAGCATTTACAATTAAAATAGTAGATGCACTTCCAACTACTGGAGATGCTATGACATTCTATCTTGTACCTAATAAAGCTGGAACAGGATATGATAAATATTGGTGGATTACAGATAATAATGGAGATGCAAAATGGGATGTATTTGGTAGCGCAACCACATTGGTAGTTACAGAATTACCAGAGGTTGGTGATGAAGATACAGACTATATCCTTAAATCCAAAAGCGGATGTTTATATTACAAATATATAGATGGATATTGGGAAGTAGTTGCTGGTTCATTAGCATATGTTTCCGCTACTCTTCCAGATGTTGAAAATGGTAATTCTTTCACAGATTATTACATTGTCAACGAAGAGGGTTCTTATATTCATTATAGATTTATCAATGGTGAATATAGAGTAATCGGTGGTAATAGTTATACAAAAGATGAAATCAATAGCTTTATTTCTACATTAGAAGAAAGTGTTGGAGCCAACGAACAGGAAATATCTAATGTTTCTACAAATCTTCAATCTTTAAGCAAAACAGTAGATAAGATTAGAAGTGACGTTGATAACTTAGATACTGAGGGAAATTCATACTATCATACAATCGTAAAAGATGAAGATACCGGAAACTATATTCTGACGCTATATGAAGTGCATGGTGCAAATGAAAGTATTGCCAGTCAGACAGTATTGCCAGCTACAGGTGGTGGCGGAGGTGGTTCATCCACTACAACGAATCTGGTAGTAGATAGAATAACTACATCACCACTTATTATTACAACAACAGATTCGGCAATTATTGAAATTGACTTCTCTTCCACTGATGCTGATGGTGAAATGATTGATGCGATTTACACATGGAAAAGCGGTTCAACAACTATTATGACTGGTGCTTTAGTGCAAGGAAGAAATAGTTTTGATTTATCTAATTATGTGTCTGTCGGAACACAGAAATTTACACTTACAGTTGTAGATGAGGGTGGTTCTACAGTCGTTAAATCATGGACTGTTCAAAAAGTAGATGTACGTATTGAATCTTCTTTTAGTGATAAATATACAACTGCTATCGGGCGTTCGGTATCATTCACATATACACCATATGGTGCTGTAAATAAGACTGTCCATTTTAAAGTAGATGGTGTTGAGGAAACCCTTAATACTTCCGCTTCTGGTACATTACAGTCTTATACAATCCCAGCTCAGTTACATGGCGCACATATGCTTGAGGTATGGATTACAGCTACTATCAATAATATTGAAGTTGAGACAAGTCATATTTACAAAGATATTATTTGGTATGATGATACACAGGACGAAGATGGAAATTACAGAGATGCAGTTATCGGATGTATTTATCGTAATGATTATTACGGCAAAGTGAATGCAAGACAATATGATACTACTGCAATTACTTATAATGTGTATGACCCAACAACTAATTATCCTGTTGTCAAAAGATATATTGATGATGAGTTAGTCAGTACAGATACATTATCTTCCAGCCAGGCTGTATGGAACTATAAATCTGATGATGTCGGTGAACATACATTAAAAATTGTTTGTAGAAATACAACAGTTACTATTATTATGAACATCGTTGAATTAGGTATTGATGTTTCCCCAATTACTGGTGGTCTGGAGATTGACTTCAATCCTACTGGAACAACTAACAGTTCTGCTAATAGAGTTTGGAGCAATGAGAAATATAAGATGGCGGTATCTGATAATTTCGACTGGGCTAATGGTGGTTATAGAACAGATGAAAATGGTGATACATATTTCTTAGTAAAAGCTGGTACAAGTATTTCCTTTGATTATTTGATGTTCAGTGGTGGTCTTGATGCTAACCCAAGTATTTTAGGTTCTGAGATGAAAATTGTTTTTATGACAGAAAATGTCCAGGATGCTAATGCTGTGTGGTTTAGTAATGTAGAAACTACTACATCAGAAGTAAACGGAGAAACTATTTCAACGAAAGTTGGTATTCAGATGGGCGTGCATGAGGGATGGTTAAAAACCAATAATGCATCTGATTCCGATGTCAAGAGTGGTGATGATGATAGTTCTGAAACTGTTGCAGCAACCAATACTTACCTCTATATGCCTTATTCCGAAGAAGATATTATTGAAATGGACATCAATATTGATACGCTCAATAGAGATGATGAAACCGCAATGGCATTCGTTATGGCTTATGAGGATGGTGTACCGAGTAAAGCCTATGTTTATGACAGCGGAGATAGATTCTATCAGTATAATCCACAGCCAATCACAATTGGTTCAGATTATTGTGATATAAGAATTTATCGTTTGAAGATTTACTCTACTTCTCTTTCTACAGAGGGAATTATGAGAAACTTTATTGCAGATTCAAGAGACTCTACTACTATGCTTAAGCGCTATGATAGAAATAGTGTTTATTATAATAAGGAGACAAATAAATATACTCCTTATAGTGGTGAGGGTGTACTTGACCCAGAAAAGCTCGCAGCTATTACACCAAATGTAAAAATCCTTATGCTTGACACAGACCACTTTACCACTTCAAAGAAAGTCTTTGTGAAATCAAACCTTAGATGTATCCATGCATCTGGTGGTGAAGTATATCCAGGAGATGAATACTATGATAACTGGTATTTTGAAAATGGCTATCATAGTGGACAGGGTACTACTTCTGACAACTATGGTAATGCCGGAAGAAACGTAGACTTCTTATTTAACGCAGACGGAATTCATAAGCCGAGTGATAAGGTTAGCGCCGAAGCTGGTTATATTTCACAGGTAACACTTGGATTTAATACTGAAAATGCGACTGTAGAAAAAGTAACTGATTGGAAAGGCGATACAGGTAAAGTAACTCTTACGAGAACTTCTATCCCTAACAACTTCTTCAATCTCAAGGTTAATATTGCTTCTTCTGAAAATGTAAATAATGCATTATTGCAGAAACGTTATAATGATTATCTGCCATATATTTCTCCTGCTAAAAAGAGAAATGAGTTCACGAAGAACGATATGGAATTTGTTCCTGCAATTCTGTTCATTAGAGAAAATAACCCAGATATCAATACTCATAATGAGTTCCTTGATACAGAATGGCATTTCTACGCATTAGGAAATATCGGAGACAGTAAGAAAACTGACTATACTCGTGCTTACGACCCAGAGGATATGAATGAGTTTGTTATCGAAATTTCTGATAATACAAAGAACAATGCCACTTTCCAGACTGGTGTATATCTTGATTCTCAAGGTAAACGTCAGATTGAAACATTTACTATCGCAGAAGATGGTTCTCCTGTTTCGGTTGAAAAACCAAGTGCTTTTGTATATCCGATAACAAAAGCTGAATGGGAAGATGAAAGAAATATGCGTCATTGGGCTTTATATAATGAAGATTTTGATGGCGACCATTCTTTTGAACCTCGTTATGCATGTTGCGGTGATTTCCGAGATGGTAAATTAGTAAACGATACATCCGGAAGAGGTAAAGAGCAAGTTGCTATAAATGCCAAAGTATGGAGAGCTTTCTACCGCTGGGTAATCACATCTACAGATGAAGAGTTCGTAAATGAACTTGACGAATGGTGTGTTAGAAGTGCTGTAGAGTTCTTTTATGCATTCACTCATATTTACACGATGATGGATAACAGAGCTAAGAACACATTCTGGCATTTTGCTAAGACTGGAACTTATAGAGCTGTGTCAAAACCAGTTGAAGAATTGCTACATGTTTATTGTGAAAAGGATGGTGATACATATACTCCGACGTCTGATGTATCTATTGTAAGTGGTAAAACTTACTATACCGAGTATGCGTTTGACCTCTGGGATTATGATAATGATACCGCCCTTGGTATTAACAATAATGGTGAGCTTATATTCCCATATGGTAAGGAAGATAGCGACTATAACATTGAGGGTAACCCATCATCTGGTTATGTATTCAACGGTGCTACTTCTGTATTCTGGTGTAGACTTCGTGATTTACTTCCGAATGAAATCAGAAATATGTTTGCCAATACTGTCGCTTCTGAGTGCTTTAGCGCTGTTAATTTGATTAACCAGTTTGATGCATACCAAGAATGTTATCCAGAAGAAATCTGGCGCTTAGATATCCAGAGAAAATACATCCGTACATTCACTGGAGAATCTGTAGATAATTCAAAACCAAAACATGACGTACAGTATCTTCGTGACATGATGCAAGGTCGTAAAAAGTATCAGCGTAGGCAGTGGGTTCGTGACCAAGAGGCTTATTTTGGCACTATGAATCTGATGAATACTGTCGTAGGTGATGATAACCGTATTACATTCCGTTGTTTCACCCCTACCGGAGATGATGTTGTCGTTAAACCAGACTATACATTAAAGATTACTCCATATTCTGATATGTATTTGTCCGTAATGTTTGGTAATGGTGGTACACAGCAAATTAGAGCGAAAGGTGGAAAAGAATATACCATTGATTGTCCATTATCAACAATGGATGATACACAGGTAACTATTTATGGCGCAAATAGAATCCAGGCGCTAAGTGATTTGTCAGCTTGTTACATTGCTGCAAATAACTTCTCTATGGCTAGTAGACTTAGGAAATTGGTTCTCGGCAATACTACACCGGGTTATAACAACTCACGTTTGACATCTTTAACACTTGGAAGTAATAAATTGCTCGAAGAACTTGATATCCGTAATTGTGGAAATCTTACTGGTTCTATCAACTTATCTCAGTGTAACAACTTATTGAAGTTGTATGCAGAGGGTACTAAGTTGACAGGTGTTACTTTTGCAACTAACGGTAAAGTTCAAGTTGCTCATTTGCCAGATACTATTAACACTTTAACAATGAGAAATCTTAATAATTTGATTGATTTTGATGCAGTATTGGATAGGCTTGAAACATTGACTTTACAAGGTGGTACTCTTGATAGTTTAGAAATTATCACAAATACAATCAATACTTTACAGGTATTATATTTGTATGATATTAACTGGACTGTCGCAGATACCGCACTTTTAAATAAAATGTTAAAACTCTTCCACTCTCTTGTTACTGGATACGTTTATATTTCTGGTCAGATTCGTCAGCAAGAATTAAATAACTATGCTAAAGCATGGAATGATTTAGAGATTGGTTATGATTCTTCTCAGATGGTTACACAGTATTTAGTTACATATGTAAACTATGATGGAACTGTTCTGTATGAGGAATATGTTGACCGTGGTTCTACTCCAAGCAATCCAGTTGAAACTGGCGCTATTTCTACTCCGGTTCGCCCAAGTACCGCACAGTACGATTTCACATTTAGTGGGTGGGATGAAATTGATAGTAGTACATTGGCTCCTAGAACTGTTACAGCACAATATGATGAAACAGTTAGACAATATACCGTAACATGGTATGCAAGACAGGGATTGTCCTTAAAAACTGTTGTCGCTAATTATGGTGATGAAGTTGTATATGATGGCGCTATTCCAACTCGTACAGATGAAGAAAGCACTTATGTTTATAATGTATTTACTGGATGGGACAAGAGTACGGGATTCATCAAAGGTGATACAGATGTATATGCAATCTGGGATAGAGGTGAATTGCCAGCTACAGGAACAGATTTAAAAGATATGTCTTTGGCTCAAATTTATGGTGTTACTTCTACTGGGCGTGCAGCTAATTACTTTGAGGATAAAGATTATATTGATATCCCTGTTGGTACAGACTTCAATTTCAGCAATGTAGAAAGCAAAGTTTTAGCAGAAGAATTAACACTTGACGGAGCTAAAGTTGTTGATACAGGAATTAAGCTGTTCTCAGAAGATTCCCCATCATTTACTATGGTTATTGATTATCAATTTGTCGGAACTGATGTAAATGGTACTTTAGTTGGATGTTTTGAAGAAGATGGAACTGAGGGATTCCGTTTAAGATATAATTCATATCCTGGAATTCAGTGGGGAAATGTTGCTCAACAGATAGCAGTTGGTAAGCAAAGAGATGTCATCGTATTAAGACACGTTGCCGGGGATGATAAATTGTATTTATATACATTTAATTATAATGGCAAAAATGATGCAAATATATTTAATGATACATCTTCAAAATTTGAACTTACTAGAACAAGAAACACACAGACAGATGCCACTCTTATTTTCGGTGCAGTTAAGTTCGCAGATGGTGGATATGATTATTATGGAAAAGGTGTAATTCATTGGGCTAAAATCTGGTATGATGATTTAGGTGATGATGCAGCTACTCAGCTTGCAGCATGGTATCATGAAACCTGGAGAGCGGAATATGTTGGTACAGGATGTTATAGATTAACAGGTGGTACAAGTGCTAAAACCAATGCAACCTTTATTCTAAACCATGAACTATTATATCGTCATGTGATGAATACTCAAAATACCAATGTTGGTGGCTGGGATGGATGTTTAATGCGTTCATTCTTAAATGACAGAGTGTATAAGGCTATTCCGATTGGTTGGAGAAACCTATTAAAGAAACATAGAGTAGTAGCCAGCGCAGGAAACAAAAGCACTGAACTTGTTGTTTCTGAGGATATTATCACTTTAGCATGTAGAAAAGAAATGGATGGCACTGCCGAAGTTGTATACGTAGATGAATCAACTTTCCGTATTTCTTGGTTTACAAGCAATGCTTTAAGATGTAAATTCCAAGGAAGAATTATTCCGGAAGATGCAACTTATTATTCAAGCAACACAGACCCAACAACTGTTAGCACAAATAATGTAAAAGAGGGCGATGTTTGGATTAACGGAGGAAATAGTAGCATTGGTTATATCTTCGTTACCGAAGAAACCATCAATAAATATGGGCTTACTACTTCTTCTGGTACGGATGCAGTAGATAAGTTGTATATTAAATGTACATCTGGTGGTTGGATTCAGGCTTGCTACTGGTGGCTGCGTTCTCCTAATACTGGCTACACTACTTCCTTCTGGTATGTCTACCTCGGCGGCTCCATGTACTTCAGCTCCACCGCTGGCAACGCTTTTGGCGTTGTGCCTTGCTTCTCTATCTAAAAATTTTTTAGATGAGATATACTGCAAATCGTTTATCCTGGTCATTTGGGAGAGATGGTCTTTTATCTCTCCCGCTCCGCCGGGAGTTATTAAGAAGTTAAATAGAGAATTATATGAAAGGTAGAAAATATGTCTGTACTTAAAACACAAAGAAGAGTTTCTACATACCAATTTTGGAAATCCTTTACCACATTATATGAGCATCATATAAATGCCATAACATCTGTGTCAATAAGGAAACAAAAATGGATATGTACCAGTATCAATAAATGTATGAGGGATGCTTATACATTGTTATCGGATGTGAGTACAAAATATGTAAGAAAGCCAAGTTTAGCAACATATAAAGACAAGTTATTAAATGAAGCTGTTGACCATCTTGAGAATATGCAAGATGGTCTTTTAATATTTTGGAATATACAACATCTAAGCTATCGTTCCATGAGGTATTGGGCTGTAATGATAAACAATGAGCTTGATTTAATTAAGGATTCTATGACAAATCCAAAAGAAGAAATAAGATATATTCAAGTATTAGATTGGGATAAAATCAATAAATGCAAATTTCTAAGTAATATGTGTAAATTGCATAGGTTCATACATAGTAAGGTTATTGGCGTTCCTAAAAAGTATGACGATACTATTTCCGCACAATTGATTGAATATATTGATAAGGCTTTTGTTAATGTAATGAAAGCAAACATGGATATTCCGGAAACAAAAGAAATGTATATTACAAGAAAAGAACTGATTTCAGATGCTATTACTTGTTTACAAGATGCCGAATATCCAATTTATGAGTTGTTTAATATTATGCAGTATAGTGAAAATGTTATGAAAGAATTTTCGGATTTGCTTACAACAGAAATTAAATTACTCAAAGGTCTGCAAAAATCAGACGCAGAAAGATATAAAAATTTGAAATGATATTATACAAATGATTTTACCCACATATGAGGTTTATAGTTGTAGGCGTATGCGTTGTTGTTAACACATAGTTCGTATTTGTTGACATGATGGGTAAAATCGAAAAATTGTTTAATATAAATCCTGGTAATATTCTAATAGGCTTACAACTGGTGGCTGCGTTCTCCTAATACTGGCAACACTACTAACTTCTGGAATGTCAACAACAACGGCAACATGAACAACAACAACAACGCTAACAACGCTAATGGCGTTGTGCCTTGATTCTCTTTATCTCCAGTAACCATGTATAAGGGCGAAAAACAATTTAAGAGAAAGAGAAGGAGAATATTACCATTTACATAGAAATATGTAACAAATTTATGAAGCCGTGATTTATAACGGACTTACGTAACTACTGCGGTGCATCGAGTTTTGCGTTGAAGCTAACGTGCATGGTCGAAAAATGGTTGCTTTAATATACTATCCATTTACTATATACATTACTTTGCCGATAGGTTGCATAGTAAAGGTGTTTTGGTAAATGGATTTTATAGTTTTCGATTTCATACGCCGAACTCTATAGCGTAAATGTAACCGGATAATTAGCTAGATGCAAGAAGTAAATTTTTATCAACAAAAGGATGAACCCTATGACAAACAGGGAACGAATTCTAAAGAGAATCGAGCGTTCAAAAGAAAGACGTAAAGAAAAATGGAATAACTATTCAAAAGATTATGATAATTTCGATAAAGTATTTTCTTATCAGCATTTTTATGATGCTCTTCATAAATGTTTAAAAGGTGTTTCATGGAAAGCTAGTGTACAGCTATATCTACAAAGATGTGTTGAATTTATAACTGATACTTATAATTCACTACATAGTGGTGAACTACCCAAATTAAAACATACATTATCAATTGTTCTGTTTGAACGTGGCAAGCGTAGAGTTATTACGCCTATACGTATTGAGGATAGAATAACCCAAAGAGTATTATGTGACCATGCTCTGGTGCCAGCTATTTCAAGGAAGCTAATTTTTGATAACGGCGCAAGTATGAAAAACAAAGGTGTTCACTTTACGAGGAAACGTGCTGAACAACATATTAGAGAAGCAATGTCTGAATATGGTGATAATTTTTATGCATTGGTATTTGATTTCAAATCATTCTTTGACAGCATATCTCACAAAGAATGTTTGAGAATACTCAATGAGTTGTTTACCGATAAGCGCTTGGTCGGTATAACAATGGCAATTATTAAATCTTACCAGCTTGAAGAAGCTACAAAGATTAAAGATGAAAATTTGAGAAAAGAAACAATTCGCAAACTCAAAAACAATGAGGGTGTTGGAATTTGTTTAGGAAGTCAAGTCTCTCAGTCTATGGCTCTGATAATCCCAAATGATTTAGACCACTTTATTAAAGATGAAAAAGGAATGCGTCACTATATTAGATATATGGATGATGGCTTTATTCTTTCTGATGATAAAGAACTGTTAATCAAGTTATTTGAGGAAATGCAGATTGTCGCAGAAAGGCTTGGCTTAAAATTTAACCAAAAGAAAACACGAATTGTAAAAGTTACAAAAGGATTTGTATTCTTGAAAGTAAGATATCGTGTTAAAGATGGTAAATTGATTAAAACTGTCGTAAAAGACGGAACTACCAGAATGAGAAGAAAACTAAAGAAATTTGTCAATCTTGTTCAAAATGGAGATATGACAAATGATGATGTATTTTGTTCCATGCAATCTTGGCTTGGACATTCAAGGTATGCCATGACGCATAAGATAACCAAGCGGATGTTAGGACTTTACAATAAATTATTTGGTGGTTATCGAATAACTAAGCTATGGCATAAAAGGCAAGGTGAAAAATATGAAATATTACAAGATAATAAACGACAAGCACTTCGTTGGCGTTGGGACAACGAACGAGCTAAGAAGATGGCAGCATAAACATAGTATTATGTTAAGTTGCGAGGAAAATGAAGCTCAGTACATTCAATGTAATGATAACTTCTACCATGCTATGTGGATGGTTCCAGAGACAATTAAAGATTCTAAGTACATCACATTAGATATAATTGAGATAGATAAAGAGGAATATGATGCATTATATTCCATAATTGAAAACAATGAAGAAATTCCACCACAAGAGGATGAAAATGAACAGGTAGCTGATGAGTATGTTGACCCCATAGAGGAAACAACACTTGAATTTGTAATCGAGTCAAAGATAGCTGAAATGAGTGCAACATGTAATAAATTGATTTGCCAGGGTTTTGATGTGGTTCTTTCTGATGGAGAAAAACATCATTTTTCTTTAACAACACAAGACCAGCTCAACATGATTACTCTATCCACAATGGTTGCATCCGGAGAACAGCTAATTCCATATCATGCAGATGGAGAATCTTGCCAATGGTTTTCGGCAAGTGATATTACTACTATTATCACTTCTGCAACAGAATTCAAAACTTATCATATCACATATTTCAACTCATTAAAATTATTTATTGAATCTATGACAGATATCCAGGCAATAAAAGAAGTTACATACGGAAGCTATATTGATGAAGAATATCAATCAGAAGTATTAAAAGCACTTATGGAGAAAATAGGTTAAATAAGGATGTGTTAAAATGAAAAGAAATATTTTTAAGAACATCATTTTATTCATGGTGGGTTTCTGTGTGTATATTACAATAGAGGTAATGTTTAGAGGATATTCTTATCCTTTAATGGGTTGCTGCGCTGGGATAGCTCTCATTGTATTAGATAAAATCAATGATAGATTATCATTCGATGTAGATGTTTTATTTCAATGCATGGTCGGCTCTGCAATAGTTACTCTTATGGAGTTCATCATTGGTTCAATATCTCTCTTAGGATATTTGCCTAAGATGTGGGATTATTCTTCTCTTATGTTTAATTATAAAGGAATTATTTGCTTACCTTTTAGTATCGTTTGGATTTTTCTTTCTTTTATTGGAATAATTCTTGCAGACGCAATCAATTATTATGTGTTTGAAGAAACTGAATGTCCTTACTATAAATTGTTTGGGAAAGTGATATTTTCTTTTAAACAAAAGCATTGTACATAAGTATAAAAATAAGGGGCGCAAGGTATTAACCTTGTAGCCCCTATTTTTTTGCGTCTTACATATAGACACTTACTTTGAAGTCAAACCACTTTAAAATCCGATGCGATGTAGATTGTTTATAGAGGTAATCTTTTGCATCATCGAGTGTAATATCAAATTCAAAGACTTTTGAATATTTAGCATTTCCCACTTTCGTGAATAGCAGCCTGAGCTGCATATCACAAAGTGAGGAAACTTTTGCAGTTTTTTGGCGTTTTCCATCAATAATCAAAGTCTTAGGCACATTGTCTGGAGTAAATCTTAAATACCATTCAAAACCATCTTTAGAAACTACAATCTTCTTTACAAATGCTTCTATGACACTATCTGGTATATCCTCATCTGAATTTACGTTTGTAAGTTGTTCTAATGCATATTTCAATAAGGTTATTTTTTCTTCGTGACTAACATCATCAAACTCTTCATCTGCATCAAAACCACGCAATTCTGTTAATTCGGAATTCAAAGTATCAATTCTATTTTGTATTTCAGATTGCTTTGATTTAAAGACATCCCTTGAAATTTCTCCATCAGCCCTCATTTCTATTAAATTGTCAAGGCGCTTATTTAACTTATCAATTTCTGCTTCTTTTTGTTTGATGATATCAGAATTATCTGAAATTTCCTTTTCATCATCAATATGCTTATTTAATAAGTCCATAGATATTTTTAATATTTCATCAGTTTTGGTTAAATAATTTTGGAAGATATACTTAGCCATCATTTGTAATTTCCAACCAGATATCATGGGAGTATCACAAATTCCCTCTATAGATAATCCTTTGTTTAACCGTGTCTTGACTGAACCCGTCCTTATCGAGCTATAACATTGATATCCATACTGTTTAACATCTCCTATTTTATGCCATACTTTTCGATTAAATTGATGCCCACATTTGCATACCATCAATTTAGTCCAAACATCAACAGGTTGCCTTTCTCCAGACGGGAGCTTATGTTTACCGGACGGATTATTCTCTTGCTTTTTTCTATGACTGTTCATGATTGATGTAACTCTTTCAAATTCTTCCTCGGTAACTATTGGTTCATGTGTACCTTTAACAATGATTTGTTCTACATCACCATAATTGTTGATTTTCTTCTGTTCCAAAAAATCTGGTACAAACTGTTTCCTATATTTGATAATACCACAATAAAAAGGATTTTTCAATATATGACCAATTGTTGCAGCGTGCCAATTAGATTTCCCAGCGGCAGTCAATCTTCCAAGTTTCTCCAATTCAAATTGAATTTTTCGTAATCCCCATCCATCCAAATACCAGTCGTAAATCATTCTGACTGTTTTTGCCTGTTCTGGATTTATAACCATTTCTTTACCAACCCGGTCATATCCAAGTATATTACCGTTACCATAAAATACGCCTTTTTCCATGGAAACTTTTTGTCCGGATTTAACTCGAATTGATGTTTTACGGCTCTCATCCTGCGCCAAGGTAGCCATGATAGTTAATCTTAATTCTCCATCCCCATCAAATGTTTTAATGTTATCGTTAATAAAAAACACCTCAACTCCTATGGCTTTTAGTTTTCTTGTATATTGTAATGTATCAACTGTATTTCTGGCAAATCGTGATACTTCTCTCGTGAGGATTAAATCAAAATCGCCATTCTCAGCATCATTGAGCATTTGCATAAATTCTGGTCTTTTCTCCGCAGAAGTCCCAGTAATTCCCTCATCAATATACATGTGTACTAAATTCCATTCCGGATGATTTTCCAGAAATGGAGCATACCAATCTTTTTGGTTCTCTAATGCTGACAATTGAGCTTCATGTTCTGTAGACACACGGGCATATATAACTACGTTGCGATTTTGCGAATTGGTAGTGTTTCTATACATGCACTTTCCTCCTTTATTTCCTAACTTTGTGTTTAATTATAGCATTGAAAATCTTTCAAATCAATAATATTTTTCTTTTCTTCCAATATATTCTTAAACACATGTTTTGGAATTTTACCATTTTTATATAACGCTTCAATGAGTTTAAGTGCTGCATATATTTTATTCTTTTCTTCTTCCGTTACTTTTATTCTATTCATTCGATTACCTCTATAAAGTGAAAAAGGTGATTACCATTTTGGCAACCACCTTAACTTTTAATGATTTATAGCCTGTTCTGCCTGGCTTTTTGTAAAGAATACTCTATCAATAATTCCTTTTTTGCTTGCCAAAACTAAATCTGGTCTGTTATGACAATGTTTGCCTTTATCAAGATTTTTTGTAAAACAGTATGATGATTTGATAGTTCCTTGGCTAATCTTATAAAGTTTCATTTCTTCAATATAAGGGAAATGCGTATCTCCATCTCGATACATTACTACAAAATATGTATTGCCAATTACAAGATTGTCAGCTACAGATGCCTTAACAACTTCAAGTGCATCTGAAATTCCGGCTACATAATTCATTTGCAATTCCGTCATATTGATAGATGTATTCAGAGTAATCATACTTTCCAATTTCTTAATTACTTCATTCATACATATCACCTATTTATTATCAGATTTTACCTGTACTGCCAAATCCACCTCTGTCTTTATCATTAAGTTTTTCGACCTCAACAATATTTAACATTGACTGACATTCTACAATTCTGAACTGACAAATCCTATCTCCTTTATGAATCACCGTATCTCTCATTGCAAGGGCTGGAAATTTCCATTGGTCATTATCACCCGAATATGAATTATCAATAACGCCCATATGATTTGTTTGTAGGATTCCAAAATTCTTAAATGTGCTACTTCTAGGAACAACATGTGCTTCATATCCATCCGGAAGAATCATGCCAATACCAAGAGGGATAAGTTTGAATTCACCTTTTTTAAGCTCAACGGTTTCTGCTGCTCTAAGGTCAATCCAATCACCTTTTGAAATTTTCTGCAATTTTTCAATTTCTTTATCAAAATATTTAACTTTTAATTCCATTTTAACGTTCTCCATAGATTATCAATTTTTGTTCTTTTAGTGATTGTTGTACATCTATTACCCTTTGATTTTCACTACCTTTAAATTTCAGAGAAAGGTTTCTTTGTTCATCTATGTATTGACCATCGACTAAGACATCAACAATGCCAGCAGTTAATTCTCTGCCATAATCGAATATTTCATGTTTTTCACTTACTGGTGAAAACCAAAAATATGAGTATCTTGTACCATCATCATATTCTGGTTTATATACAGGCATTGTTTTTAATTCTGCTTTATATCCTGTATATAACCATATCTTTATTTCTGGATGCTCTGTTCTGATATGTGATATCAAATTCATTACTGTACGAACATTTTCATCACACAAAGGTTCTCCGCCTAAAATACTAACTCTTTGGATATGTTCATTATTCAATAATTCTAAAAATGATTTTTCTGCATCCTCTGTCCATTTGGAACCATAGGAAAAATCCCAGGCTTCTTTATTAAAGCAGTTTTTGCAATGAAAATTACACCCAGATACGAAGAGGGATATTCCTATCCCCTCTCCGTTTACATATTCAAATTCATCTACTTTTGCATAGTTCATTCGCTTTACCCATTGAAATGCTTTACTCTTAATTCAACCTCTTGCTGTTTACCGTCATTGAATGCTTCTGTATAATCACCAGTCAAATAACCTGTTACCCGGCGTAATCTACGAATTTTCTTGCATCCGCATATAGGGCAACTTTCACCTATTTCATCTGTATATCCGCATTCGGTACACATGTCATTTGGTACATTTACGGCAAAATATGGGATATCTTTATCCATGGCATAATTTACAATATCTTCGAGAACTCCGATATTGTTTTTAACGCCACCAGCCATTTCAACATATGTAATACATCCAGCACTTGAATATCCTGTCAACTGGCATTCAATATCAATCTTCTCAAATGGATTCATTTCTTTCCAAACCGGAACATGAATACTATTGGTAAAGAATTTTTTATCGGATATATTAGGGATTTCTCCATATTTATCTTTAAATTTACTCATTGCTGTGAAACAAAGATTCTCAGCCGGAGTATAATAAACACCAAAATTCAATCTATATTCTTCTTTGAATTCTGCACATCTATCCTTGAATAACTGCTCAATTCGCTTGGCTAATTCCATACCTTTATCACTTGTATGGTCACACCCAATAAGAATCTGTAATGTTTCCGCAAGACCAATCTGACCAATAGCAAGTGTTCCATGTTTCATTGCCGATTCAATATCTTTACCATTGAAGCCATACATAACGCCATTTTCATACATGAATTTAGCTGAATCTGGAGACTGACTACAGATATATTTGTATCTTTCAATCAACATATCTTTAGCTTCACTGATTTTAGCATCAAGATAATTTATAAAATCATTAACCAGCAATTCTTCATCATGCTCTTTTTCACCACTGAAATAATGTTTCTCTTCGAGATAGCATTTTACCTCCATGGCAAGGGTTGGCATAATAATTGTTACAGGACAAATATTTCCACGACCATCTTTTTGCTGTTCAAAGCCATTGATATCGAATCCATTTGCAGTTCTACATCCCATGGTTGAAAAATATGTCTGGGGATTTTCAATGTCATATCCTTTGTTGCCAGACCAATCCACATTAGCATAATTAGGATATAACCTCTGCGAAGTTGACCTTAAAGCAAGTTTAAATAAATCATAGTTGGGGTCGCCAGGTTTTCTGTTGACACCTTTCATACATTGAAAAATTCCACAAGGGAATATTGATGTTTTATGTAATTTACCAATACCAGAAATAGATACATCCAATAATGTCTTTGTTACCAATCTACCCTCTGTGCCAGTACATGTACCATAGTTAATACTGGTAAATGGAAGCTGATTTCCCGAACGTGATTGTAAAGTATTAAGATTATGGTACAGGGCTTCGATAGCTTGTTTAATTTCGATAATTGTGTCATACAATGCTGACTGGTAAAATGATAAGTTCAAGTTTTCTTTATTATCCATAACAACATCAGCTTCTTTAAGACCAAGCATCATTAAACAATTATGCTTGTTATCATCTACCCAATCATCAAAGCGATTTCTGGTAATTCCGATTTTATCTTCATATGTGTCATAAAGCATTGATAAGAGGTCAAGTTCATCGAACTCTTTCGTGCTTTTTAAAGCAGCAACAATATAATGTTTCAAAAATGATTTACGGACATATGGAGCCAAAGTCCAGTCAATATGTGTTGCTGATACTCCGCCGAACTGCTGTAAACTTTGCAACTGAAATATAACAGCAATTAACTGACCAGCGGTATTAACACTCTGAGCCGGACGTACATCTGTTTGACGTGTAACAAATCCATTTGCAAGCAAATCATCAAATGGAATACTCAAACAGTTATGCATACCTACAGCATATGTATCAAGGTCATGAATATAAATGCGATTATACAAATGATTATTTCGTGCCATTTCTGACATAAATTCTTCGAGTGCCATCTCTCTCATGACTTCGCTGTTAACTGCACCCATTCTTCCGCCGAAAGACTTACCATCGACATTAGCATTTTGCCTATCATCGTTTTTAGGGTTCAATTTAGCTCTTGCTTTTGTACGAATAACACTATTTCTTTCTCTGATACGACTTCTATCATTTCTGTAAATGATGAAGCACTCTGCAACATCTTTTCTATCGGTTTCCATCAACTTGTCTCGAATGATATCCTGGATTTCTTCAACAGTCATATCTTCATTTAATGATTCGATGTATGATGCAATATCAATAGAAATTTCTTTAGCAAATGAATTGATTTCTTTGTCCACTTCTTTGAATGCTTTTCTTATAGCACTAATTATTTTTTGTGGCTGAAATGTAACTCTTCTACCATCTCTTTTAATTACTACCATATATTATATAACTCCTTTATCTGCATTGGTTTTAAATCAATAAGTAATTAACAATGTAATCAGCTGCATTTTTGATTGAGTGTTCATGTCTCAACCAACTTAATTGAATCCAAGGATGTAAATTTTGTTGTGCTTCTCCGATAGCAATAACTTTTATATTTCTACCACTTGAAATATTTGCTCCTATTACAGCGCCTAATTCAAAATGTGAGCCAATGCTATCTGATATACCATCCAAATTTACAACAAGGATATCGCTATCACATACCTGTCCAATTTCCCAGTCTCTTACTTCTCTTTCCGATTTATGTAAATTATCTTCATAATTAAAGAAATTTGGAGGATTTATAAAAGTGATATTCGCATGAGTACCATGAATTTCTTCATATTTTTGCTCAACGCAATTTTGAAGTTCTTTCCTCCATGCTATCTGTTCCTCATAAGTTAATCCACTCATTTTTCCACATGTATAAATTTTAAATTGTTTCATTTACGCACCTCACACATTTTTTGATGGCATATATTGGTAATTGTCGAAATAGGGATTCCATATCCCGGATTATCAATTACATAATCAACTTCGTCAATAATTCCATCAAACTGACCTACATCAGAAAGGCTGCGGCGGTATGCTTCTTCGATATTATCTCCACGTTGCAAAATTTTGACCAATCTATCACGTCTTGGTACGTTAATATAAATAGAAACAACATCTAATTTATCAATCTTTTTAATTTGTCGCAGACCATGTGGTGTAAGAACTGCAACCACATTATCTTCCATATAATCTTCAATTGCACTTCCATAATGCCATCCATTATATGTAGCTTGTTCTGCAAAGAAACCATTCTGAGATAATTCATTAAATTTTTCTTCGGAAACGAAATGATAATCTACTCCATCAATTTCATTTTTTCTGGGTGAACGTGTAGTATAGGAGGTAACTTTATGATATCCATAATTTTTTACAAGTTCTCTTTCAATACTCGATTTGCCACTTGCACTTTCTCCAACTAAAACTAACATAGTATCACCATCCTTAATATGGGTTAGCCAAGTAATTTTCAAGCATTTCTTTCATTTCCGGATTGTTTTCTGCAACCATCTGATACAATGATAATTCCTGGCTTTCTTTAAGCAACTTGTCCATTTTCTTTTTAAGCGCAATCTTTTCTGCTCTCATAGACGCACGTTTGTTAAACTCAGTAAGGTCAACCTCGCATACAATTTCCCTAGTTACTTCACATTTAAGAGTTGGATTATAGCGCTTAATTTCTTCAAAGTTTTCAAAGAAATTATCTTTTGCATAAATATCTTTTACTGTTGCAACTTTAAAACCGTAAGCTGTATCAACTAATACGGTCTTTCCAGGTGCAATATTTTCAGAATCTCCAAAATATGCAAAAGTATATTTTTTGGCACTTGCTTCTCCCATCAGTTCTACGGCAACCACTAAATAGTTGCCATCTAAATTTTTAGCCATATTACTCTCCTTTATCTGCGTTGGTATATAAGGCATCAAGGGCATCTACTAATTCCTTTCGAGTTGGTGCAATACCACAGCAACGTTTTCCCTCTGGACACCATAAAAGATGTTTACACTGTGGAACAAGTTCATCCGAGAACTCTTTATTGTATTTCTCAACCTCAATTTTCATTAGCCTTGCCATCTGCTGAATGAATTCCTGCGCACGAGTACACAGTCTCTTATGGCAGAAATGAATCAATGCTTCTGGAGTAAAACCAATAACAAAACTTGTTGTAGTTGCTCTTGGCAATACAAAATTTGCATCCTGTGTAGCACGTTTTTCATCTACACCATTTTTTTCAAGGAGTTCTTTAATTGCTCTTCGCTCGGTGTTAATATGTTCCATCAGCTTGTCATAACGTTCTTTGGCTGCTTCACACTGTTCAATCGTCTTTGGTGTAGCCCATTCAAAACCATCTTTATCAATATAGCGGAATGAAGCCATATTTTTAACAATCTGGTCTGGGCTTACATCTTTAATAAGCTCTGAATATTCAGCAAATGTGTAGTTGTCCTGGAACTCAAAAGGAATAACTGTTCCAATTTCATGGCGCAATGCCTGTTCGGAAGTACCTCTGTCAAGACCACTAATCTTGAACTTGATATATTCACATCTACTTCCAGACATATGGCCATCATGCTGACAACTCTTACCAACTTTGTCTGCAAATTTCTCCGGAGTTGCATAACATTCACAGGCAAATACTCCATGGTTCTTATAAAGATTTTCTACTACTTCGGGATTGATAATCTCTACTTTCATTAGATTCCTCCTGGTTTATTTATTGAGCGTTCATACATAAAAACATATTGCTGATATACTCCAGCGAATTCTGAATCCATCCATTTTGGTTTAATACCATAGTATCTATTATCAATTATCTTTTGCATCCATACATCAATCGGACAACAAGATAAATCATGAAATCCAAACAATCCTATACAATTTCTAACTTTTTTACCAACACCATGAATATCTAAAACAGATTCTATTGTTTTATTGGAATCTGGAGTATTAAGATACCATTCTGCGGCATCCTTTATGTATTCATCTCTATAGCCAACACCACACTGTTTAAGTTCCTGTAATGTGGCTGATTGAATACGTTCGGGAGTTGGAAAAGCATATTGAACTTCCCCATTACTTAAGATAATCTCTGTTCCAAATTGTTTGCATAACTTTTCAATACAAGATTTAATTGCCGGAATACTTTTCCTTTGAGAAATAATAAAACTTATTATTGTTTCCCATAAGTCTTGACGAAGAATAACTATATCTCCAAACTTACTGATTGCAGTTTGTAAATACTTATCATCTTTATCAGCGTTGGCTTTAATAGAGGAATAATCTGTTGAAAGGTCAAAATAATCATTTTTTAAATCCTCAATGTAGGAGGGATTGGAAAATGATAAAATACCACTTTTATCAATAGAAATTTCGCAATAATCGCCAAATGCTATGAAACTGTATGTATTTTCATCAATCTTATTCCATCTAAAACATTGTCCAGATGTTGCAATATGTTCGATATTAAAATTTTTATTGTTTAAAATATCCATTAGATTATTCCTCTTCTATAAACGTTCTACATTATTTATTATACCATATTTTCATATTTTGTCAATACTTTATTTGCATTATTTGTAAACTTAATTTTTTAGTTCAATGAGATAACGAATTGTACATTGTTCTTCTTTATAAACAATGATTTCATCATTACGCAACATTGAACCAGCATGTGCATGTAAACAATTTGCTCCAGGACAATATTGTTGCAGCCGTTCATAATTGAAATTATAGTATTTACTATCAAATGAATGTACATCATATGGTTTGCCATATGCCACATCCATAAGCGCCATATACCCAACATTTGCAGTTCCTCTAGTCCAATAACCAAAACTGGTATATCCCAGAGATTTCTGAGCTTTTGGAGCATAATAAATGCCATAGCCGAACATCTTTCCAGTAATAACTGCATTTGTAGGTTTTAATACTAATCCAGTATTGATAATACTCCACCAGTTTTCATTACGGCTTCCATGGAATAATAGTTTTGTTGTTTCAATATTATTGTCTCTAACAAAATCGTCATATCGCTTCTGAGTTTTTATATTTGTTACTCTCCATGCACGACTAAACTTATCTGCACATGAACCAAGTTCTGATTTAATCCTGGCAATATCACTATCTGAGCATTCTTCAAAGATAAGTCCTAATTGTTCAAGAATTGTAGATTCACATTCGGAATCCTCGTTTTCAGATTCTTCTATAATCTGCTTCTGAACTACTTGTCCTTTCATGACATCAAGCAAATCCTGTTCCTTTTGAATGGTAGATGAAAAATCGTCAGTAGATTTTGCCAAATAACATTTTACATCACCCATTTTACGAGGTATTGTTGTAAAAAGAACCAATAATGTCTCATTGAATTTATCAAGTTCTTTTATAGATATTAAACTTGTCAATATATCTTGAGCTTCATCTACCATGGCTTGCGTAACCTTATTTGATGAAATAGTATAATTTTCACTGATAGCTTTTCTTGCCATAGATTGTAATTTTTCAACAATCTCAGCAATTGCTTTATTTTCAATTTCTTTGTATTGTGATTTCTTCGGCTTTTCTACAGAAATTAAATCCTCGACAAGTTCGCTCTGGTCTACATATCCTTTACGAATCTTCTCATTATATTTTTTATCCCACTGGCTCATTGGGTAATCACGGGTTTGTGGACTACTGCCTACACGTCCGTATTCAGCAGTCCATGTATCACCGTGAGGTATCTGTTTATAATACTTATTATTATTTGCAGAAGCCGTAACCATCACAAGATAGCGTGGTTTTATCTCTGACATTTTGCACCTTTTATAAGAAGTAAACTACAATATCAATATCTGAATCGTGGAATACATCTTCAATAACATCTTTTACTTTGTCCCATTCAAGTTTATCCAGCCCGGCACCAATCATAGGCATAGCCAGCTTATGAATATCTTTTTCTTCACACTGACTACGCATATCCAATAATGTCTCGTAAAGAGAGTCATATGTAGGCTTGTGATAACAACGTGCTTTTGTAACCAAGTTAAAAACATTGTCAACTAAAAGAGCTTTTCCAACATTGGCAAATCTTTCTCCGGTTGGAATAGGATAATTCTTATGCAGTTTAAAACGCATATCATAGATTTCTGTAAACTGCTTTGCGATACCAGCTCCAAGAGCATAATCACCACTAATACAGTGTGCTAAATAATATCCCTGTGGTGCCGCAAATAAGTTTCCCTGTACTTCCTTGTAATTCATTTTAAAATCCTCCTAAACATTTTGTAATGTGCTTGCTCCAGGAATTACAAAAGGTAAACCATAAACAAGCATGTGTTGCATATCTGTTGCTGGATAACCAAGCTCAATAGCTTCAATAAGCCATTCCATTTTGGTTTCCACAGTAACCGAATCATTGATTTGTGTAGCAAAACCACCTATTCCATAAAAATTTCTTGATGTTGTTTGTAAAATAGGTTTGCCAGATGTCGCCTTTTCATAGGCTTCTTTTTCATCATTTGCGTTAATTGTATAAGCGCAAATATAATGTCCATAGTATTTAACTGCTAAATATTCTTTCATTTCAATATATCCCTCAAATAATATTGCAATACACCATAGATGTATATTGGTGTATATGAGTTATCCGGAAGAAACACAATGCGTAAATCGTATTTATGGTCGAAACTATGCAAACTGCCAAGGAATGCTTTTGAATTATATTGGCTATCATAATTGCCTGTAACTATATCTTCATAGCTGCAATTCTCTATAACTAAGTATTTCTTAGCCTTATTCGCCTTTATAAACTCATCTTCGAACCTTGACCTTGTTTTCGTCAAGCATATAGACAATTCTTCCGCACTATTCTTTCTCTCAATCATTATCTCTTTTTCAAAAGACATTTCTCGTGGGATTGATAATGAGTTATCAGCTGGAATATAGAAACTATAATCTCCATATTCCAGCGCTCTAACTTCATAAGGAATTTTATGCTTATCAAAATAATCTGTGATATGCTTATTTGACTTTTCACGAGTATCTATTATTACAACCATAGAACGCATTAGACGCTTTAGTTCATCTTCTGTGTATTTCAGTCGTTCTAACATTAGATATTCTCTACTTTCTTATAATTGATAATCCATAAATCAAGTACGCCAGGTATAGGTTCAAACTGACCATCATCTGTTCTCTTCATTCTAGGTTTCTTTTTGGTTTTTGAAATTGATACAATATCTCCAACTGCTAATTTATTTTGCTTAAATGTTTTTTTATCAATCTTACATTCAAGAGTAGTACCATTTTTTAATGAATACATTTTAACTTTTGGAGAGTATTTTGTATCGACATCTAAAACTGCCGCCATGCCATTATATTCATCACCTACAACATCTATATATCCAAGATGCTGAACCTGTGCCAAAATCTTTTCTTTTAACCCACGTTTAGGTGGCTTTAAATAAGGCGTTGCTGCTGACATAAATTCAATAGAATTTACACCTGTGAACATCTTCTCAGTTTCTTTTTCTGCAAAAGGTCTGATTAAATCAAGTGGAACTCCCATCTTTTCTAACTTATCTTTTCTGAATTGCTTCTTCCCATCAAAATTTTCAAACATATCAAATTGAGCCATAAGATAATTCGCATCTCCAAATTCCTCAAAGAAATCTAATTCAATGAGAATCTTTATTTGACGAGAATTGATGGAAGTTTTATGACGCAAATCATAAACCAAGTCAACAAATTGTCTGTATTGGTTGTAACGCAATTCATAAATCTCATCCGCCACAGCAGCGTTCATGAATTTGATGGATGAGATACCTTTAAAAATTTCATTCGTTTCTTTGCTAAAACTGTATTTAGCAATAGAATGTCTGAATTTAATAGGAGATATTTTAATTCCTCTTTTTTTTGCGTATGCGATAATGGCTAAACTTTTATCTTCTTTTCCCTCAAAAATATTAAGAGCAGATGTGATGAATTCTAACGGATAATAATATCTAAGATATCCACAAATATAGCCAATCCATGAATATGGGTCAGAGTGATTCTTAGAAAATAAGTAATCACTTGCATCAATAATTACTTGCAAGAAATTACCAATGATGTTTTCCGAATCCTCTTTATCCACGTTATAATCATCTTTCATGGTCTGTATAAAACCTTTTATGTAATGACCATTAGTTGGATTACCGTTTTTATCTTTCATATATCCACCATCTTTTATGATAGGGATATCATCTTCGGTTCCTGTTTTTTTACTAAAATGTCTACGGACAACATCAGCTTCGCCCATTGTAAAACCACAGAATCTATGAAGAAATTCAATAATTTGCTCCTGGTATACCATCCATCCCAATGTAGGTTTCATGAAATCATCAAGAGCATCATTACCATAGGTGGCAAATTCACCTCTTGCAAGTTTATCACGATAAGATTCACCAGCTGGTCTAATTGCTCCATTTCCAATAGAAAGCAAATCAATATATGAGAAGTTAGGGTTTTGTTCCTTGATTCTTGCAATAGTCTCGTCACTCATCAATTGTTTAAGATATGCAGTAGCACTTTGAGACTCCCACTGGAATATCATAGTCGTATCTTCTCTTATACTTTTCCAAACTGCTTCATCATCTGCCGGAATATTATCTGGCGTGGCAAATGGAATACCAGCTGCATCACAAGTTTTATAAATCAAACCAATATTATCCAGTCCAAGAATATCCAACTTTACAAAATTCAAAGAATCAATTTCTTTCATATTAAGTACAGAAATTGGGTATTCATCTGTTGAAGTTGTAAATGTACCAAACCATTCATCTACAGGATATGGAGATACTACACATCCAGCCGGATGATTACCGACAGAAACCACCACTCCATTAACCATATCTACATATTTGAATACTTCGGGATATTTCTGCCTTGCTAATTCCTCATCAACCTCGGCTAAAGCAATCACTTCATCGGAAAATTTCAAATATTCATATGGTACTTCTTTATGAATAGAATATTTTTTAATCTTTTTCACAAGTTCTGGAGGATAGGGTTCTGTTTCAATAACATAGCCTGGTCCATTATTTTTTGTTTTTTCTCTTTGAGCTTTGTCCCAATCATCCACTTCTCTTTTTACATCATCTGGCAGCCTATCAAGATTATCTCTAAATAATCCACGACAAACATCTTTAATAGCGCCTTTTAATGCTATAGTGTTAAACGTTACAATATCACAACAATACAGTCCATCCTTTTGGTACAAATAGTCTTTAACAATCTTTCTATCCTCAGATAGCCAGTCCGTATCAACATCGGCAAGTGATACTCTTTCTTTATTCATGAAACGCTCAAAATTCAAATTGTACTTAACACTATCTACTTCGGTAATACCAAGAAGATATGCAATAATACTGCCAGAAACAGAACCACGACTATATCCAAATTTGACACCACGTTTCCTCATTTCTGACTTATAGTTTTCTTCCAATAACATAAAGTCAATTGCGCCATTATGTTTATATGTATCATATTCATAGTGAATACGTTCCAGGTATTCATCATAGTTTGGATAATTTTGAATACCTCTTCGTATAACACCCTCATTGATTTTTTGTTTGAAAACTTCTTCTGAGTTATCATACATTTTAGGGTATTTAGGCGAATAGTCTAAAGAAAACTCTTCAATCATATTTGCCATTACCATTGTTTCATTGATAGCTTTAATAACAACATCCATTGGTAATGAATTTTGTTTTTGCCATGCTTCAATCAAACCAGACGGGCTTTTAAAAGTTAAATCCCAAGCATCTTCATTTGAGAATCTAACATTTTTTGCCTTTTGCAGCATTGCACGTCCCTCCATGTGTTCTTCATTGAGAGCGTGTGTATCGGTGCCAACAATAAGAGGAACATCAATAGATTTGCTTAACTCATAAAGAAATCTATTATATTCAATTTGTTCCGGACAATTATGATGCTGAATTTCAAGCCAACAACGATGTTTGTTTTTTCTTAAAAAACCAAGGAATCTTTCTTTGGCTGTAGGAGTACCATTGTTTAATACTCCGCCAAGGCAAGCAGTTGTGACTAGCACGTTATCAGATGTAGCAAATAATTCATCAAGAGTTATACGTGGTGTGAAATAAAAATGTCCATCTTGTCTATTAAATGATTTTGAAACCAATTTATTTATCTCTTTTACACCCTCATAATTCTTAGCCAGCAATACACAATGGTAATTATCTCTTATCTGTTTTTTACCAGATTCCATCATTTCTCCGATTTCTCTCTGAGCTTCGGATTCATCTGCGCCAAGATATGATTCATATACTTCATCTGATATATCTGGATATTGATACAGTTCTTCTGTCAAATATGCTTCGACAGCATGAATATATTTCATTCCAGCTTTTTCAATAGCTTCTTTTTTATGTAGCCACTCAAACGTATTTCCATGTTCAGAAATTGCTAAAGCAGTCATGCCACAATTTTTAGCTGCTTCAACATAGTCTCTGAAATTCGTAATACTATCAATATTTGTGGTTCCACTACTTAACATACTATGACAGTGATATACGGTGTAAATTTTAGGGTATTCCATGATTACACCTCACTTTTGTATATTCTATATTCACAAGAATTACGATAATCGCAGAGATTTGAACAATAAAAGAAGTCTAATTTAGGTTCAAAATTTTCATCCTTTTCAATAGTATGTATTGTCTCTTCAAACCATTTTAATGATTCTTCATATTCTTGTTGGTCAAATTGTATAGTTGCTATTTTTGATTCTTTAAAATGATTCCAGGATATTTTTGTAGGCAGCTTACCATATATTTCTTTTACTGCATGGCAATACAAATACATTTGTTTTTTATACGATTCAAAACTCTCTTTTGATTTTGCCAAAACCCCTCCACCCTTTTTAAATGGATATGCAGATGATTTATGGTCAATAAGCCATATTTCCCCAGTTTCTTCATTTTCCAAAAGTAGGTCAATAAAACCAATAAACTTATAACCACAGATTTCTAACTCTACTTTTAATTCAATACCGATTATCTTATATCCTTTCATCCATTCAAAATCAACTGTTGCAAAATAATCTGCGCAACATTCAAATGTTTTCTTCATGATGGATTCTCTGACTTTGTAACAGATTTCATTATCATATTGTTCAATATAATATGAAGCCAAATCATCAATCGGTAATTCATCAGAAAAATATTTCGCATGGATATCATGCACCAAAGAACCATTTTCGGCATAATAATTTCCCTCTGCCAGATATCCACATGCTTCTTTCTCTTGTTCGGTTAGTTTGTAGTTTAAATAATAACCATATGGGCAATGTTCATATGAACTCAATTTTGAGTATGAATATCTGTCCGTACTTTCTTTTTCAACAATCTCTCCGTCCAAATAATCATCCTCCTTTCTATACTACTTTCCTTTTGTTTTGATACAATTCGTCCCAGATTTCTTTCCCTAAATCAACTGGAGCATTTTTACTTTCTGAACCACCAAGAAGCAAGTTAGTATCTTCAATAACATAGACATTTGTAACTAATTTAAGTTTGTCTATATTTTGCTTCACATCACTTTGCCAGTAATTGATATCAGAATCATATGCAAATACAATATTGACTCTTAATTTAACAAGAAGCATAATTTGTTCATTTGTTAATGTATGTTTTTCGGCGGAGACACAGTTCTTATATCCCCAACCGTATGCTTTCATTACTGATTTGATAGATTCGAATATTATTACCTCATTCTTTTCTTTTATATAAGGAAGAGTTATGTTCAATCCTTGAAAGTAATCCATAACACCAATTTTGAAATAATTGATATATTTAGGAATCTGCATTTGTTTATAGTTTGGATATCTTGTTCTTGCTTTTATATTGATTAAATTGCCATTGATATCATACACAGGGTAAACAATCCGATTATTCCAGTTATCAATTCTTACTTCAAATAAATCCATAACATCTTGTTCTATTCCCTCATCGAGCCACTCTGTAGCTTTTTCTTTGCTGAATTTTTCAATCTCTGAACGATGTAGAATTCGGTGTTTGAATACTGGTTTTTTCTTTTCCAGTAAGGATGTCTTAATCTTTTTCAAAAACGCTATTGTTTTGGATTGACACATTTTTGACATATCCATATTTGCCAATTTTGCAGCCTGTTGAACAGCATCTTCAAAACTCAATCCAACAAAATCCATTAGAAAACCTATTGCCCCTCCGGACTTTCCACATGAAAAACAATAGTATGCATTTTTAGATGGAGTAACAGAAAATGAGGGCGTCTTATCTACATGTAAGGGGCAGCGACCAAAATAATCACTACCCCTCCTTTCAAGTGCAATATAATTACTGACTAATTCTAGGAGGTCTACGTTGTTATTTATTTCTTGAAGCATTTCATCATCAAAATCTAAATTCAATGCTATCCCTCCCTTGCTTAAAAGTCATGTTGTTGCTTATGCTGTTTTGCTTCTACAATGGTCATTTTGTCACCATCAAATATGAAGTCTATATACTCTTCTTCATCATCTTCCTGCATTTGTCGCCCAAGACGATTAACATATATCTTCGCAAAATAGTTTCCACATTCAAGACCATCTTTTGCAATCATTTCTTGGGTTTTATGTTCCCATTTAATTCCAACTGAAAGATAACGATTGATTTTAATACTATCAGCAACCTCCCCATTCCTGTTCAGCTGACAAGCTGCAAGGACAGCTAAATCTAATTCTCCAGCAATATTATTTTTAAGAAAATCACATTTAGCTCCGAGTACGTTATAATTATCGCTTGATGAAGTTTCATTACTTTTCAAATAATCGTAAACAACAAATTGTAAACCAATACTGTGTTTCAATTTTTTGCAGATAGTATATAGTTTTTCATCGGTGATATTAGGCTCATACTTATGGACAAAAGGCTGTTGCTTAATCCATTTAATACATGCTTTAATCTTTTCTGCTTCTTCCGGAGAATATCTACCATTTTTGATTCTTTTTAAATCAATATTTGTGATATGTGCAATCAAACGCTCTGTATATAAACGAGTAGGCATTTCACTATCTACGACAAGAGTTGGCACTCCATTTTTCAATTTATGTACTACTTCGTTCATCATAATTACGGATTTGCCCTGTTTATATTTCGCTTGGATTACAACCAGTTCACCATTTTCATATGTAAAATATTCATTGAATTGAGGATATTTTGACGGGATTCCATACATTCCGTTTTCAGTTCTTCGATTCTCAATTTCACTCCAGATATCATCTATAGACTCTCCTAGTATACGAATATCTGTGCTTGCTATGTATTTGCTGGTCACATCATCCAATTCTTTATATGTAATATTGCTCAATTGGTCTAATGTATATGTGGGACAATAACAATCAGATATGAGCTTGTTAAGTCTTTTCACCAAGTCACGCTTAAATGCTAAAGTCACGATATTATTTGCAAGCATTTTATATTCTTCGATTGTATGTCTAGCAGTTTCTCCATAAAGTTCAACAAACTCCTGGACTGCCGGAAGATTATACTTTTCAATAGTTTTTTGCACACCTTGATGGCTTTGCAATTTATTTGAAATATTGTATGCATCAATGTTCGTGATGCCATCTTTATACAATTCTTGAATAGCCCAATAGATACAACCATTCTCAACCCCATAAAAATAGCCTGGTTTCAAATAATCTGTATGCAGAATAAATTCCGGATGATATATTAAACTTCCAATTACTCCACTTTCCGATTGGATATCTGATAATTCTGTGATGTTCATGAATTCCCTCCTAAAATACTGCCAAATCCAGTGTTCTTTTTCTTGAATAAAAACTTAGGAGCATTTGAATCATCTTCTTTTGCCACAAAATCAGACTGAGTATATTTAGGAGCTTTTGCTTTTTCATATGCAGCTTTGACTTTTTGATTACCAAGCACATACTTTAATCCCGGAGGGTATTGCAGCTTAACATCTTTGTTATCAATCGCATATTTAACAGCAAACAGAATATAATCAGAAGAAATATGGTCTTTAAATATTAAGTTGTTAAGTATCTTATTCAATTGTGCAAAGACAACCATTCCATCAATATTGTCATGCCACAATGTTTTAATTCTTTGAATATCATTTTTGGTTTTATAACAGTCCTCGTGATAATACATACTTCCATCTTTAACAAACTGCTCATTAACCAAATCAATATCCTTAGTATTGTGCAGACAATGAACATATCTACACACTCTTGTTTCTGATTTTGCCATTTTAATTTTTACTCCACTTCTAATAGATAAGTTGCTTCCAAGTCCGATTCATGCAAAGCAAGTGCAAGTGGATATTTTTCATATGCTTGTCCAAGAGTATTCCATTGACTGCTATCACAATAAGAACCCATGTGGTGAGTTATTGCCATTATTTCTGTCATTGACAGTTTGATATACTGTGTAATAAAAACAACACTCTTATTTCCATGACCAAGAGGGTATTTATCGTCAACAACATATGCTGGTACAGTTTCCCAAATGAAATCTCCATTGCTATCATGTTTAATAGTTTTGGGATTGGCAGACTTGACTTTTTCTTCATCATATGTTTTTTGATTTTTCATCTCATATCCGTAGAAATATGTCTTACAAATATCATGAAGCAAAGAAACAATGATAATAGTTTCATCTGAAACATCAGATAGTTTGTCTGACCAGATAGGCGATTTCTTTTTATTGGATAAACACTCATAAACATTTAAGCTATGAATAAGAAGTCCTCCATCCACAGCTAAATGAAATCTTGTACTTGCCGGAGCAGTATAGAAATCTGACTTGCGAATAAACGCAAGCAGATTATCCATACCATCACGCTTCACAGACATAAGCAGATTTTCAAATTTTTCAATATTATTTATTTCTGCCATAATCTACCTCTTAATTAAAAGGAAGCTCTTCATCTACTCCATCCGGGATATTCATGAAATCATCAGCATTCTTTTTAGCCGGAGCTGCATTCTTAGGAGCTGCTGTAGCACCATCCATGGAAAAATCATAGATAACAAAATTGGTGTATTCTACTTTCTTATCTTTATCGTAACGATTTGTCACGTCACAATTAAGAATCTGGATATTGACTCCACCCTGCGGCTGACCGATATTTTTACCAATTTCATGTGCTTTACCAACTAAACGAACAAAATTGTTCTGGAATTCTGTTTCATATCCATCATCTTTTTTCTTACTTACACTAACCTGTGCTACAGAATAGTTTCCCTTATCTTCTACTTTCCAAATCTTAGCCCAGCCACCCACAAGCTGACCTTTATCATTTAATGTTGCACTTCTAAATCCCATGATTCAGTCCTCCTTATTTCACACGAACAGCCATTAACTGTTTCTTTAAGTTTTCAAGAATTTCAGCATCATCAATTGTGTTATAATTGCCGGAAATATCATCATCACTAACCATAGGATTAGCTTCTTTTTCTGCTGCTTTACACAATTCTGCTACTTTCGCTTTGCCCTTATCTGTAGAACATTTCTTTGCTACAAGAGCTTTAATCTCAGCTTTCAAATCAATAAGTTTAGATGTTTCTTCTGGAACATCTTCACCCTCATAAACATATAAGCCGAGTCCAAAGAGAGCCAGGCATTTTACAAGGCAACGCTTATAAGATTTGTTGGCATCTGTGGATGTAATCTGGTCTGCCGGAATTGCTTTATTTTTGAAATCCATAATTGCAAGGGTTTCGGTAATTGTCTGTCCCTCAATAGTTACAGAAACTTCTACCCATCCAGTCTTTCCATCATCATGCCAAGGTCTGGTATTTCCATTTTCATCAATCTGTGGTTTCACTTCAAAAGATGCGAGCGGATAAATTTTCTTAACCTCCGCCCAAGCTGAACTCCAAGGTAAATATGTAAGGTTATTTTTCGTTTTTAATTTCTTTTCCACATCAATAGAATTCAATGTTTCAAAGACACTCTTAGATTCTGCCATTTTTATTTAATTTCCTTTCTTTATCTGCGTTGGTTTATACTTCATACCAATCTTCTGCTAAACAGTCTGTAACAGATGGAACCCATGTTGATACTGCACCAGATACAGTTTTTAATGCCATATAGTGATTGTATTCAACCATTCCATTTTCATCCGCACATGATAATGCAGCTTCGGTACAAACTTTGTATTTGTTTGCAGGAACATAATACACAAATTGGTCTTTACCATTCCAACCTTTTCTTGCTACTTTTCCGCCATCTTTCATAATAGCAATAGCTTCTCCAAAGTCGAATGTTTCTCCATCTTCTGGTGTACAGAAAATTGCATCCTCAATATAAATAGCTGCACTATTTGCATGAACTAAATCATCATTATATGTCTTATCAATGTAAGCTATCTTATCTGCAACTTTTGGATTGATAATGGTTTCTGTTTCGCCACCCGGCATATGAATTTTCAAAATAATACAGTCTACATTATCTTTTACCATTTCATACGCCCTAAAAAGTTCACTTTTCTTCATGTTTTCTCTCCTTTCTTATAGGGTATCTATGAATCAACGCTTGTAATAACAAGCGGAATCGGATTGGGTGCAACACAAAGTTGCATATATATATCAACTATCTTATAGATAGATGTTTTTATTTCTTAGGTTCTACGACAGGCAACGTCTTATCAATAAACGCTTTAATGTCAGTAACTTTTTCATCATTGGTTTTCTCTTTGTTGTCGATGATATCTTTAATTACTTTTAAGCCAGTAAAAAATCCTGTTGCAATCGAAGAATCTCTTACTTTTTGAATCTCTTCTCTTGCAATTTGTTCAATCGGTTTATTCATTTTATATACCTCCTAATGAGCTGCGGCATCGGCTTCATGTAAAAGCATAATATCATTGAACATTTTTTCTCCCATTTGAATCTTATGCCTACGCTCTGCGCTTTTTGATTGTTCCCAAGATATATAAGGATGCATATGGAAATAAATAAGATTTGCTATATATAACATATCTTCTTCATTAAATCCAAAATAATATGTATAAAACATGGATTCATATGCACTTACACAATGATGCTGATAATAATGAAAATCACCATCGACTTCACCTTTTCCATTTAATTCGGATTTGGTCATTACTTTACCAATATCATGAAGTAATGCTGCCATTTGAAGAACTGCATTATTTTCATCATGTTCTAATATGTAATCCGCCGCTTTTCTGCAATGCTGTCCAAGCGTCAATGAATGGTGGCTATTCTGCTGGTCGAAATTATCAATTCCACAATCACCCTCAAAAAGTGTTGTTAAATCCCATCTTTTAGCATCATCTTTATCTGCATTGGTTATAACGATAATGTTATCAAATCCTTCATCGAGCGCAGGAGGATTCCAGTTCTTAATCATTCTTTCTATAACATCCACCGGAACAACTCTATCTCTTTTTGAATTAAACTCGACACACTTATCAAAAGGTGTCATAATTAAAACACAAATCCGAATACAAGAGATATTCTTTAATTCGCTCAGAAAAGCTCTTCTACGCTTTTTGCTGATATTGGTTGCATCATAGATTACATCCTTTCCATTGCGCAAATCTTCTTTGATTCGTTTATGCAATTCCTGGAATAAGTCTATATTGTTATCCTGGTTATTTGAATCACCATAAAGTTCTTCCCTTAAATCATCCGAAGAGTGGATAATTGGTTTACCTTTTTCGGTAATGATATGATGAGCATATGTACTCTTCCCACTACCAGGCAATCCTACCATCATGAATAATTTAGGAATATATTTGCTTATAGTTCCCATAATTTCACTCCTTTCTATTGATAAAAGATGGATTTTATCAATCATCTAATATCTGATAATGATGTATTTCTTCTCTAACAACTCGTTTCCCATCACAATATCTGCATTTCTTTCTTTCAAATTTTTCAGTGCAAACATTGTACTCACTTTTTGTACCCTCACCATGACATTCGGGGCATATAATGATTTTTTTAGAAATCTTCATTACGATTCATCTCCAATTAAATCTTCTGCTTCTTCCATATCCGGAGCATCTGCATTATCTTTGATAATCCCCTCAAGACATTTGAAACTGAAATTTTTATGCTTATAAGCTGTGAATGACGGTCTGTTATCAATACGGACAACAACTCCCTCTCGAACATGAGTAACACCAATTGGGTCTGCTCCATCATAATATTTCTCAACTCTTGCCATTAAATCATCCCATGTGGTAAAAATGAATTTATCGAAAAGAGGTACGCACTTAACACCCATTTTTTCACATTCAATCTGAACCTGTTCCCATGGAAGTTCAACCACAAAACCATCTTCATTTGTCATTGTCATACGATATACATAAATATCATTTTCACCCTCTTTACAGCCATATGAGAAAATAGTTTCATCTCCATATTGTTTTGAAAATGCTTTATCTTTAATCAGTTTATTAGAACATTTTCCCATGATAGTCTGGCTGCCGGATGTATAACCAACAATTTCATAAAATACTTCCATTCCTTTTGGAAGTCTTTCTTTGAAGAAATCATGATATTTCTGTCTGAAAGCATTACTTCCATACCAGCCACCCTCGTAATCTCTGAGAACAGTTCTTCTTGTACCACTGACACAGGCGAATCTTGTTGTTTTCTTATCTTTCATGTGGAATACTTTTTTAAGGATTGCATTTCTTTTTCTCTTAGTAACCTCAATGGTATTTGCTGTTCTGGCGCTTGTTCCATGCATCTTTAATGTGATGTAGCAAGTATCTCCAGGCTTAAATGCATTCTGATTAAATGCTAACTGTTGTGTATCAATATGTTCTTTGAAGAAATCATAAGATACCTTTTCAGCCAGTTCTTTTTTGTTAACTCTTGTCTTAATAGCACCGCCACCATTAGCCTGCTGCCGCTGGCGTTTAGGAATATATTTTTGGCAAAGTACGATTCCATTAAACTCTGAAATCTGGTCGCCATCTTTTAATTTCCCGATGTCAGTATATTTACTAAGAACTTCAATAGGTAAAATCAATCCCTCTGACTTTTCACCACGAAGTTTTAACGCTGTGATGTTTCTTTTATCTGGGTCAAGATAACCACCAATATTATTTCCATCTGCGTCTTTCTTACGAATTAACTTGTTATCATCAGCAAACGCATAATCAAGCTGCCCATCCACAGGAAAGTAAACAACTCTCTCCCCCGGTTTGTAATTCATGTCAACAATGACATCATTTCCAAACACTGTTGCTACCTGTAAACGGTCTGCGTTGCTGTGCTTTCGTAATTCTTTAAGTGTTGTTACATATGCACAGTACATATTAGACCTCCTACTTCTTTTTCTTCTTTAATGGTTTCTTCGGTGCAGATTTATTTTCTGACCGCTTGTTTCCTTTTGGGTTATCCTCAATTTGTCTGCGTTGGTATTTATCATATTTGATAGGAACTGGTTTGCTCTCGGCATGACACTTCGGGCAAATCTCCAGTTCCAATGATTTTCCATTAACAAATCTGAGAGTGTGTTTCATTGGTGAATTACATTTCTTACATAACATAGATAATTCCTCCCATCAATCACTTATGACTATATTATATCACATCTCGCAAATTTGTCAATACTTTATTTGTATTAGTTTTGAGGATATTCAATAATTTTTTCAGCAGTTTCTTCACCGATATAATCAGTTATATCCATTTGACCTACAATGTATGGCATAGGGTTTTCTGCGGCTGCTATTTCCAGATTTGCTTTAGCTTGATTGTAATAACTCTCTTTTAACTCACATCCAAGCCCACGTCTGCCTAATTGTACTGCTACATAAGGTGTAGAACCAATGCCAGCAAACGGGTCGAAAACAATATCATTTGGGTTAGTCCAAAGCTCAATGCATCTTTGGATTACTTCTAACTGCAAAGGACAAATATGTTTCTCATCTTTTTCTGTTCTTGCAGATGTTCTCTGTAAAGTATTACTTTGGCGAATATCCATCCATACAGGGCTTGCATACTGCTGCCATACATCTACAGGGAAATTATCATGGTCATGTGGAACCATTTCGGGATTATCACCCGGCTTGCGCATTGTAATAATATAGTCTGGAATACCCTGTCGGCACATTGTACTGTCTTTACGAATCTGCTTATGAAGTAAACCAAGAGCTTTTGTTCTCTGCATTTCAGTTACCGGATTTTTCCAAATAGTTACTCTCGAATGGAAAATAAATCCTACACTCTGGAACAAAGTAATAAGCTGCCCAGGGAAATCTTTTAAACCAATGAAACCATCTCTTGATTTAAGAGTAGGTAAATCCATACAATGAAAACTCAGAAGTCTGCCGGGCATTGTAATTCTGTAAAGTTCTTTTGCGAGATAAGTGAAATGTTCTACGAACTCATCATCACCTTTACAGTTTCCCATATCTCTATCAGAATTACTATATGTATATAATGAAGAAAATGGTGGAGAAAATAAAGTATAGTGGATGCTATCATCCGGAATATTCTTAGTGAATTCTACGCTATCACCATTATACATGGCAAATCTATCAGTTACAGTTTGTGCTAATACGTTCATTTTTAAATTCCTCCCAAGCTGGTAATTTCATTTCTGTGTTTGGTTCATAAGGTGTTGAAATACGGCAAGTCTTTTTTAATTCCTTTTTCGTAATCTCTTTTGTGAGTTTAATCATTTCATCCTGCATATTCTTAAACTGGAAATCTTTACGCTCAATATTTTCTTTTACGCATCCCTCTTTTGCAGAAATAATGATATAAACGTTAACAGTTTCTTCTTGACCAAAACGCCAACAACGTCTTAATGCTTGATAATACTGTTCATAACTATCTGATAAACCAGTGAATACAATATTATGACAATGCTGCCAATTCATTCCATAACCATATACAAGTGGCTTACTGATAAGTGTCTGTACTTTTCCCTCACGCCAAGTTAATTCTCGTTCAATTTTTAGCTTATTAGAAGTGGAACCTTGCACAGAAACATTATCCTTGATAAGCTCAGTAAGTCTATCCTGTTCAATATTCAAATCACACCATACAATAAATTGCTCATCTGAGTTATTGATAATTTCTGCCGCTTTCTGACAACGCAATTCAAGACTATCTTTTCTTGCGTTACGTCTTTCCGTTAAAGTAAGTGTATCTGTAATCGGCTCATCACCGTCTACAATAATCTCGTTGATATGTAAATCCGGCAAATCATAATCTGTTGTTTCATATCCCAAATTGATTGGATTGTCAATAAATACAGCCCAACTTGCCATCCATTGCCAAAATATACTTTCTGCATGACCTTTTAAGCGCCATTTACTTGTTTGTCCTCCGTCATGTACAAAGAACATTGCAAGCATTTCACCTCTTGTCATTACACCTAAAAATTCACTATGATTTCCTAATTCCATATAGTCATTAGGTGCCGGAGTCGCAGTACATGCTAATTTATACGGTACGTTAGCAAAATTATCAATAATAGATGTTCTTACTTTGCCTGTAAAGGATTTAAGGATTGAACTCTCATCAAGAACAATTCCAATAAATTCTTTTGCAATAAATTTATCAAGTTTTTCATAATTCGTAATATTGATTCCTGGTTTTACATCAGCTTGACTTTCACAAATAGTCACCTCAATACCGAACTTTTCTCCCTCTCTAACAGTTTGACTTGACACAGCTAAAGGAGCCAAAATGAGGACTTTACAATCCCCCGGATTATGCAGACAAATTTGGTGCGCCCATTCAAGTTGCATTAAAGTCTTGCCAAGTCCACATGCAGCAAATATAGCACTTCTGCCTTTTGCTAAAGCCCAGCGAACAATATCCTTTTGGAAATCAAAGAGATTAGAATTTAGCTCACTTTTATTTACATCAAACCCAGAACTTTCAAGAACGAATTTCTTATTATTAAGAAAATCTATATAATCCACCATTCTTTGTTTTCTTCCTTTCTTAATGTTTTTATTTACCATAAAACGGACTCTTTTTACATGGATATTTCCCAGAACATGTATAATCATCCTTATTAAATGACATGCATCTTGGATATGAAAACGGTGTAGCATATGGACAAATTGCATCATTTTTAACATTCTCTATTTCTGTATTCACATTATTTTGAAGAATATATCTAACATGCATCAAAATAAACCCAAGATTATTCATTCCACCAATATCTTTACAATTCTCGCATTCACAATTGCCCCAATAATTATCATGCCAATAATTTGTCTCTACAATCATTTCTTTTCCAGTTGCAATCAATCTTTCTGCAATAGAATCATTTTGTATAAATTTTTGGTAAACAATTTCAAACATAATTTGATGTTTAAAACTATCCCACCCATCTATAACTTCAATATTTCTACCTAGTTTTTTAGCTGTTGCACCATCTATTCCAATGAATTTAGCTTTATCATTCACATTTTTACATTTCTGCGCTTGATAAGCTGATTCTGCATTATTATAGATGATGCCTTTATATTCAACTTTTACAGGATAGAAATTACTAAGAAAAGTATATTTGTTTTTGAAACCGCAAATCACAATTTTACCTCATTCTTAAACCTTTCTTCTAAATCAAAAATTGTTTTACCATCTCTTCTAAATGGTCTATCAATTCTGCTTTGTAAACCTTTTAATAAGTCCCAATAGCCCGGCAAATATAAATAGATGTTTCTCAGCTCTTTAAGATTCTTATTGCCACAACACCAACAAGAAACCCTGTCTAAAATAGAATATAATTCAACTCCATTTTCATTCCAATCCCACCCATTGTTATAACAATAATTGAGACAATCTTGCTCAGTCATATCCCATTCGACCAGGGGGTAAACTTTATTCTTTTCTTCTTTGATTCTTTTTGGTTCATCGGCTGCAATACCAATATACTGTATATAATCATCCAAAGAACTGAGATACTTGTTTATATATTTGGTTTTATTTGATGTTTCCCACCTTGTGCATCCACCACACCAATCATAACCATAATGTTCATTTGGTTTTCCTTTACAAACTGGTTTTATGAGCATTTCTGTAAGAAAACTCATTTCTGGTTTTATAACTACTAATTCACAGCCATAATCAGATAATATGGGTTTTAATTTATTCAAATTATTGTATATGGCTTTGAATTCCATTCCAGTGTCAAACATAATACATTTTGTCAAGGGCTTGTGTTCTTCCATCATTCTTAAAACCATTGCTAAACTGTCTTTTCCACAGCTTAAACTTGCAATATATTCTTTCATACCAACCACTAACACTATCCAGTGCGTGGTTAACATTTTAGATTGCTCTACCGATATAATTCATTTCTTCCATATATCTTCATAGCCACAATGACTTATTTTACTTATGCCCATTCCTATTCTCCGACACAAAACCTAGTTTCACTAGGATAGGTATTACTCCTTTTCTTTTTGTTCTTTTATTGCTTTTCTCAAGAAAGCATTTTCTGCAACCATGTCACGAATAGCTAGGGCGAAAGCTGCTTCACAATCACAAATAAAACGTTTTCGTACCTCTGCTATATCAAGTGTCAACACTTCGGTTTCTATCATGGCATTTATTATGTACTTTCCATTTTCAAAATCTATTTCTACCATTGTTACCTCACAATCAAAATTAAACAGTATAGTGCAAATTCTGTTTCGCTTCTCTTTCAATCACCATTGATTCTGATTTACAATCATCAACTGTTTGCCATTTATCTCTACAAACATTGCTTCCATAATATGTCATACAAGTTTTGTCATTCTGACATTCTCTACAGTTGTTTGGGATATTTGATTTGTTAATTTCCATATCTTTTCTCCTTTATCTGCATTGGTTTTAAGTGGTACTAATATAATTCATAATTATTGACCATACATTTTGTTTACATGCATCTGACAAAATAGCATGGCGATAGCTTGAAATCACATGTGAATATACTCTTCTACATCCTTTTTTACGGAATGAATTCACAAGTTTTTTCATATCTTTTGTAACAACATCATTTTCTCCGGATAACAGAATTATGTTAGGGTTGAGTTCAGCTAAATAACCTAAGTGTTTAGATTGCTTCATACCTCTAAGTAATTCTCTGAAAAAAGATGGTGTAATGTATTTATAATAAGAATTATCATTATTGTAACGCATAGCACAGGTTGTATCTTTGTAAAGCCAAGCATTCTTATATGTATTTTTGAAATACTTGTCATTACTATCCATTGCAAGATTATTGACAAGTTCGCTCTGGCATTTGTCTCCATGAAGTTTTATTTCTCTCGAAGCTACTAAATTGCCAATTGCTAATTCGATATTAGATTTATTACCAGTTCCAACTAAAACCACGTTCTCTACAGATATTTTTTGCATAGATAATAATGAACGTACCAAAAAAGAACCCATAGAAAAACCAATGATTGAACGAGGTAATTTCTTCTCTTCTAAATTAGTTGACTGCTGATAAACAGATTCTATATCTTGTGCAGCATATTTCCATCCGCCATCCGGAAGATACATAGAAGTATTATCAATTAACGCTTCTCCATGTCCTAATACATCATGAACAATAAATATATATCCATGTTGAGCAAAGTATCTTCCCATTTCTGTATATACTTTATGATTTTCAGTCAAACCATGTACCAGCTGAACAACTCCAATTGGAGTCATACCCATACAATAAAATTTATGTGCAGGAATATTTACTCCGTGGTAATTGGATTCTGTATTAACATTTTGTATTATTACAATTTCCAAATCATTATCACACAATTTGCTTATCTCCTTTCACTTGTTTAGTTCAAATGTGCTTTATATTTATCACGATAAACATATCCCTCTTTAATTTTAATATGATATTTTTCAGCACACATATGTTCAATCAAACATCCTCTCGCCGCAGTCCAGCCTTTCAAAAACACTGCTACATCTGCATCAGCTAAAATCTCTAATGATTTTGCTAAATATTTTAATGGGATGCAACCATTTTCTGGATTATAGTCCTCAAAATAACTTTCAAGGATAACTGCATCTTTATCGGTTTCTTTAATACCATTGATAATGGTATTTCTCTCTTCGAGAATTTCTTTTTCAGTTTTGCCATTCATCGGCTGAGAAATAAAATATTTCACATTACTCATCTCCTTTGAAAATAAAATCTACATTTCGTCTTGCCGCTTTATAAACTGGCTCTCCAGCATCCTTTTCAGACAATTCTGCTCCACATTTTGTGCAAGCATTTTTTATCTGAGGTGGACGATTGCCAAAAGCAGAAAACCAAGAAGCATAAAATATATACCTTTGTTCTTTATCTCCGCATTTTGGACAAATAGCATATCTTTCAGATACCATAGACATATCAATCACCTACTCTAATTCATTAACAAGTTCTCTTAATTCATTAACTGCATTATCAGATAATGAATCTGAATATATAGAAATCCATCTTTCAAATTTCTGGGCTAATGTTAATCCAGAACTCATTGGCATATTTACCAATTCCTCAATACGTTCATCTGTTTCAGAAGCTAATACTTTTGCTACTCTATAAGGAACAATTACAGGATATCCACCAAGCGCTTTAACTCTGCGAAATTGTTCATCATTTCCTACTGGAACTGAAAATGGTTTTGTATGCTCTTTGTCAAATTCTTCAATAAGTAATTTTTTAACATTACCGTTTTCTGTAATAATATCCATCTGGTAAATATCATCTGTATCCTGTTCAACAAGTTTTCTTACTACCTCTGGCTCGACTTCTCCGGAAATCATTGCTTCTGCAATCATCTTTGAAGTAATTATTTTTGCATTCCAACTATCACAAGTTTTTCTATCTCGTTCTAATCGTACATATTGCGGCTTAAAATTATAGCCATAATGAAGTTCTCCAGAATAATCAATGGATAGCCCATTTACAAATACTAAACCTCGATATGATTCATCCATCAAAATGTCGCCATACTTTGTATGAGCCTTTTTAACGTAGTCATAGTTATTATCAAAGTTAATCCAAACATCTGCTATTTCATAATATTCATCAGAATTAACATTCCCAACCTCAATTGCAAGCCCTGTGTTCGTTGTATCAATTTTAGATACATAAAACGCAAGAATTTTTTCTTTCCATTTCTCAGAGTTTTTAAATCTGCTTTCCCATACCTCTTTTTTCATATTGTTATAAATGGTAAAAGTTTTTCCAAGCCTATTTAAAACCAAAGCAGCTATTTTATAACCCTCTCCAAATTGACCAACTGTAGCATCATTATTTGATTTACTTGTTTTACCAAGTAATAGAGTATTGATATTTAACTTTGATTTTGTATTGATGAATTTTAGACTTTGATTCATTTCATCATATTCCAATGTAAATTCATTGGTTGGGTCAATTGTTTCCTGGTCTATCCCATTTTGTATAAGTTCTCTTATTGCATCACAAAATGTCCAATTTGAAACATACGAAGATGTTAATGTTAACTCATAACATATTCTATTTTCACTCTTCATCTTTATTTCTCCTAATAAAGTTCAGAACCACATTTAGGGCAATATATAGCATTCAACAGATTAAACTGTCCAACTGGTTCTGCTGCATTCGAATTAAATAATTGACATCCACAATCAGAACATTTAATAATTGTACTTCCATCTTTTCTTTTGATAAAATGCCGGAACGCCATACCTTTCCCATCGTTCTCTTCTTTAATTTGTTTATAAAGTTCCTTTAATTGTCGGTCGTTTAACCATTGAATCCATGCTCCGCATTGTTTACAATACACGCCAGTTTGTTTGCCAGCCTGTCTTATGACCACATGTTCACTTTCACATTTTTTACAGACATATTTCTTTATACTCATCTATACATTGCTATCTCCTTTCAATTCTGAGATTCTATTCAAAAGCATAGCCCTATCATTTTCAAGGGTGCCTTTCATTACCATATCCAAAAGATAATTTAAAACCACTCCTATCTCTTTGCCTTTGAAACCATATGACACAACATCATTTCCTGTAATAGAAAGGGTGGATAACTGATAACATTCGTTGCTATTATATATGTCAAATAAAGCCTTATCCATAATTTGTACAAGATGATATCTTTCATCTCCGATACAATATAAACAAGAAATAGCATATTCCGCTGCTTGTGAACAATTTATCCAACTTATTCTATTCAACATCTTCTTGCAGAAATATGAAATATTACATGAATCAATATTGTTCAATTCATCAATAATATATCTGCCATATTCTCTGATTTCAGAAACATTCTTTATTTCTTCATTGCTAAATTTCATCCGGCGCATAATTTGAATCTGCTTATCTTTATCAAAATCAAAAAGAACTGCTAGCCTGGCAAATAATCTATCATAAATACATGACATTCTTTTTAATGTTATACATTTGTCAGTATCAGAAAGTTCATTACACACAATCTCCAAACATTCCCAGGTTTGGTCTAATATATGAACCAATGAATTGGTTGAACTTGCACTACACATTTTTTTAATTTCAGAACTGATTCTTTCGTATGAAATATCTTTTAATAATTCTTTATGTTCCATCATGGCATTTAGTGTATCTGCATGAATCTTTAAATCATACGTTGAAGCAAAACGCATAGCACGCATAATTCTTAATGCATCCTCATTAAATCTTTCACTTGCATTTCCTACGCACTTTAGTACATAATTGTCTAAATCTTTCTTGCCGCCAAAAATATCTACCAATCCTTTATTTGGATTATAAGCCATGGCATTGATTGTAAAATCACGTCTGGATAAATCTAACCCAAGGTCAGTTGTAAACTGCACATTATTTGGATGCCTATTATCATCATACGCCCCATCAATACGATATGTCGTGATTTCATATGGTTCTTTTTCAAACACAACCGTAACTGTCCCATGTTTTATACCTGTTTCAATGATTGGTCTATTAGTAAAAACACTCATCACTTGTTCCGGAAGAGCTGATGTGCATATATCCCAATCATGAGGTTTTAATCCAAGAATAGAATCTCTAACACATCCGCCTACAATATATGCTTCAAAGCCATATCTATTTAGTGTGTCAAGAATGACTTTTACATTTTTTGGAATTTTGATATGCATTTTTATACCTCCTTTGGTTTATATTGCTTTCTTCTTTTACTTTGTGATTTCCAACCTTTTGAATATTTATGTCCTCTGTAGACATGCCAATCATTTATTTTTCTCCCAGGAGACAATACAATTCCATATTCATCTCTGATTTCCCTAATTTCTACGGGTGTAAGGCTTTGCCGCCTTTCATTTGTATCATGTATTTTATGAAATTGATATGCATTATATCTCCAGCCATTTCTACATTTTTTATATTTCTTTGTTAATTCATAAAAATCTCGTATTCTTCCTTTATCATCAACAATAATAAACCTTGTCAAAGTAGTATCATGATGATAGAATAAATCCCAAAATGATATTTCATATTTGAATGATTTCGTACTATATTCAAAAGAATCACCAAACGATGCACGACTTCCATTATAAAAATCTCTATTGTTAAAAAGATTATACAGTTCTTTTGTTCCATTTACATAACAAACGTATTCGTATGGTAACCATCTCCGTAATGAATAATCGCAATAAACATTTACAATTTTTGTTTTCTGTCTAAAAATATAGTATTTTCTCATATATTCACCTATTCACAATTAACTCCATGGATTTGGTAATGGCTCTAAAAATTTTGCAAGTGTACCATTGTGATAGAATACTAAATCATTTTCAGTGATTTCTTCACCAAAATAATATTTAACAACTTGATGATATATCTCAGCATTAAGACATTTGAACTCAACCATTTTCGAGTTATGTATCAAATGTTTTATCCAGCCATCAGTTCCTTTTATTTTTTCTAAACGAAACATGGTTATACGAATATAATCCTTAATATCACTGTTGCTCAATGCATTATTTATAACATGCTCTAATTCTTCAATATCTTTTAATGATTCTACTTTTTCTTTTGGCTGCAAAATTATTTCATCTTCACCAAGACTAAAAACATCAAAAGAATCTCTTATATATGGGATGATATGTTGTAATAATTTAAGCATCAAATAGCGTTCATATTGGATTTGCTTCTTAGGGTTACATGCTCCCATAATAACCTGTCGAATATATTTACTATTGATAATATGCATCTTACCAGTATATTGCCCGATAAATTTCTCCCATGTCTGGTAACCATTAAATATTAATGGCGACCAATGATGCAATGCTGAAAAATTTGCTTTTTTCATATCCAATGAAATAAATAAAAGCCCATCATTATCCTCGATGTATACATTTCTTTTTGGATATTCACTTTTAAAATCTAACTGAGTAAGGTTGAGTATTTTGAATTGTGTATTTTCTTTTAAGTCCGTGATAATTCTATCCTTAATAAGATTATATTCTTCAAAATAGTCTTGCTCACATGTATATGATTCAAGTTCCTGGCAAAATAAATCAAACTTTTCCAAAGAATTATCAAGGGAATCTAATATCTTTAATCTCTCATAAAAATAAGGATTATCAAAGACTGCAATAGATAAATTACAATCTTTGACAAAGCGTTTTTTCAAAGAGATTGAATTAAGTATTTCATCTCTTGTCATTTGCAAATCCTCCCATTAACGCTAGCTTTAAAATCATTTACTAACTCCCAATCAACATTATCCGGAAGATTTGTATGGTCTTTTAAATAATCCAATTTAGTTTCAAGTTCATCTACAATATCATAGAACTTCTGAATTGGCTGCCTATTCCCATCAAGATAATCACCATTCCGAATAGACATAAGAAAATCATGTTCTTCTTCTCTATAGGTATTTATCTCGCCATATTCAAGAATATCAAAACACATATAATACAGTCTGACTAAATGCATCATATGTTTTCCGAGCTTATCATGTTCAATCGCTTTCTCATTTCGTTTACCTATTTTGCTGTAAGACTTAACAATAGCGTGCATCTCTGACCATAAATCCTTAAAATCCCTAAGAGGATAATGAGAAAGAACTACATCCATAAAAATTTCGGTATCATAACCCTCTTGCACTGCGCTATCTATATACAGCTTTATTGCATCTTCCGGCATAGTAAAATATCGGTTTTTAAAATCTACTGATGCATGTTCAATACTTTTAAGAATATGTTGCTCCATTTGAGATTGACTCACCAATCGTGCCGATTTATTTTCTAATCGCCTTAACTGAGCATTCGCATATCCTCCAAATGTGTGTACAGCTTTTTTGGACAAGAAAATCTTTTTATTATCAAGAATTTCTTTACCTACAGGAGAAATATAAAGATAATGTTCCGGTTTTAAACCAAGTAACTCAATGGTATTAGGATTGCATGAACAAAACAAATCTATAATCTTATCAAATGAATAAATTGTAGTGTCTGTTAATACATCAACCACCTGTTCAAAATCATTACTTATCAAGATATTTCTTTTAGAATTTGTAGCAATCCCCCGGATATCTAAGTCGCTATTCTCATTACTGGTTCCATATGCATGGCTACCACCAAGACCCAAGAGAATAATATTTTCTCCAAGATTAGGATTTTCTGTGAGAAAAGAATATTCTGGCGATTGGATTTTTTCTTTTATTTGATGAATATTCATTTTTAATACTCCTATTTATCTGCGTTGGTTTTAAAGGTGTAGAAATATCACCATTTTCACAGTAATGGCAAACTTGTAATCCCTCTGGGATAATTCTACCACAGCAAACGCAACAATTATCTTTTTCGATTATCAATATTCTACACCTCCATAGTTTCATTTATAACGATATTATATATCATTCAGCAGATATTGTCAATACTTTATTTGCATTAAATTTCAAGCATTTTATCTACATCCGGCTTAATATACTGCCATGCATATTCAAATGCTTCTCTTACTTTTTCTTCCCCAACAAATGCTAATACATCATTATGTCTCTTAATATCTCTTTCATGAACAGACATTGCACGATACCTATAATCATCAGATATTTCATTCATGAATGATATCCAGGTTTTCTTTCGTGGAAGTCTATACTTAACATCCTCTATTAACCATGGGGTTTTTGAAGAAATTGTATAATCGTGAAAACCGACAACAACATAAATTTCTACTCCATCAGCATTCTTGAATTTCGGACATTCTATTCTCATTTTTTTTACGCAACCTTTCTTTTTCTGTTAATTCTTCGCACAATTCTTTTTCATCACAATCAAGGCATTTGATATAAAGAACTTTTTCTTCTCTGACTGGACAGTATATCATCGTTTTAAACCTCTCAATTTATCATCATCAACATATTTCATTGGAATCTCTAATATTGTTTCACTACTGATACCACAAATAACTAATATATTGCAACTATTAGTGCTTCTAATCCCAAAACCAGAAACATATTGATTTGGTGGTAATTTCTGTAATTCTTTTATCATTTCTTGTGCTGTTATCAAATACATATTATTGCCCCCTTGCCATTCTACACATATGTCGAATAATCAACAATACTAAGTTTCACCCATCTCATCACTTCTGAAAATAGCTTTTCATCAAGATATTTCATAAGTATTGATGTATTATCGAAACCAGTCCCTTGATAATATTCTTCTGCAATACATCCACCGATTGTACAAATTGTATCTGAATCACCACATAAACTTATCGCAGTTCTCAAAAAATCCTCATAACTTTCACTTTCATAGAAACATCTTATTGCAACTGGAACACTACCTTGACATGTATCATTCCAGAAGTATTTTTCTCGAATAGAGTTAAGAGATAACTCACATGAAAAAGCGTATTCAGATTTTTTATACTGTTCACAAGCATAATCAAGTATTTCTTTTTTGCTTGCTCCGCACTTAGCCATCCAGCCACATATAGCTGTAACTACTGCTCCTTTAATACCCTCGTAATGATTGTGAGTACATATCGCCGTACTTTGCGCCATAAGTGCAACATCACTAATTTTCGCTTTACAATCAAATAAATCAATAACAGGTGAAATCCTCATAGCCGAACCATTACCAAAACTATTATATGGTTGCATCCATTTATCTTTTAACCAATTAGCAAATGAGCTACCATATCCGGCATCTGGATATAAATTTCCATAATTATGATAAGCTGATGCAAACGATATATTATATTGAATAGCGTGTAAAGTAGCCATTGTAAGCACCGTATCATCAGTGAAATGATTTTCTTCTGTAAAAAGTTCTATGTTTTTAAAATCAATTGTTTTATCTCGATTGAATTCAAATGGTTGCCCAGCAATATCACCAAGAATCGCACCAATAATTGCCATTACTTTTCCTCCAAATCTGCATCTTCACAATTTATTCTTTGACCATAAAAATAATCCTTATTCTTTTTTGAACAATGCACAATTACTTTTGCTTTATTCGAATCATCAATATAGCCATATTTACATTTCTCACATTTTGTGCTGCTATTTACTTTCATATTATTTACTCCACTTTCTGCGAATAGATTTTATATATGAAATCAAAAGTAAAACTGCGATAATAATTGTAATGACAATATGTTTAGCCATAAATGTCTCAATATACATAAAGCATTTCAATGTTGTACCTAATATACAAACTGCGGCAATAATACCAAGCATACCAATAATGAATATCAATGACTTTACAAAATCTTTCACGGTAATCACCTACTCTTCTTTTTTCTTATTCATTCCGGTCAAACATTTGACCATATTCCCAGACATTGTTAAAGAGGTGCCACCAGCAAGGTGACACCCTTTACACCCTGGATGTTGTTTGCAAATATTATGTAAATATTCAAACTGTTCTTGTGAATTATTTACTGTAAATTCCATAACATCCTCCATTCTACTATTGATAAAAGACGAATTTTATCATTAAAAATCTATCAGTTTATCAATATATTGCCTATCTTCTCCCTTAAAAATCGGGATATCTTTATCAATAACCCATTCATTCTCAGATTTCGTAGTATCTCTCAACATAGCCTTTACAGTAATTCCATCTGATTCAAGAATAATTTTATTTCTTACAGCACAGCTTCCTCTCTTCTGATATGTAGGAAAATCATTCCAATTAATGCCTTTTTGAGTCATAAGCATATCTTGAATGTCATTGCAGGATTTATTCTGCAATTCTTTATGAGAGAAATTTGATTGTCCTACCATCTGAATAGAATTTCTTGTAGCATCAAGCTGCCGCCAATAGATAAGATTACATACTTCTTCTTTTGGAATATTGAACACACGAGCATCAAACATTGCTCCTTTTTCAAGGGCTTTCTGATATATTTTGCATAAATCATATTCAACAGTACCCTCTCCACATAATCCTTGTGTTTCATAATCAGTGGCACAATTTTGAATATAAATTTCTACATTCTTTTCAAAAAACTTATTAAATGCCATAGTAGCCATACTTGCAGAAATACTACACATCTTTTGCACTTCATAATCAAACCATGCACAAGATGTCAATTTCTGATAATCAACCAAAATCAAAGTAATCTCATCTGATTGAGTATAACCAAGAACACAACCCTGTATATTTTCACAAAGGTATTTCATAGTTTCTTGCATGGATTTAATGAGTATTTCATCAAATGGTCTTTTGAACCCCCCCGTGTGAATGTATGGAATGCTTTACCATCTATTCTTATAGCAACTGGCATTCTTCTGACTAATCTTGTTTTAGGCACTTGCTCATAAAATGTTTTCATACGAACGCCTAAATCATCACGCACTGGCATAACTACACCTCCTGGACATTAAAATATACAGGCTTTGGATTGAGTGACTGACAACCACTGTTCTTATCAATATATGGGAAAATAGAGCATCTCAAAATTTCTTTGACATATATTTCTCTGATTGAATTATCAACCATAAGTGTATGCCATCTTTGACCAATGCAATTACCATTCAGCACAAACGCCGATAAATAGCTACCGTTATCGAACCGAACTTCAAACCTATTACCATCTCTTAATTTAATTTCAGCATTTGAAGAATTTATAACGCTGTTCTCCTTTACAATTGCATCATAAACAATTTTCATATTTTCATATGTAGAGAAAAACATTCCAACTCTAAAGCCTGGAGCAACTCTGCATCTATCTAATGCGTTATTTATTCTTTCAATAGTTGTCGTATCATTCATTTTTCATACCCCCATATACATATTTTGTATATGTACTATCATCACCATATTTATCACAATGGACTCTCTCGGCAGATTCAATAATATACCCTTTTGATTTAAGATAATGAATTGTTGCAGCAAGACGAGTATTGCTATATAATTCAATAGCTTCTATACTTGTAATGCTTCCATGTTTTTGAAGATGTGCTAAAACTTTTTCTGTCTTTGTTACACCCATTCTTTTTGCCATTTTTATTCCTCCTACTTGCAAACATTTTTATTTGTATTAGTTTTAAAGATATATTAAATAGAATCAATTATATGTTGTTGGGTTGCCGCAGCTGTGGTTTTTAATGTAGGCATTAAACCATTTTTGTCCCATACATTACCTCCAAAACTACCACCAAATTGTGCGCCATATACATTACCTAATCTGGTAATTTTGCCTTGCTCATAATCTGAATAAACCAATTCTAAATAATTACTCCCCCGATGGTTCCACTATTTATATCTTCATATAGCTTATCGAGGGCTTTTTCAAATGCGCCAATTCCGGAAAAGAAACTACTTACTTTTAAATCCATGAATAAATAAGGCATAGCTTGATATAAATTTCTGTATATATAATATAAGACATCTACAACAATAGAATTGCCAGCCTGTTTATATAATTGGCTATTACTAATTCCGGCATTCTGAGCATTATAAAAATCCTTATCTTCAAACGCCATTAAGCGCCAACATTCAAGTGGCGTTAGTTTTCTAATTCTATATTCTACTTCTTGTTTATCTGTATTGGTTTTATTTGTAACCACATCAGATTGATTTTCATTATAAGTTATCACTCGTTTACACCCCCGGCATCTATTGTTCGGATAGTTCCGCAAACACCATGTTTAAATGTTCGTAATCCCTCATCCATTCTTCGTTCACAAACCAACTTATTCATTTAATTTCCTTTCTTTGTAACCAAAGTTACAATTTTAGGTTCTCGTTGCCCCCGGCACAAGTATTTACCGTAGGAGCAATTCCATTTATCGAATAAATTCGTCCAATCTGAGGATTGCTAAAATTAGACTTCCTTATCATATTCCCTAATTGGATTATCTTATTCATTTTTTGATTACCTCTATTACCAATTGTCGTCTATGTTTCTTTAGGAATTGCTCAAATGAGATTCCTTTAAAATAGTTTGCGTCAATGCAGTATGCGAAGTCGTTGCACAAACCAAATCTATAATCATGATTGATGTTTTTATCCCTGTGGATGCTGTTATGGTTGGAACAATCCCCCCGGCATATAAACTACATTAGACTGATGTTTACCCGTACCTTTGTCGATAAATCCTATTTCTTCTATATTACTCATTTTCCACTTTAACCAAATTGAGAAATAATCTCATCATAATTATACTTGAATCATATCCCATTGATGTCTGTCTACGCTTCCTCTCCCCCGGTTCTCACAGTATTAGAAATTGGTTTTTCTAATTTACCGTTTGCCACAAGTTCATCAATAAGGTCTTTTGCTTTTGGAGTGTTAATATAGAATTTTTCATCGACTTTATCTTCAAGTACATCTTTTAAGCGCTTACCATTATCGAATCCCTCTGGGAAAACAAATTTACCATTATCATAATCTTTCCGAATAATAATAAGATAAACTCGTTCTCTATTTTGAGGTACACCATAATCTTTTGCATTTAATACTTGGTAATATGTATTATAACCATACTCATGAAGCTCTTGGATGAATAAATCAAAAGTTGGTTTAAATTGTTTACCTACAATATTTTTTACATTTTCATAAATGCCCCATATCGGTTTATTCGCTCTGATAACTCTTAACCATTCCACGAGAAGTGATGAACGTGTCTTGTCTAAATTTTCACTGCCGCAATTAGGGCATTTGTGTCGCTCGGAATAATGGACAGTTAACGGATTATATTCATGACCACAATCTGCACACATCCATTTGCTGCCAGCTTGCTTTCCAGCAACACTAAAATCCTGGCAAGGACTTCCACCACAAATCATTGTAAATGGTTTAAGTTTTGTTTCATCAACCTTAGTTATATCTCCAAGGTTTAAATCCTCAGACACACCATGAATTGCACAATAGCTTTTAATAGCATATTTATCAAACTCACAGAAGTTTACCAATTCATATCCAGCTGCCGTTGAATTAACATTTTTATCATTCATCTGTAAACTCTCCTAAATTGGGCGGTTATGAAATATGATAAGTAAAAATATCATAAACGTATACCGCCCATTATTTTAAATCCTCAATTATTGGTACTTTATAAGCGCCAATAAAAATGTTATTTAATCAACCTCAACATCTTCTTGAATACATGTGCATTGTATCTTCAAGAAATACATTGTCACTAATTCTTACTCCGCCTATAGTCTTTGCAATCTCATTATGTTTTTCTACGAATTCATTAACATGATTCTCAAAATATTCGATTGCATCTTTTTCAGATAAAAATTCTTTTTCGTATTGCCAAAAGAAATGTCTTTCATTTGTCACAAAAAAGCTATCTGTATCAGCACAATAAGCAATTATCCAAGTTGAATATTTAGTATCAAAACTTTCCTTTACTTCAACGTACATTAATTGTTCCTCCTAAAAAAGAATCAATGCACTTTGAAATTATTTTATTATCAGCTTTTCCTTTAAGTTCCGGCATAACCATTTTCATAGCCATACCTTTATTAAAGGTAGAGAAATCTATATTCCCACTACTTAGTAAAATATTTCTGATAGCTTCAATAGTTTCCTCTTCGCTCATCATCTTTGGCAAATATCCATCCAGAATACCGATTTTGTAAATAGTTGATTTATATAAATCACTATCTTCTTTCCCAGCCAAAGAATCTTTAGTCTGATTAAGCTGCTTTAATTCTTTACGAATACCATCAAGCATAATAGCATCAGTGATGTCGCATTTCTGCTCCTTTGCAATAGCCTGTGATTTACTGACAGCCATCTTTAAAACATCTCGCTTATCAGTATCTTTCGATTTCATAGCTTCCTTAATAGACATCTGAATATTTTGATATAGCATAATTATACCTCTTAACTTTTTCTCCCAGCCTTTAGTTCTGCTAATTTACGCTCGACCTCTTCATCTTTCATTTTCTTATCAAGACGTTTCTGCTGTACCGTAGCAGAACTTTCATATGCAATCTTATTTCCACTTGCCTGTTCTGTAGTCTTACGAACTTCCTCACGCACTTTTTCAAGCATCTTATCTTCTTCGCTAGAACCAATTCCAGGTGTAGCCTGTAAAGACTGTGTTACTTGTGCCGTTTCTAATGCCAGGATTGAATTTTCTTTTTCTGATTTAAGGTCGCCAAGCTGCTCAAACAAATCATCAACAGTTTCTTTCTGGAGCTTAGAGTTTTCTTTTAATTCCTTTAAAGCATTTTTGATAATGTCAATTTTTTCCTCAATCTCTTGCTGACGTTTCAAATACACTTTTGCTCCATTATCGTCATTTTTCTTAATACAATTATCAATATTGATATTAAGCTGCATATTTTCTTTTTGATAACTTCTTAACTGTTCTTCATATGTCTGAATTTTACCAAGCATCTGTGTATAAACCATATGAGCCTGCTGGTAATCTTGTTCTTTCTTTTCGATTGCTGTATTGTAATATGCTCTCGCTCCCTCAACAGTCGAAGCATCTTTGCGGATAACTTCGTCTGCTGTTCCGGCAGCACGCAGTTTTACTCTCTTGCCAGTCTTTGTTGTAAAGAAGTAAGCAATAAGTACAATAATTACAATCAGCAATACTGCGCCTACTGTAATATTCATTTCTTAGTCTCTCCCCTCATCAATATCAAGACCGAAGTTCTTGAAAAGTTCTGTCATGCCACCTACATATCCGGAACCAAGAGCCTGGAATTTGAAACCATCACCATATCTGTAGAGTCTACCCATCTCAACTGCATTTAGATTTTCAAATTTTTCATTTTCAGATAAATCATATTTGTAGCATTCGCCATTCGGGTCATCGTAGTCACAAATCGTCATAATTGCATTATTGACCATACCGAAATTCTGCAATCTCTGAACTGCTCTGAAAATTGTAAGGCAAATAGTAAAATCTGTTTTATCTGTCGGGAATTTGTCTGCATGAATAATAAAATATTCATCATAGTGCTGACCATTAAATACGATACCACCCTCATCATCACCAGTTCTGTTATCTCCAGAATATTCAACCCAAGGATAAGCAGCTCCGTTTCCGTATGTATTGTAATTTACAAGGTCGCCAGGGTACTGAACTTTTCTGTCAGAATTTGTAAGGAAACCATTGATATCAAAATCAATATCTGCTTCTCCAGCATATCTATTCTTATCCCAATTTACACCCACGAAAATATTTTTAATTGCACTTCCATCTTCTTTAACCATGCTGATTTTCTGATTTTTACTCATGTTAATAACTGCCATTGTCTTTTACCTCTCTTCTTTTTTTATTTACCATTTAACCAATCTTTGTACTGACGAAGTAGCTCAGTATATAATTCTTCATCTGACATATGGTTCATATCTTTTACCGCAGTAAATCCAGTGTTATCATGCTTTCTTCCTTTCATATTATCCAATGAACGGAGATATCTGAAATCTTCATTTCCGATGCCAACAAATTGAACAAAGATATTATAGTTAGAAAGCTCTCTGATAATATCATTGGTTTCTGTTGTGTCCCAATTTTCACCATCAGTGATAAAAATAATAAATGCCGGAATTGTACTCGGTTCAATGTCTTTATAATAAGTAACCATATCCCTAAGTACAGGGCAATAATTTGTTCCGCCCATTGACATCTTAGAACGCATCATTACTTTCTTTACATAATCTTTGTAGTTTTTAACTGTTACTGGTTCAAGTCTTTCCTTTCCATTTGAGAACAACCAAGACTCCAGTTCTCCATTATCATCGAATTTCAGTGCGATTGGCAAAAGTCTTGTAATCGTATCTTGGATTGAACCATTATTGAAAAGATTAGACATACTTCCAGAATAGTCCATTGCAAGTGCTACTCTCGCAACATGCTTTGACATATCAATCTTTCCTGTCTTTGACATATCAATCAGAACCTTGTTTAAGTTTTCTGCTGATTTAGACATGTCAATCGCTCCTGCTTTTGCAACATACGGCTGCTGTGTTACCACATTCGGTGTAGGAACCGTGGCGGTCTGAGCCGCCGTAGATTCCGATTTTTTTTTGAATCTGTCAAATAATCCCAT